CACGACGCTCTTCCGATCTACTGATTATACGACCGTCTATGGCGGTTATGGTTTGTGGCAAATGTGTTCAAATCAAACTCTCAACATAAATATTAGCTTTCGTGCTATTCCTATGAAGAATAATAACCTATGTATTGTGGAGGTAGAAGATGAGTGAATATATTGAACTAAGTGAAAAGTAGGAGGAAATTCTTTCTGCGCGCGAGCCCATCCAATTTATTGAAGCTTCTTGTGCAGTAGGAAAAACTCAGGTGCTTTGTGAAAAAGTTCGACGCTCAGTGCATGAGAGTAAAATCACTGTTGCCTTTACTTTCACAAATATGGCCGCAGAAGAAATGCGTCAGCGACTTGGTTTGAAAAATAATGAGCAAGTATTTATCGGCACAATTCACTCTTATTGCGCAAAACTTCTTGCCATGCGTGGCGTCAAGGCCGCAAAAAAAGCAATAGAAGATGAAGAGTTTGATAAGCTGTTTGAGCTTGCGAAACAATATATCGCGCCAAATCCTCCGGTAATTGATATCTGTCTTTGTGATGAAACACAGGACAGCAGCAAGACACAATTAGAGTTTATGTTTGATATACTCCGTGCGCGAGAATATTTTATTATGTATGATACTCGTCAGTCAATCTATCGTTGGGCTGGCGCGCGCCCCGAATTGTTGGAGCAATATAAACAAAAAATGGGTGCAACTGTATTTGAGCTGAATGAAAACTATCGAAATCATAGTGAAATATTGGATTTCGCGCGAACGCTTCTTTCCGAAGCTTCTCCGCCTGATACTTCAATAGCAATGAGGGGCAAGGGCGGACGAGTAAAGTTTTTGGAGTATTCGCCGGAACAGATTATTGTTTTCCTAAAGTCTGCTGGTGAATGGCGTGATTGGGCTATTCTTGCGCGAACTAATGAACAAGTGGAAATGATTTGTAATATTCTGCGCGGGGCAGATATTCCATTTGATACGTTCAAACAATCTGATCTTACAAAAGAAGAACTTACTCAAAAAATGAAAGCAAATACAGTGAAGGTACTTACTATCCACGCATCGAAAGGACTCGAATGGAAATATTGTATTGCTACTGGCCTGCGCGCATCTGGCGTCGAAGAGAAGTGTATTGCTTATGTCGCCGCGACACGCGCAATGGATGGGCTTTTGTGGATGGGCGCGCCAAGAAAAACAAGAAAGCCAAAAGTAAAAAAGCCAAAATTTGATGATGGATTGATGAAGTGGTAAAATGGAAATAAGATATGAAAGGATGGTGAGTGGATGAATTATAATGCGAATGATATTGAAACGCTTGATTTTAGAACTGCAATAAGAACTAAAATTGCAATGTATCTCGGTAGTGCCGATAATCAAGGAGTACTTCAAGCTATTCGAGAAATTATCACGAACTCCATTGATGAATATACTATGGGTTATGGTAATGAAATCTATGTAGATTTATATGAAGGAAATCGAATTACTATAGCAGATAGAGCGCGAGGGGTTCCCTTTGGCACACGTGATGATGGAACTGATGCTATGGAAGCCATTTTTATGCTCCCCCATTCAGGCGGTAAATTCAATGAAAAAGTTTATCAAAATGTGGCAGGACTCAATGGCATAGGGGCAAAAGGCACAGCCCTTTCTTCGTCTTATTTCAAGGCACAAAGTTTTCGTGACGGGCAATGTGCTACTCTTGAGTTGAAAGATGGGATAAAAACTTCATTGACCGTGCGCGCAACTACATCTAAAGACCCAAAATCAGGCACTTATGTGGAATTTATTCCTTCTCAAGAAGTCTATAAAATTGAACCTATCAACATTGACTTTGAAGAAGTAAAGAAGATGTGCCGAGATTGGTCATATCTTTGCAAGGGTTTGACCTTTGTATTAGTAAATCATATTACTAACGAAAAAGTAAAATACTTGTCTAAAGATGGTTTAGTTGACTTACTCAAAGATGAAGGTGGAAAGCTTATTCATAGGACTCCACTTCATATTGAAATAAAAGAAGAAGATACCGAAGTCGAAATTGTAATGGCTTGGACTAGCTCGCGAAAAGAAGAAGCCCATGCTTTTGCTAATGGTCTTGAAAATATTGATGGCGGAACTCATATCACTGGAATCAAAACTGCACTTACAAATTTCTTCAAAAAGAGATTGAAAGATGTCGATAATTCTGACGTTTACAGACGTGGACTTTATTATGCAGTTTCTTGTAAGTTGCCTAATCCTCAATATTCCAACCAAACAAAAACCAAATGTGTTTCTCCTTCACTTCGCGGTATATGCCAGCGTGTGACCACTAAAATGCTTGAACGTTTTGAAATTGAGCACAAAGACGAGTTTGGGAAAATAGTAGAGCTTCTTGGGAAAGAGTTGAAAGCTGAGGTTGCCGCAGAACGCGCACGTAAACAAGTTCTCGAAGCGTCCAAAGATATTGAAAAAAACCAAAAGCGGAAGGTCTTCGCCAGTGATAAGCTCAAAGATGCAGAATTTCTCGGCCAGGATGCCACTCTTCTTCTCGTGGAAGGTCTTTCCGCGGCATCCAGTATTGCTCAGGCGCGTGATGCCACTAAATGGGGCATTTTAGCCTTACGCGGAAAACCAATAAATACTTTTTCTAACGATGACGAAAAAATCTATCAAAACGAAGAAATCAAACTCTTACTTAGTGCGATGAATATTGTGCCAGGAAAGTATGATAGTAAAAAGCTTCGTTATGGACGTATTGGAATATGTAGTGATACTGATAGTGATGGTTTTGCTATTGGACTTCTTATTATGTGTGCAATTTATAAGTTTGCTCCACAGTTCATCGAGGAGGGTAGACTTTGCTGGCTTCGTTCGCCCCTCCATATTACAACTAATGGTAAGACTGAAACCTATTATTATAGTGATGCAGAACTCGCGCGAGCAAAAGCAAAAGGTCTAGTGAAAGGGGAAGTGCAAAGAAATAAGGGACTCGGTTCCTTGAGTGCAGAACAAGCGCGAAAATCAATGTTTGACCCAGCATATCAAAAGCTTGATATACTTAGACCTGATGATGATAGTTTGCCTTTGCTTACGACTCTTATGAGTAAAGATAGTGAACCTAAGCATGATTTTATTTTTGAGAATATTGATTTTTCTACAATAAGGGAATAATAAAATGGTTGAAAAAGACGTTGAATTTGCTATCAAGCAAGCTATTGATATAAAAACTTCCAGTCATATTACTATTACGAATGAATATCGTTCGGATGGCATTGTAAGAATAGATGGGAAACCTGTTGGTATTCTTGAACTAAAATATAAGAGAAATTTCACCAATGAAAAAACACGCGCACAAATTTTATGCCAGCTTCTTTGTTATTATCGTAAATTAGTAGATAAAGAAAAGATACCTATTGGTAAAAATTTTTTCTTTATTTTGGGTGATGAAAATGAGCTTTATCTTTTGAATGTATCAAAAATAGATGTTAGCGCACTTCTTAGCCCAAAATGGCTTGAAGTCGCGCCATCTAATGCCTGGAAAGATGAAGAACTTCTTACTATTGCCAGTCAATTGCCTAAAGGTTTTTATTATAAATATAATTCAGTTGAAGAACTATATTTTGGTTTGAAAATGTTATTTTCGCCATTATTCTTTGACTGTGATTTTGGAGAGGAAATTTGATTTTCCTCTCTTTTTATGATATAATATTTATATAATGTAAAGAAAGGAGAAAAGAAATGGAAGTCGAACTTACACCAATTATAAAAGAAAGTTTTCTCCAATATGCAGGTGCAGTACTTCAATCACGTGCTTTGGTTGATGTGCGCGACCTCTGTAAACCATCTGCAAGACAAATCTTCTATTGCCTTTATACAGATAAATTTATCCATTCTAAGCCTTTTCATAAGACTGTAAAGGCAATTGGCAATAGTTTCCGTTTATATATCCATGGCGATAGTAGCGCAGAGGGAATTATTATGCGCGCAGGTCAGCCTTTTTCAATGCGCTACCCACTTATTGATGTAGAAGGCTCATATGGTACGCTTCTTGCTTCTGGTAGTTGGGCAGCACCACGATATACAGGTTCTCGTCTTTCGGAACTTAGTGAATATCTTTTTGCCGATATAAACAAAGATACCATTGAAGAATGGCGAGACAACTATGATAATACTGAGCAGTATCCAAGTGTACTTCCAAGCAAAGGATACTATAATATTGTAAATGGTTCGTATGGCATAGGAGTCGGCGCGAGTAGTTCTATACCTCAATATAATTTGAAAGAAGTCAATGATGCACTTATTACTCTTTTGTGGAATGAAAATGCATCTTTCGATGATATTTATTGTATTCCTGACTTTGCGACAGGTGCGATACTTCTAAATGCCGATGAAGTAAAAGAAAGCCATAAAAATGGAACTGGTAAAGCTTGTAAGCTTCGTAGTGTAGTTGAGTTTGATAGTAAGGATAGATGCCTTATTGTCAAAGAAATACCTTATATGGTGTATACTGAAACTATCTGCGGACAGCTTGAAGAGATTATCAACGGAGATAATAATCCAGGTATTGAACGTTTCAATGATTTGACTGGTGAAAAGCCTTGTATCAAGATTTATCTAAGCAAAGGCGCAAATCCTGCAAAAATTATGAAGTTTCTTTATAAGAATACTTCATTAGAGTATTACTATCCAGTCAATCTCACAATGCTCGATAATGGTCGTTATCCTAAAGTCTTTACTTGGCGTGAAGCTCTTCTTGCTTATCTTTCCCACGAAAAACAAGTTTACATCCGTGGCTTCAATTATGATCTAAACAAAATCAATGAGCGCCTTCATATTATTGATGGGCTTTTCAAAGCCATCTCAATGATTGATGAGGTTGTCCACACTATCAAATCATCCTCAGATACTCGCAGTGCCAATCTTGCGCTTCAGAAACTTCTTTCCATTGATGAGGTGCAGGCAAAAGCAATTCTTGAAATTAAGCTTGCGCGCCTTGCACATTTGGAAATTGATAAACTTTTGAAAGAAAAAGGTAATCTTGAACTTGAGCAGAAGCGCATTACATCCATCCTCAATGATGAAACATTACTCAAGAAAGAAATTGAAAAGGGCCTACATGAAGTAGCAAATAAATTTGGCGATGCGCGCAGAACACAAGTTCTAAATCTCAACTCTACTTCTGAGGATGAGATTATTGAAGAAAAGCAACTTATCGTGTCGCTAACGAATTATGGAAATATTCTTGCAGAAGAAACTTCAACCCTTATTGTTCAACGTCGAGGAGGAGTTGGTTCTAAAATAAAACTCAATAGTGGTGAATGTATAATTGATACGATTACCGACACTAATATTGGAACGCTGATGCTGTTCTCTAATAAGGGAAGATATTACTCTTATCCAATGAGTGAATTGAATATCAAGGGCGCACAAAGTATCTATGATATGGTGAAACTCCAAGATGGAGAACAAATTACGAATATAATGAGTTTTGTAAAAGCAAAATCCTACAAGTATATTGTCTTTATAACCAAAGAAGGTATGCTCAAAAAATCTCTTCTCGAAGAATATAAAGCTAAAAAATCTCTGGGCGCACAAGGCATCAAGCTAAAGGATGGAGACGAAATTGTGTCTATTTCCTTTATGAATGATGAACGGCTTGGAATTTTGACAAAATCCAGCCAATTTGCTATAATAAATACAAAAGATATAAATCCCATTGGCAAAGTTGCAATGGGTGTGCGCGGGATGAAATTGAATGATGGAGATAGCGTATGTTGCGCGCGCCCCATATATTCAGATGTAAAGAGTATTGTATCTGTATCTTCTTATGGAATGACGAGTAAGACGCCTATTGGAGATTGCCCTACATCAAATAGAGATGTAAAAGGTTATAAACTCCAGAAACTTGGTGATGGAGATACGATGTGCGGATTTATTGGAATTACTGGAAAGACTGAATTGACTTTTACAACAAGCACTACTGCATTGAAAGTAGATAGTGATAGCATTGCTGAAACTGGACGCAGCGCGGTTGGAGTGAAAGGAATGAAAGTCAAGAATGGAGATAGAGTGCTAGATATACTGGCACTCTAAATCGAAAAAAGTGAAACGTAAAATTTGAAAAGTTCTGAATTTTCTGATATAATATATATAGAAAATGAGGAAAGAGTTCGGTATACCTTTTAGAGAAAGAAACTTGTAAATTTTGACTTTTTCTAAAATTTAGTATATAATATGTTTGTAAGGTTGAGGAACAACCGAACGAACCAAAAATTTATTTATTTTATACAAAAATGTAAAAGGAGAATTGTTTATTATGACTGAGAACTCTCGTAAAGTATTTGATTATCTTCGTGCTCATTATGGTGAAAAGGTTACTGCTCAGGATGTCGCCGCCGCACTTGGCGTGTCTCTCTCTGCTGTCACTGGTTCTGTGAATGGCCTTGCTTCTACCAAGAAGCATCCTGCTTATGCTATTCGCACCGAGGCTGAGGTTCCTGCTGAGGATGGCAAGACCGCGAAGGTGAAGTATGTTTCCCTCACTGAGGAAGGCATGGCTTTTGACCCCGATAAGGCGGAGTAATTTACAATCGAATATTGATTGATATAAATATGGGACTTACACATATACTCTTGGGTAAGTCCCAATTTATATATTTCTAAACAACTAAAAATGACTAAAAGAAAAAATAAAGGAGAAAAATATGCTGAATTAGGGTGAAAATAAAGTATTTATCGAAGGTATCCTTAGTGAAATCAATGTTCGTGAAGGTGAATTTACCAAGAACGGCAGTAAGGTTCCTTACCTTTCTGGTGAAATTATTATAAAAGTAAATGAAGTGCTTGACGGTGGAATGGTTGAAAATGATGTCCCAGTCAGTTTCTTCGTTACTAAATATACTAATAGTGGCGCTGAAAATCCGGCTTATAAGTCTGTGAATGATTTGCGCTCTAATTTTGTTTCTATCGCGGCGAGCGATATTGATACTGCTGACCGCATCCGCATTACTTCTGGTACTATTCAGGAGAATGCTTATATTGGACGTCAGGAGCAGACGGTTTCTTTCCCGAAGGTCAATGCTTCTTTCTTCCAGAAGATTTCTAAGGCTGATTGTGAGCCTCAGACCCGTTTCCAGAATACTATCTGCATTGCAAATATTCGTGATGAAGTTGACCGTGAAAACGAACCAACTGGCGCGCTTGTTGTAACTGGTGTTCTTGTCCAGTATGGTGGCCGTGCGGATATTGTTGGATATAAGGTTACTAATAAGAATGCTATCGACCATATTCAGACCAATTGGCAGAAGGGCGATACAGTAAAGATTTGCGGTAAGCTTCGTTTCTCTAAGACCACTTTCTATACTGAAGAAGAAGTAGGTTTTGGTGAGCCCATTCGCACTCCTCATACTCGCAATACTAGCGACCTTATCATTACTAGTGGTTCTGCTGGAAGCCTTGAGGGCGACCAGGCCTATGATACTAATGAAATTGCTAAGGCTCTCAATGAGCGTAAGGTGCGTCTTGAAGAGATGAAGCGCAAGGCCGCGCAGAAGAATATTGCAAATGCTCGTCCCACCAAGGGTGCAGACCTAGGATTTTGAATTGGGAGGTAGGTAAATTATGGTTGATTTACTGAACCTTCAGCCTACAACAATTAGCCGAGACCTTCGTTCAAAGTATCTTCTGATTTATTCTCAGCCGAAAGCCGGAAAGACTTCTTTCGCGGCCTCTCTGCCCAACAATTTGATTTTTAGTTTTGAAATTGGTACTAATGCTCTTTCGGGCATTTATGCCCTTCCCATTACTAAATGGTCTGAATTGAAGTTAGCTGTCAAGCAGTTAGAAAAGCCAGAAGTTCAAGCTAAATTCCATACAGTAACTTTTGATACTGTTGGCATTGCATATGGGCTTTGTGAAAAGTATATTTGCGCCCAGAATGGAGTACAGTCTATTTCTGATATCCCTTGGGGTCGCGGCTATGCGATGGTCAAGCAGGAGTTTGAAGAAACTCTTCGTAAGATTTCTATGATGGGTCTTGGTATTATCCTTATTGCGCATTCTTCTCGTAGAGTTGAAAAGCAGTCTGATGATAGTGAAATTGAGTTCTTTAGCCCCGACCTTGACAAGCGTTGCTATTCTATTGTCAATCAGCTTGTCGATATTATTGGATATATTGACGTTCGTTTCAAGGAAGATGGAACATCTGAACGTTTTCTCTATACTCGTCGCACGCCCACTGTAATGGCTGGTTCCCGTTGGAAATATCTTGACCCCGTAATTCCTTTTGGTTATCAGGAACTTGTAGATGCGATTGGCCGTGCAATTGAGCGTTCTGAAAAGGATGATGGTGCCGTTGTCGTAGATAATCGCACTCCAGTCATTCAGGAAGAGCGCTCCTTTGAAGAGGTTGAAGCTGAAGCCCGTGAGCTATGGGGTAAGGCTGTTTCTAAAGACGAGCGCAATGCCGAAAGAATAATGGAAATTGTTGAAAAGGTTTTTGGTCAAAAAATGAAACTCTCCAATATTACTCCGGCACAAAAAGACCTTTATGAGGTTGTTGTTGCTGAAATGCGCGATTTAGTGTAATATAAGAGAGGGGTTATTTCCCTCTCTTTTTATTTTATATGAAAGAGAGGGATATTTATGCTTGTAAAATGTTGGTACTGTAAAGAAAAAGTAGAAAAAGGCAGCAATGATTGGGCTTCTTACAATGGGCATAATTACCATATAGAATGTGTAGAAATTGCGAAGCAAAGAGCTCATTTCTATGAGTATATAAACTATATTTTTTGTTTGAAATCACCTGGCCCAACTATTATCACTCAAGCCAAAATGTATAATGAAAAATATGGATATAGCTTTTTAGGTATGGAGCGCGCACTCAGGTATTGGATAGAAGTCAAACATAATCCAGAGAATCGTCCTATTGAAGATAGAACAATAGGCATCATTCCATATGTCTATAATGATGCCCAAGCTTATTATGCGCGCGCCGATAAAATCAATGAGCAGTTTAGAAAAGATACTGAAAAAGCAGAAGCACAGGAAAAGATTATAAAGGTGGTTCCTATCCCTAAACAAAAAGAGCGTAAACCTAAATATAACATAGATGAAATTGAGTGATATAAATGCTTGAAGAAAAAGATTTATATATCCAAATAATCGGTTGTTTACTCAAACAGCCATCTATCCTTGGCCAAACAGATAAATATGCTCTTTCTCTTGCAGATTTTCATAATACATTTTATCGTAAAGTATTTGGTATAATTTTCAATCTCTATGAGCGTGGTGCGAAAAGCGTTTCCGCTATAGATATTGAAAATGTTCTCAAAGAAAATCCCACTAATTGGGCTGTTTGGGAAAAAGAAAATGGGCATGAATTTCTTGATGATGCAGAAGCTCTAAGTGACCTTGGTAACTTTGATTACTACTATAATAGAATGAAAAAAGTCAATCTTCTTTTTGAACTCAAAAAGTTAGGTTATGATACTTCAAGGTTCTATGTAGAGACAATTATTACTGATGATGATAAGAAAATCAATGAATTATTTGATGCACTCAAACCCCAAGATATTGTGAATGCTTTGCGTCGGCAAATTACTGGAGCAGAAACTAAGGCTGGCGTTACTCAAGAAAATAAAGTTGAAACTGCTAACTTCAAGGTAGCTCAACTTATTCAAACTCTCAAAAATGAACCAGATACGGGTGCGCGCCTTCAAGGGAAAATATTCAATACAATGGTGCGTGGGGCGCGCAAAGGAAAATTCTATTTGCGAACTGCGTCTAGTGGCATAGGTAAAAGCCGTACAATGGTTGGTGATGCTTGTTATTTAGCTTACCCAATTAGATATGATAATGAAAAACAAGCGTGGGAATGGGCAGGCGCCTGCGAAAAAGTATTATATATTGCGACAGAGCAAGAGCTTGATGAAATTCAAACCATGATAGTTGCTTATCTTTCAGGTGTGAATGAAAACAAAATACTTTTTGGTACTTATGACAGTGAAGAAGAAAAAAGAATCCAAAAAGCTATTTGGCTTATGGATACATATTCTGATAATCTTACTCTCGCGCGAATGGCTAATCCAAATATTTCCCAATTACAGTATATGCTGCGTCAGCAGGTACTTGAAAATGATATTGGATATGTATTTTATGACTATATTTTTTCTAATCCTGCTTTGCTGAATGAATTTCGTGATTTGCGTATTCGAGAAGATGTTGCTCTTGGCCTAATGGGGTCTGCGCTAAAAGATTTAGCTGTAGAACTCAATGTATTTATTCTTTCGTCTACTCAGACTAATGCCCAAGTAGAAGATGGTGGACGTCAAATAAAAAATGAAAGTGTTATTCGAGGCGCGCGCAGTCTAGCTGATAAAGCAGATATGGGTTGTATTATGGCACGGCCAACAGACGAAGAAATTCATAAACTTGAAACTTTATCTAATATTAGACCAAACCTTGTAACAGATATATACAAGATGCGTAGAGGTAAATACACATAGGTAAGAATTTGGAGTTTAGTTGATTTAGGAACTTGTCGTAGAACAGATTTATTTGCTACAGACCAATTCTTCAAACGAGTAGATATAGGTGAACTCAAGCAAGAGTATGTGATGGAAGATACTACTTGGAATATTCAAAAAACAGTAGTTGACCTAAATACAGGTGAAATACTTCCTCCTGTGGAAAAGAAAGAAAAGCTTCTTATTACTGACCAGCTTCTTGAAAAAATACAAGAGAAGAAAGGAGACCCATTCGTGGGATTGATATAATATGAAAGCTAATGAGGTACGATTGTCTCTTACAGATGAACAAGTAATTCATTTACTTATCAAGCTTGGTGCGACTAATTATATTGAAACTCCTTCGGCAGTTATTTTTCCGACTTTATGCCACAATATAAATATCGAAGAAGCAAGTATGAAGCTCTATTATTATAGGAACTCAAAATTGTTTCAATGCTATACAGAGTGTGGAGATTGCTTTGATATTTTTGAACTATACCGAAAATATTGGGCTTTGCGTGGAGTAGATAAACCTTTCTATTCTATTCTTTCTGATATAATGAATGATAGTGGAATAGAAGAAGAGGGTTTTGAATTTTTTCACTATGAAAAGCAAAAGAAATATCTCAAACGTAAACTTATTGAATTGCCTGAATACCCTGCTGGAGTGTTAGACACTTTTTCAAAAACCTATTGCGAAGAATGGTTACGCGAAGGTATAACACCAAAAACTATGGATAAATTCAATATACGATATTCTATTCGCCAAAATAAGATTATTATACCTCATTATGATGTTGCTGGAAGACTTGTCGGGATTAGAGGGCGCGCCCTCAATCCAGAAGAAGCATCACAAGGAAAATACCGGCCTGTATATGTAGAAGGTAAACAATATAATCATCCGTTGTCTCTCAATCTATATGGATTGAATTGGACAAAAGAAGATATAAATTATTATGAGACTGTAATTATTTTTGAGGCCGAAAAGAGTGTTATGCTCATGGATAGCTATTTTCCTAAAAATAATAGTGTAGCCGTTTGTGGCAGTAATCTCAATAAAAACCAATTACTAATTCTGCTTCATAATTGTAAAGTAAAAAATGTAATTTTAGCTTTTGATAAAGAATATGAAAAAATTGGAACGCCAGAATGTGAAAAATATTTGAATAAAATTAGAGCTATTGGTGAAAAATATAGTAAATATTATCAATTTTATTATATTGCTGATAGAGAAGGACTTCTAGCTTATAAGGATAGTCCTATTGATAAAGGGCCAGAAATATTCCAACGACTAATGGAAAAGAAAGTGGTGATACGTGGATAATGGAATATAAATTATGTAATGAAAATTATAAAAGCAATTATGTGAAGTAGTTAGTAGCTAGTTGGGGCGCTGATGCAGATGTTTTGCGCGACCCATCTAAATCAGTATTGCAATCTCCCTTAGATTTAGAAAATATTCGAGAAGGCGCGCATTTACTCAAATAGGTGCTCCAAAAAAATGGGCATATTGTAGTTATTTGCGATTGCGATGTTGATGGAATGACAAGTGCTAGTACCATATGGATGTATATCAAAAGACTATATCCAGAAGCACAATTGGATTTCAAAATTCATACTGCTAAGCAACATGGCCTATCTGACCTTATTGATGAACTAATTGAAGAGAGTGAAACTCTTGACCTAATTCTTGTCCCTGACGCAGGTAGTAATGATGAAGAACAACATACTGTACTCCACGATTGTGGCATACCTGTTCTTTGTCTTGACCATCATGAAGTAGATGTACAATCTAAAAATGCAATTATAATCAATAACCAATCTTCACCAAATTACAAAAACAAACAGCTCACTGGTGCGGGCGTAGTTTACCAATTTTGTCGTTATTTAGATAGCCTTTATGGAGTAAATTATGCTGATGACTATATTGACTTGGTAGCCCTTGGGCTTATAAGCGATATGGCGCAAATGGTTGAACCAGAAATTGCTTATCTTGTAAAGCAGGGTTTAGAAAAGCCAATAAAGAATTTCCTTTTTCAATCTTTTCTTGACAAGCAGTCTTACTCTATCGGTGCGCGCATGAATTATATTTCTATTGCCTTTTATGTTACTCCACTTATCAATGCGCTTATTCGTGTTGGGACAATGGAAGAAAAAGAAAATTTGTTCCTTGCGTTTATCGATGGAGAAAAAATTGTCCCCTCAACAAAACGTGGAGAAAAAGGAATGAGTGAAAAATTGGCTACTCAAGTAGTTCGTAACTGTGTGAACGCGCGGGCTCGTTAGAATAAAGAATTAGAGTGCGCACTTGAACAAATTGATTTTCGTATTCAAGACCAAGGACTAGACAAGCATAATTTACTAGTTGTTGAGTTGAATGATGAAGATTGTCTCAATCCAACACTCAATGGGTTACTTGCAATGAAGTGCGCGGCGAGATACCAAAAGCCAACTCTTGTACTTCGAGAAAATAATGAAGGCTATTCTCGCGGTTCCGCGCGAGGAATAAATAATTCAAAACTTGAAGATTTGAAGGGCTATCTTACAGAGCTTGGCTTATTTGAATATTGCCAAGGACATTCTTAGGCATTTGGTTCATCTATCAAACACAACCTTATTCCTGATTTATTAGCGCGCGCAGATAAGGATTTAGCTCAATATAATTTTGGCACAACATATTATAAAGTAAATTTTGAGCGCAAAGCTTTTGATAGTGATATAGAGGATATAATCTATGATATAGATAAATATCATTCAATTTATGGTCAAGGTTGCCAAGAACCAATTATTGCAATAACTAATATTGATGTTGAAAAGAAAGATGTCCAAATAATGGGTAAAAATAAAGATACTGTGAAGATAATTCAAAATGGTATAGCATATATGTTTTTCCGCGCAAGTGCGTTTATCGAACAAATAGAAAATTTATCATCTATGCGTTTAGAAGTAGTAGGGCGTGCAAATGTAAATGAATGGGGCGGACAATATACACCCCAAATTTTTGTAGATGATTATAATGTATATGATAATCGTCTTATGTTTTGAAGGGAGAGAACTGCATGACAGTAGAACAGTGGCTTGGCCCCAATAATCAAATTGGTATTGATATCTGGAAGCGTAAATATCAACATAATAACGAAAGTTTTGAAGAGTGGCTTGACCGCGTAAGTGGCGGAGTCGACACATATAAAGACGCTATTCGTAGCAAAAAATTTATCCCTGGTGGCCGTATTCTTAGCGGACGCGGGGTGGACGATTGTAAGATGAGCTTGAGCAATTGCTACGTTGTTGAACCCCCAAAAGATAATTTGGAATCAATTTATGATAGTCGGAAAAAACTTGCACGAACTTATTCCTATGGTGGCGGATGTGGCATAGATATATCTAAACTTGCTCCACGCGGAGCTAAAGTGGGCAATGCTGCACGAGAAAGTTCAGGCGCAGTTAGCTTTATGGCGGGCTATAGTCAAGTAACAGAAGAAATAGGGCAGCAAGGAAGACGTGGAGCACTAATGATTTCTTTGGATTGCCATCATCCCGACTTCCCAGAATTTATTGATATCAAAGCTAAACCAGATAGCGTTACCAAAGCAAACATTTCAACTCGTATTACAAATGATTTTATGCAGTGTGCAGTTGAACATAAAGAATGGATAATGGAGTTTAGCCGACCAGAAACTAATGAAACAATTATCAAGACTGCTATGGCTGATAAGCTTTTTGATAGATTATGCGAAAATAACTGGAATTGGGCAGAGCCTGGAATATTATTCTGGGATAGAATTGAAAATTGGAATTTACTTTCAAATAACCCTAAATTCAAGTATGCAGGTACGAATCCGTGTGCTTAAAGTTCTTGGGCGCACGTAAAACATCGAGCAAAAACGGTGAACCCTAAGTCTTTTATAATATGGGAATACCGTGCTAACCTATATAATTGCGAAAGGTATATAGGCAGTGTAACGCATAGTGAATGAATAAATATAATTTCACCACGAGTGCTCGACAGGAATTTTTTAGGATAGATATTCTACAACCGCCACTTATAATTGGAGAATGATAAATGGAGGTAGAATATGTATATTTACAAAATAACCAATAAGATAAATAATAAGATTTATATAGGACAAACTACTAAAACTATAGAATAGCGCTTTGAGAAACACTGGAAAGAAGCTTTATATCAGGCAGAAGGCAATAGGCCTGAAAACTATTTTCATAATGCTTTACTCAAATATGGAAAAGAAAATTTTTCTATAGAACTTTTAGAAGAATGTAGTTCTTTAGAGTAGCTAAATGATAGAGAAATTTATTGGATTGATTTCTATAATTCTACAAATCATGATATAGGATACAATCTAATGCCTGGTGGAAAAAGTGGTACAAAAAGTGAAGAAACAAAACAAAAAATTGGTGCTAGGAAAAAAGAAAATTGGCAAGACCCAATAATAGCAGAGAAAATGAAAAAAGGTCTTATAAAAGCCACAAAAGCTTGGCAAGAAAAATGTGAAGCTCAAAGGATAAAAATCATTTGCCAATGTTGTGGAGAGCCTTTCTTTGTTCCACCATATGAGAGTAATAGGAAATATTGTTCTCTTCAATGTGCTAATAAGGTAAATGCTAAAAAAGCTTCTTAGGTTGCCACTGAGCAGAAAAAAGAAAAAACCACTCAGCGTAATAAAGAATTTTAGAAAGATATAGCTGAATGGGTATTGTCTCATTAGTCTTTAGTTCAAAATTGTCCTGGCAATAGAATAGCAACTACTTTGCAGGGAATACAAGAAATTGCTTCTTCAAAATATGGCTTTTCTGATTGGAGAAGTATTAGCACAGCTTTATGTAATAACCCCTCAAAGAAAAAATTATTGGAATATCTGAAAGAAATTTCTGAAAATATATGCTAAACTGGTCTGAATTGACAGACGTATTCTCAATAAGAGATATGAGAGAAATCTCCAGATGTAGAGAATAAAAAGTCTCTATGATAATACAATGGAAGAGCCCCTCCCAGCGGGAGGCTCCTGCCTATTAGGTAGTATCAATCTTTCAATGTTTGTAAAAGATAAAGAATTTGATATTGACAGTTTCATTGAAACAGTAGATATTGGTATTCGTTTTTTGAATGATGTTTTGGATGAAGGGCTACCTAAGCATCCTCTAAAAGAACAACGAGAAACTGTCCGTGATTGGCGCCAGTGCGGATTAGGTATTATGGGATTGGCCGATATGCTAATTGAAATGGAAATTCCATATAGTAGTCAGCGTGCAAGAGAAATTAGTGATGAAATTGGCTTACACCTTATCAATAGCGCTCTTGCAACGAGTGCGATGCTTGCTAAAAAAGATGGAGCCTACCCCAAATATACAAAAGCCGTCCGTGAAACTCCATTTTATAAAAAAAATGTCATCCCAGAGGTAGATGAACTAGTAGATCACTATGGACTTCGCAATTCCCAATTACTTACTATCGCGCCGACTGGAACAATTTCCACAATGCTCGGAGTATCTGGGGGAATGGAGCCAATTTTTGCTAATTCATATACGAGAAAAACAGAGTCGCTACATGGGCATGATGAATACTATAAAATCTATACTCCAATTGTTGATAGATATATGAAAGCGAATGGACTAACAGAAGAAGAAGAATTGCCTGCCTGGTTTGAAACATCTGCAACTATCATTCCAAAAGACCGCGTTTGTATGCAAGGTGTTTGGCAGTCTCATATTGATGCCTCTATTAGTAGTACTGTCAATCTACCCAAAGAAGCCACAGTAGATGATGTGAAAGAAATTTATCTCACTGCCTGGAAACAAGGGCTGAAAGGAATTACAGTTTATCGTAGTGGATGTATGCGCGAAGGTATACTTACCACAGAAAAGCCTAAAAAAGAAGAAAAAAAATCAAGTACCATCCTTGGTCGTGGCGATATTCTTGTAGCTGATGATAATGTAATTGGCCTCAAGCGCAAACTCACTTCTGGTTGTGGTTCTCTTCACGTTCAAGCTTTCTTTGACCCTAATACTGGCTTACTTCAAGAAACATATTTTTCTAAAGGAAGCACAGGCGGATGCAACAACTTTATGATTGGATTATCACGTATGATTTCTCTTGCTTCACGCGCCGGTGTGGGTCTAGAAGATATCGTAGACCAACTAAATTCTTGTGGTGCTTGCCCATCTTATGCAACGCGTCATGCAACTAAACATGATACTTCACCTGGAGCCTGTTGTCCGATGGCTATTGGGCGTGCGCTTCTCGAAATGAGTGATGAATTTAGAGACTGGATGGAAAATAATGAGAGCAATGAAATTCGTATTCCAAGGGTAGAGCATGAAAAGCAAAAGGCAAAGATAAATAAATGCCCGCAATGTGGCGAGGAATTGATACAAGAAGGCGGTTGCATTATTTGCAAGAATTGTGGATGGAGTAAGTGTGATTGAATATTCAATCACACTTTTTCCTTAGTAGAGAAATTTGAAAATTTGAGAATTTTATGATATAATATAAATATAAAATAGGAAAGGTAGGTGGTATTTTGAGTAATCAAATAACATATCCAGGTTCATTACATTCGCATACTGATTTTTCAAATTTCCGTTTGCGTGATTGTATCAATAAGATACCAGACCTAATTAATTATGCAGGAGAACTTGGTTATTCTTGCATTGCAATAACTGACCATGAAACCATAGCAGGACATATAAAAGCAGAAGAAGCTATCGAGAAAGCCCATGAAAAATACCCTAATCTCAAACTTATTCGTGGCAATGAGATATATCTCGTCCGTAATGGCCTAAATAGCGAAAACTATGACAGCAAAAAAGACCGTTATTGGCACTTTATTCTGCTTGCTAAAGATTTAGTAGGGCATCAGCAAATTCGTGAAATTTCAACCCGTGCGTGGCGTAGGTCATATATGGCACGAGGTATGCGTAGAGTACCTACTTATTATCAAGATATAATTGATGTAATTGGGAAAAACCCAGGTCATGTAATTGGAATGACTGCTTGTCTTGGTGGGTTTCTTCCTCATTTGATTCTTGATTGGGCGCCCACTAATGATGAATCGAAGTGGGACTATATTATACGATGGTGTCGGCGCATGGAAGAGGTTTTTGGAAAAGAAAATTTCTATTTAGAAATGCAACCTTCACCGAACCCCGAACAAAAATTAGTGAATTGCACATTATTACGTCTTGCAAAAGAGTTAGATGTCAAATACACGATTACTCTTGATGCTCACTATCTCAAAAAAGAAGACCGTGCAATCCACAAGGCATATCTCAATTCACAAAATGGTGACCGAGAAGTAGATGGATTCTATGCCACTACTTATCTTATGGGGCATGAAGAAATACGTTCTTATATGTCTGAGCTGTCTATAGAGCAAATTCAAGAAGCATATAATTCTATTATTGAAATTCAAAATAAATGCGAAAATTATAGTCTCAAAAAGCCGTTGAAAATTCCTCAATTGCCTTGGAAAAATTTCGATGATATTGTAGATGCTGATAATTGGTGCAAAAAGATTCCCGAATTTGAATCGTTCCTTTCATCAAAATATATTGGAGATAAAGAGCTTGTAAAAGCAATTATTCAAAAAATAAATTCTGACGCGCGCCTTCAAAATCAGGCAACTTATGATGCAATAAATACTTGTCTTGAAATGACTCGCATTTCTTCTGACGTGAATAAAGCTCATTGGAGTGCCTACTATCTCAATCTTCAAAAGATAATTGAAGCTTGCTGGGAAGCAGGAACTCTAGTAGGGCCTGGACGTGGTTCAGGTGTAGGATTTATTTTACTTTACCTCTTAGATATTACACAAATCAACCCTCTTTGGGAACGAACCCAAACCTTTCCATGGCGTTTTCTAAATCCTGCCCGTGTATCTGTATTAGACGTAGATATTGATATTGAGGGCGGGCGCAGAGCGCAAGTGCTCAATCATTTCCGCGAAGTTTATGGTAGTGATAGAGTGGCTAATGTACTTACTCTTGGAACTGAAAAATCTAAAAGTGCCATTCTTACCGCCGCACGAGGACTAGGTATTGATGTAGATGTTGCTTCTTACCTTGCCTCTATGATAAAATCTGAGCGTGGTATTATGCAAACCCTTGACCAAACTTTTTATGGAGATGAAGAAAATGGTATTCTTCCTAATAAGAAATTTGTAGAAGAAATGACACAAAATTATCCAGAACTTTGGAAAGTAGCTCATAAAATTGAAGGGCTTATCTGTCGAACTGGTATCCATGCAGGCGGTGTAATTTTTGTTGATGAGCCTTTTGAAAATTCTACTGCGCTTATGCGCGCACCCGATGGAACAATTATTACACAATATGACCTCCACGATGCAGAAAAAGTTAGCTTGATAAAGTATGATGTACTGAGTGTTGAAGCTCTAGACAAAATTCATACTTGTCTTGACCTTTTGATAAAACAAAATTACATTCAGCCAGAAGCTACTTTGAAGGATACTTACGAAAAAATTATTGGAATATATAATCTTGAGCGTGAGAATCAAAAGATGTGGAAAATGGTCTGGGAGCACAAAATCAATGCTCTTTTCCAAATGGAACAGCAAAGTGGTATTCAAGGTATTGCATTGGCTAAACCCACATCCGTCGATGACCTTGCTACTCTAAATTCAGTAATTCGATTGATGGCTCCAGAAAAGGGGGCAGAACAGCCACTTCACAAATTCGCACGATTCAAACATAATATCCAAGATTGGTATGATGAAATGGATAATTATGGACTGACTAAGGAAGAACAAAAAATTCTTGAACCCGTTCTTCTCACTTCTAATGGTATTTGTGAAAGTCAAGAAGGCTTTATGCAATTGGTACAAATTCCCGAATGCGGTGGCTTTGACCTTACTTTTGCAGATAAACTTAGAAAATCTATTGCTAAAAAGAATCCCGCAGAATATGAAAAACTTACTAAGCAATATTTTGAAAATATGCGAGAAAAGAACTTGAGTGAGCATTTATGTAATTATGTATGGAATGTTCTTGTAGCTACAAGTAGAGGATATGGATTCAATAAATCTCATACCCTTGCCTATAGTCTTGTTGCTCTTCAAGAAATGAATCTCGCTTTCCACTTTCCTATTATTTTTTGGAATTGTGCTTGTCTTATTTGTGATAGCGCTGGCAACGAAGAAGATATTACCGAAGTTGATGATTATGTAGACCCTGTCTCATGTGTTGGAGAATTGGTAGAAGAAGAAACAGAAGAAGATGAAGATGATGACGAATCAGAAGAAGTTGTATCAATAGAAAAGAAAAAGAAAAAAAAGACTTCTACAACCAACTATGGAAAAGTAAGTACCGCTATCAATAAAATGAAAAACGCTGGTGTTTCTATTGAACCTCCAGATGTAAATGCTTCAGATTTTACTTTCGTTCCTGACGTAGACAATAATACTATTATTTACGGGTTGAGCGGCATTGTAAAAATTGGAGCAGAGCTAGTTTCTTCGATTATAGACGCGCGTCCCTATACCTCTATTGAAGACTTTTTAGCTAAAATCAAAATAAATAAAACCCAAATGGTAAACCTTATCAAAGCTGGTGCTTTTGATAAATTTGGCTCTTCACGCGAAGAAGTAATGGAGCACTATATTTCTTCTATTGCAGACCAGAAAAAAGAATTGAATTTACGCAATATGCAAATGCTTATTGGATATAATTTACTCCCCAATGAGCTTTCGCTTGAGGTAAAAATATTCAACTTTCAAAAATATCTCAAAAAGAATTGTAAAGATGGCTTATATTATAAATTAGAAGATTATCCTCTTGAATTTTATAAGACCCATTTTGACGAAGATGCTATAATTTATGAGAATGATGATTGCGGTCGTATAGATGCTTCAAGGTGGGATAAAACATATACGAAACTTATGAACCCCGTGCGCGACTATATCAAAGCAAATAAAGAAGAACTTCTGACCAATTTGAACAATATACTTTATCAAGAAGTATATAATAAGTATTGTCTTGGTTCAATTAGTAAGTGGGAAATGGATAGTGTCTCCTATTATAATCATCCCCATGAGCTTGCGCAGGTTGACCAAATCGCGCAAGGATGGGCTGACTTCAATAGACTTTCTGAAGAGCCAGAGCCAGAATATACTTTTACTACAAAAGATGGAAAGACTATTCCTATGTTCCATATTGAGCGTATCGCAGGAACAGTTCTTGACCGAGATAAAACTAAGCGTCTTATTACAATACTCACCACAACAGGAGTAGTAACAATTCGTATGTTTGGTGACGCATTTACAAAATATGACCGTCAAATTAGTGAGCGCGGGTCTGATGGGAAAAAACACGTAATTGAACCATCTATGTTCAAGCGAGGTAATAAAATTATTATCAGCGGTATTCGTCGCGGTTCAACCTTTATTGCTAAGAAATATACTCGTACTCCTTGGCATTTGGTAGAAACTATTGATGAAATACTTCCAGATGGACAGATTATAACGAGGGTAAGAGAATGAGTATTGCATTGTATGACGCAGATAGAATATATGCGCTAAAAAATAAAAAGCCTATTCCGCCACCCAACTTTCAACTTATGAAATTATCTACTTACCTCAACCGTTAGCGAGAAATGGTCAGTTTTATTTCTGACCTTTCTCGCGCGCCCTACTATGAAAAGGTATATTACTTTCAAGAAGATATATCTATTCCTTTTTCGCCGGAAATAGTGCAATATGAAAATATTGAGTTATGTGGATATGCAGTAAATAAAAAATATAAACCAATGAAAAAAGAAGCAGAACTATGTCCGCTAAATCCAATGGCTTATATATATACAAAAAGTGAAAGGCCTATAGATAATAAAAATGATAAAACTTTTTCGCGCGGGCAACACATTCTTCTTTCTGATGGAACTCGCGCATATCCATATAATGATTTCAATTTTGAAGCCGGCAGTACATTATATATCCATGACCATGAACTACCAAATAATTGGGCAGAAGAATTGCCAAAGTACCTCTAGTTAGATAAATATACCATGAAGCGTAGCGTTGTCTTTTGTTATCCAATTATTTTTTCATCACTAGAAGAGCTTCGTCCATTATTTCAATTTTACACCAGTAAAACTGAGAGTAAATTTCAAGCTCGAATTACTTGCCTAGAGCGCCCAACTTTTGAATAGCTTCAAGAATTACAAGGTATGCCCGGCAAGAATTGGCTGGATATTATTTACTTCCAAGAACAAAAAATACCTTCAACAACTGAAGAAGCTTATGACCTATTTATTGATGGATTGAAAAGTGTTATTTGGTGTATGGGCTCGCGCATAAAATATAAGTTAGAGCCACCAATAATGGCACCTGGACTTGGCGGATGGTATATGGCTTGGATATATATAACCCAAAAGATGAATAAGACAAACAACGCTTCAAAAGTTGAGACTAGAAGTCTTTATGATAGATTGATTGAAGTACTTGCCCCTCAACTATATACCGCGCGCCCCACAATGGATGCAAGATATGCAATAATAACTTTGTGTAATAAATACAATGAAATTGATAAACTAATGAGATGTAATCCAAAAGAATTTGTTGAAAATGGAGGAAAGATATGACAGTAAATCAGATTCAAAATGAAGTAAATCAACTGCTTCAAGAAAATACAGATATTATCACTCAGGGCTTCTTCACCCTCAATTCCACTATCAGTAAAAATATGGAGCGTATTAAAGAGCTTCAAAACTTATGTCCGCATTGTTTCCAGTCTGGAAAATGCATTTATTGCGGTAAAAAGGAGATGGAATAATGGACGAAAATAAAATTGTAGCTATGCCAACTATTCCTACTGCCGACGTAGTGGATGAAGCGACTGAAGAAAGTAGCGAAGCTTATTTTCGTGACCTTGCAACTAAAATCCCTGGAATGGATGGGCTTGAAGCTCTTGCTTCTTTTCTCTCTATGCCAGACGATGCTTTTGAAGCAATGAAGCCACTTATGCTTGAAGAGATGGAACGTGGGTTCAATAATTCCAATGCAAAGTATGACATGGCGCTCGCACTGAATATGTCAGGAATGTCCGTTGCAGAACTCAATAAAGCATTTGAAGACAGTATTGCAAAGATTGATGAGCAGTTCAAAGATTATGACCAGTCTCGCAGAGATTTCGTCAAGCAAGTACTTACTCTTGCTGTGAATGGGTTGCAAAGCGCAAAGGCATCAAGCAATAAAATTATTCGTATTCCTATTGAGCTTACTAGTCCAGATGCTCATGTGCCAACTTATGCGCATGATGGTGATGCTGGATGCGATGTGTATGCTTTAGATGACTATACTGTTGAGCCTCATCAAACGATGATGATTCCTCTTGGTTTCAAAGTAGCTATTCCAAAGGGATATGAGCTTCAAATGCGTCCGCGCAGTGGTATGAGTCTGAAAACCAAAATACGTGTTGCTAACACACCTGGAACTATAGATAGTAATTATCGAGGGGATGTTGGTCTTATTATTGACAATATTGGTACTTATCCATTCTATATCACGAAAGGTATGAGGATCGCGCAAATGGTCCTCAACGAAGTTCCTCTTGCAAGCTTTATGGAAGTAAAATCCATTGATGAAGATGAAACTACCCGTGGTTCTGGCGGGTTTGGCTCTTCAGGGAAGTGAATTATGGCACGCATTCTACTAACACAAATTCAGCAAGAAGCCGAAAATATATAGTGGAAAGTCCTTTCAACAGAATATAAAAATCTCAAAGAAGAAATGGAGTGGCGATGTCCAGAAGGCCACAAAGTCCTTACCCCCTATGAAAAATGGCGCAAACGGCCTTTTTGTCCTGTTTGCGCCGAAAAGCAAAAAGCCACGACTACAATTAGTTCTCCTAAACCCAAAGGCGCTTACCGCATTCTTGCCTTAGACTAGGCAACGTATATTACTGGTTGGGCTATTTTTGAAAATGGAGAGCTAATTCGGCATGGCACTTACGGAGTAAATTTTGATAGTGAAGCAAATCGTATAAATGAGATTCGCAATTGGGTTCTAAATATGATTACTGCATGGCGTATAGACTTTGTATGTATTGAGGACATATAGTTTCAAGACAACAAAGCAGAAGGAATAAAGGGTGCGGAGATAGGCGTAACAACTTATAAGTCTCTCGCACATTTACAAGGCGTGCTAATAAATTTACTTTATGCTAATAATATAGCTTATGAGATTACTCCAGTAGGTACTTGGCGCCAATATTGTGGTATCAAAGGGCGCAGTCGAGATGACCGTAAGAAAAGTGCATAGCTAAAAGTTCAAGTGTGGTATGGGCAAATGTGCTCACTTGATGAAGCAGAAGCAATTTGTATTGGTAAGTATGCTTGCGCCAGCCATACAAAATAGAGTGAAATGCTTGATTGGGCATAAAAAAGAGGACACTCGAAAGTGTCCTCTTTTCTCTTACCATTTCTTTATACAATTTTCTAAATTTTCAAACCATTCCATATAATGTTTATGAGTTGCTTCCCATAAACAATCTGCCACCTTTTCTTTCTCACCATTCTCTCCCATTGCTTGAACGATAGAGGTAAACTATTTATGCATCTATTGAGAATGCGCAAGCCTATTCTTAGCATCTGTCATATAAATATCCGCAAGCTATTTGTTGCTATCTTTTAGTTCTTTCGCATATCCAATAAGCATATCACTATCTTTCAAATCATCATAGATAATTTGATAGAGTGTTGTCAATTCTTTCATAAGTGAATTATTACCACATTAGGCGTTGGTCGTAGCTCGCGCCACCGTTATTTGACATTGAAATACCATCACTACCTATGCGTAATATTTGATTTGGGTTTGCTACATTGGTAAATATAATACCATCATTATCAAACTAAATAGCAGAACTTGACATAAGAGTTAGTTCTTTATTAGATGTAAGGCTCTTCTGGGTAGTTTCATCATTCAACCCGCCAGAAGTAAGAAGCTTGCTCGCGCGCCCATACATCTGTTGATTGAGACTGAATGAATTTGCCGTTGCAGAAAGGGTCTAGAACAAATCATCAAACTTGTTAGAATAATTCTATACTGCAAAGGTAGATGCAGATGCATTATCCAAGTCATAATTTATTTCCGTAAGAATAACACTTTCATGGTATGGTGTGCCATCCTCTTCATAACCAAAATACTCTGTATCTTCTATCCAAGTGCGGTCACCTATACAGAACTTATAATCTTTATACTCTGGTAATGCATAAAGGTCAATTGCAGTAAAGTTATAATTGATACTAGGCTTCGCGCCATCATTACTAACCTTCAAGGCATCTGCATAGTAGCTATCACTATCAATATAGTCACTACTTGTCCAGTTACCTTCTTGAATATAGCGTGCATAGCGTTGATTGAATTTACGTTCAAGCTCTTGTTTACGAGCCACAATTTTTGCAAGTTGCTTTTTCGCGGCGGCCAGCTATGCAGAAACACGATTATACTCTTTAGTGAGACGCTAAAGCGTTTCCTAATCCTCTGTTGTAGAAGTACCAATTGAAGGAGCAACCCCCTGCCCTGTAATAGTTGCATCTACTGTAAAAGCAGAAGCATAGCTATATGCAGAAAGCATTTCTTTCAAATGGATGGCTTGATAACTGTATCCTGTTGCGCCATTTATTTGTTCGCTCAATTTATCATACTAAGTATTCAGCAAGCCAAGCAAACGAAGGTAACCTGGACCATTTTTACCATTAGCCTCAATTACGCACTTCATTTCTAATGGGTCTTGCGCGGACACCTCACTACTCTCTATTTTATAAAAATCGTTATATACCTGCATCTTTTCAAGCAAGCCAACTTGAATAAAATAATCAAAATTGTAAAGAACATTTTCCTTACTTATATTATCCTCTGCACCACTAATAGCAACATAGCCGTCAGAAGTATAGTTATTTTCACTATAGTCAACATAAAGCTTTGTAACCAAGCTATCTGTTTTTATGGTACGTGAAAGATTGGTGAGATTGATACCATATGTAAAACCTACTGGATTTTCTGCGCCCGCATAAGATGTAAGTGTTACCCACTTTTTTCTGCGCGGTTCAAGAGTTATTTGGTCTGTATCATCATAAGCAATACTACCGTCATCATTATGCTCAATGATATACTTACACCAAACTTCAAAAGTCTCGGCAACTTTTTGAGTAAGGTCAAAACAGTTACTATTTGAACTTTCAAGACTACGGTACATTATATAGCTCTCTAATTGAGTAAATGATACGCGAGTATAACGGTCTCCCCCATTTTTCCACGTAGGCGGCGCAATAAGAGTATAATTTAGATTTGCGGTATCATAATAGTATAGACCATTAGCATCCTTTATATAAAATCCATCTGTTTCATCGACGGGCGCAGTTCCAACTACAGTAGCAGTATTTCCATTGAGAGTAAAATACTGCCGAATAGAATGAACTTGACTACTATTTGCCGATAATCCTTCAGTATTTATTGAAGCTTCATAAAAATTTGTTGGAAAGTTTGCTGTTGCAGGAATAGCCAAATCAATGTAAGGACGATAATATTCATCTCCAGCAGAACCTGATTTTTGGTAGTAGGTCTTTGGAGAAGCACTAAGAAAGACAGCCGTAGATACCTACTCAGAAGCAAAACGATTATCTGACACAGTAAATCCAGTAAGCGGTAGAATATAAGTCGTTTTCCCATTTACTACTACAGAAGTGGCTGACGTGCTAGCCCATTGCTCTGCGGTTACACTACTATCTACTTCTCCAATAATAGCAACCATTGAATTATTTGTACTACCGGTAAAATAATATCTATATTCTGTTCCTAAGGGAAGTTCATTCGCGACAGTAAGCTAATTCAATTTGAAGGTATAGAAATTATCTCCATTTGTAAAGGCAAATACAGTATTTGTACCTAAACTGGCAAGTTTGGTTTTTTCACTACCATAAGTTACGCTATCTATCGTTCCAAAATAACACGGCTTTTTATCCTAAGTAGATGAATAGGTCATTGCTGTATCTGTAGTAGCAGTCTTTACACGATAATATAAAGATGGATACTTAGGAGAAGAACCTTTATTGCAATACTGACTAATAGTATCAATTGTGCTATCATTTTCTTTGATAGATGCTTCAATCCACTCACTAACATTACTCTTTTTAGGGACTTCCGCAGTGAATTTTGTAATAGTAAAATCTGTTAGAGGATATAGTGCCCAGTCCATTGTGAAAGTAACCAAACTTTGCTGTAGAATTAGGTCACCATCAACTTCAATAAGACCCTCAGAAAAGCAACCAAAAATCTTTCCTTCTTTATTTAGCTAACTATATGGAATATACACCTTACCACTAGATATAGTACCACTGATGCCAGGATGTAAAATACCATTTTCATCAATAGAGTAGGTTTCATAATTGATACGTCCATTTTCTACGTCTTTTACATCAGTAGAATAAACTACTTCTTCACTTGTTTCAGTTAGATTTACTTCCAAGTCTGCCACAGTAGGAACTTTATCACTTCCTGCCTACACATAACGCCATTCAGTATCTTCAAGAATACTTTCCATAAATTCAGGCGCGCTTTGAATACCGCTCCCATCACGGTTATCTAAGCTAAATACTTGAGTATATCCAATCTTACTTAGTTCATAAATAGGTAAATACTAGCAAGTGTATGTTTTAGTAAACTATTGATTATGAGTTTCTTGAATATCTTTTATAATAAAATCATACCACTCTCCATCATACCAAAGTTTTACTTTGGCTTCATTGAAGCAATATGGCATAAGATAGTTTTCTACGCGCTGACCTGTTTGATTATCAATATATGTTCCATAGAGGGAGAAAGTAAGCGTCAACTCACCATATACGGTCTATTTGAACTTGATATTGAAGGCGCGTCCCTAATCCTCCATGGTGTCCGCGCCAAGAGTTACCAAACGTATTTCTTCCCATCTATTGTTTTCTTCATTGAATTGGTCTTCCCATATTTCAATTTTATAGGGTACTTTACGAATAGTCTGCTCATATTCATTGGCATACTCTAGTTCGCTCTGCCATAGAGCAAAGATAGGAATTGGCTCTGGATTTTCTACTCCTGTTGTATTGTCTTGAAGTATTGGCAAGTTTTCTTCTTGTGAGCGCGCGGACCATATCTAAAAGCGATAGCCCGCGCGAGTCGGAGCAGATGGCTTTGATAAATCACTTTGCGCCGAGAGTAAGGCCCTCTAGCATGGACTTTCTTGCCAAACTGGATATAAAATAAGACTATCTCCATCATTGGGTAGTTTACCTAACTAATATCCATCAGGTAAAACTATACCACCTAGTGTGTCTGTCCATCCTAAAAAGTGATAAGATTTATAGCCATCAATATACTTTAAATCACTCGTTGAACTTAAGTCGCCACCTTGGGGATAAAGTTTTACCAGAATTGCATTTGCAACTTTATCCGGTTCACGACTGGGATTCGGAATGTCATCAATATAATTTCCTTGCAATACATAAGAACTTGTATTATCAAGCACAAGTGATAAATTGGCATTACCATTATAAAGGTCACCAGCATTGTAAATAGTACTATCATCTTCAGTTTGCGAGATCCATTTTGCAATCGGGCGATAGTAGTATTTCTTTTGGAATGTTTGGGTTCCATTCATGTTGGTATATATAGAGTAAGTTTCTTCCTTTAGGCGCGAAGTATTTCGAATTGTATATCCCTAGTCAACATACTTTATGCCAGATTCTTGGTCTTTTACTAGCGCGCCTTCCTCATTTTTATAATAGTAATCTATAATGAATTGTTGAAGATAATCAACATAAACTGTCAAATAAGGTTCTGCTTCAGTAAGCTTTCCAAGCACTTTATCAACATTTATGTTATACCGCACTCTAGGTACTCGGTTACTTTTCGCCTACTCAGTTGTAATATTTGTAACATTACCTAAAATCTCATTTGTATCTTCATCAAGGCTATAATATAATATTGATTTAGTTGTAGATGCAGTAATTTTTTCTCCATCAATGATAACCCAGGTGCCAGTAGTGCTATCATATGTTTGTATGCCAGTTTGTATATAATATGTATATGCCATTTGGCACCTCCTTAGTAGTATTTATATAGATAATCAATACTTACTTTGCTAATAGGCTTGTCACAACTCAACTACATATAAGACATATCATCTTTATTTTCTGAAAGCGGGATTTTTGAAAAGTCTCCGCGCAAAGCATGGTTCGCAATAACTCTATCTGAAACTTTCTATTCTACTTCACCATTGGTTGTAACTGTATATATGCGCGAGGCAAAAAGTAATCTTTTCTTTGTGTCTAGTGAAAAATTGATGCCTACCATTATGGCATTAGTATCAACATTCTTCATTGCCTTTTTGAGTAAATTTGAAGCAACTGAAAAGTCAATAGCATTTTCAACAATGGTCACGTCGTTATGAGTCAGTGTGATTTTGATTTCTTGACTAGTAGTTACCGCATCAGACAATGTAAAATTCAATATATAATCTACAGGTAAATCTCCTGCATTATATATTGTAATTAGCCCGTTATATGCATTCGCACTAAGCTCATTATCTTCTTGATAAGTATCAATAGTATATTGCTTTGTAGACTGGCGCGGTTGTAATCTACTTGCTAATGCCCATTCACGCACATTTTCACTATATAAACTCACTGGCTAGAGTCCAGTTTCACCATATACGCCATAAGAACTTAGCCATTTAGAAACAGAATATCCATATGGGTCATAACATACAAAAGTAATTGTACTTTCTCCCTTATATATCCGTTCATCTACATCTTCTTCAAAAGGCACGAACTATATGGTTGGCGCGGTTTGAATTTTTGCATAGTATTGAATATAAGGCGTCTCGTCAAGAATGAGTGGCTTGATGCCACAATTCAACCAGCGCTTTAACTAATGAAACTCTGTCTCCGTTACACTATCAAAAGCAACCTATAATGTAATAACTCGTTGCGTCATTTGTGTTCCAAAGTAGTGTGTTCCATCCTGACCTGGCACAGATTGTGTCAGGTCTTGAAAGGTCGGGGACAGACCTCGTGAGTATCTGTCCCCATTAGCGACGCTAAACAGGCCAAATTGAGAGGAATGTATGCCATTATATACAAAGCCTGTATAGTCGTCTTTCTAGTAAATATTTCTCATTTTATTTCCTCCCTTGTGTTTAGCGTCTGCGATTGAGTAATGTTACATTACGGAACTGCGCGCTATTTACAATTTCTTGTTTGACTTTATTGATAGCTTGGTCAATATCATAGTCCGCGCCAATTGAACCAATATCAATATTGATTTCACAATTACTTCCTGCTTCTACGTTAGAAGAGGGGAATTTACCAGAAATCATTTTTGCAAGATTAGCAGTAAATGAAGCAATCATAGCAGTTTGATTGGCATTGAGGAATGCTTCTGGTTTACCAGGAGTGCCATCAACCCAAGCGGGGCCAGTGTAGTCTACAAGACCACCTGTAGCGTATCTAGCACCACTAACTTTATTGTCATCTGCCATGTCTTGGGCCGTATTGGTCCGCGCGAAGAACTATTCAAGAATTGAAGGCAGTGTCGTCTCCATTGCGTGTGCCACATGGGCTTCATCATTTTGAGGAATATCACCAATAGTCCAAATAAGACTTTCGGTCTATTTAGTAAGCGCATCTGTAACCATCTTAGATATATACTCACTAGACGAAGTAATACCTTCATTCAACTTTTCAAGATAGTTCTTTGACCCAGCAATATTTGTAGCCTACTCTTCATCCATCTTTTCACGTTCGGCGTTAGAAGCATTACGCCAATCCTCACCCATATGAATGGCATCGAGAATAGCCTATTCGCCTTGCGCAATGGTTTGCTCTGCGCGCTCAATGTATATACGATTTTCAACATTACTGTCAATTTGCTTCTACATTGCATCAAGAATATCTTGATGGCGCTCAGCATCTTTATCCATTTGCTTTTCAAGAGTGTCAAGAATATTATCCACATTCTAATCAGCTAAATCTTGCTGGTCGGAATTTATTTCTTCTTGAAGTTCTGCAATATCATTTACATAACGACCAGAACTATCACGCTGGAGCAGGGCTAAGCGATTTTGCTTCTTTTGAAGGTCTTCAAAACTATTTGCACGTTCGCGCGCCTTACGTTCTTCCTCAATGTTATTACGCACACTTTCAAGATAGCGTTGGTCTTGTTCTTCAAGCTTCTCATAAAACTCTTGACGGTCTTCAAGCTATTTTTCATCAAGCTCTTGGAACACATCTGCAATATCATTAGTGAGGTCAATGAAACTATCGCGCCAGCCTTCCCAAAGTTCTTTTAGCTCTTTCTTATAATCGTTGATTTCATCAGTAAGGTCTTTCTAACGACCAAGGACGTCATCATAAGCGTCAATCCATTCATCAAGTTCTTCGGTGATATCACCAGTGGATGCCCAATACTCTTCGGTTAGACGGAGAGAGCCGTCAATAGATACTTCGATGTATTTGGAATATTTAGATTGAGCTTCTTTTTGGAGACGTTCGAGTTCGGAATTGACGTGATTGAGGTAGGATTGGTTAGAGCCAAGGAGAGTTTTGTAGTAGTCTTCTTGGGCTTTGGTGTTATTGAAGATATCAACGGGTTTGGTGAGGAGCTCTTGGACGTCTTGGAGAGATTCGAGATGCTTTTTGTAGTCATCTACGGTTTTGATGTAGTTGTAGAAGGGGTCTTGTTTGGGTTTAGTGGGTTTTGAACCGCCTCCGCCTCCACCACCAGAAGGTTTCTTTCCACCACTACTGCCAGGCTTGGATGCTCCAACAATTTTAGGCATAGGAACTGAAGAAGTACCAGTCATAGTCATTTCTGAAGGATACTCCTATCCCATTAATGTGGTAACGCCTTTAGCTTCATAACTAATCTTACCAGGTACATCTTCCATTTCAGCATCACTTTCTTGAATATCAAGGACAATACCATTAGCAGATGCGTATGCTTGTACCTAATCAACAGTCGCCACTCCAGCATCAAGTAAAGTCTAAAAACCAGAAATAGTGTCCTACATACCTTGGTCCATATCTGCAAAAGAAAGATATTCGCCAGTTTGCATCATTTCGCCTAGCCGATCCATTCCTCCAGCTAAATCTTCCATAATTGGCGTATAATTTTCTGTTTCTTTATTAGCCTCATTAAGTTCTTTAGCGGTTTTATTGATAGCCTTACCAAAGTCTTCACTAATTATATCGCCTAATTCTTCTATTGCGTCTGCATCTCCCTCAGCAGCTTTCTGCATTAAATCAAAAACTTTTGGACTTTTTAGAATATCTTTATTAATTTTAAAGTTTTCATTTAATCCAAAAAGCTTTCTTAACGCATCGCTCATTTCGTCAAAAGCAAGTATCTAATCTGTAGTTAGATGGTCTATATCATTACCAGCATCTTCTAATAAACTAACCCAATTCTCATAGCTTGAAGATATTTCATCAACTGCTTCTTTCTAGGCTATCGCATTGATTGCTACCTCTGTTGTTAAGGACGAACCAATATCTTCGTCTTTATATAAGTCATCATAGTATTCCTTAACAGCCTTAATATTATCTTCATCCAAACCAGCTTTTGTCGCTTTTTTAATCATTTCTTCTACATTAGTAACAGCATCTAGATATTCTTTGGCGGCCTGCTCTAAGGTATTTTTAGTAACTTCTTCACCTTTATTATTTAGGGCTGTAACTAATTCACTATAATGGTCTATTATTATATTCGCTGTATCGCCACTTAGTCCAGCAAGCCAATTATACCAACTTGATGCAGTACCCTCAAGCCCACTTTCTGTATATGGTAAACTCTATGTGCCATAACGCTCTTCTTGTCTTTTCATAGCAAATTTTTGCATATCATCTTTTCTATCAGTATAAGAAGAACCATAAGTTGTCTCTGCAAAGCCGCTTGCTCCCAATTTGCCAAAATCTTCCCAACTTCCAGAAAAACCAAATAAATTCATTATAGATTGTTGGGCATCTGTATGTTTCTCACCATAACTCAATATTGCCTAATAAAATCCATCAAGCCACTCTAGTCCAGCATTTATTCCTAATGACTAAAATTCTCCAGAACCAAGCTCCTCAATTATATCCCCAAAACTATAATTTACTGATGGTTCTTCCCCAAAAGAAACAGGAATTTTAATCTTAAAAGTTTCCTACATTTCTTCCACAGAGTTTTTGATTTCTTGTTTCTACCGGCTCATTGAACCCGCATCAAAAATATTTACATCTTGGTTCCTAATACTTTGCTCTATAAAAGATTGCTGAGCATCTGACAATTCAGTCCATCCATCAATACCAGGAAGCATTGCTATATACATATCCTTTATAGTATCTTTCTAGTCTTCTAATCCCTAATTAGCGTTATCTATTACAGAGTCATATTTTTCCATCTCATTATTATAATAGCTCTAATAAGTTTGAAGAGCTAACAGTGCTCTCTCCTACTTATCTTTATCTTTAAGTCTCTATTTAATTTGGTCCCTATAATAATCATAATTTTGTATAAGACCCGATAAGGAAGTCTAGTTAACATCTATCGCTCGACCAAACAGATTGAAGTCTTTGAATGATATACCAGCCTTATTCCAAATGTCTCCAAGATTTTCGGCACCAAGCATAGCTTTATCTTGATTAGCCTATTTTATCTCATTCTAATAAGTTTTTGCTTGACCTTTAGTGTTTTTGAAAAAATTAGCATCCATTTGGGCGCTTATCTATTTTCCCTACGTTTGAATCTACTTTTGCTACTCTGCAATTAGTTCTATTAATGCTTCTTTATTGTTAGCAATAGCTTCGGCATTACTATCATATCCTTCCGCCAATTTCGGATTTTTCGCAATAATGGCATCACAAATTTCTAGATATCTATCATACTCATCTGTGGTAAGAGTAAGATTTTGACCATATGTCCCAACCCCTTTTACCAAAGTGGAAAAATCTTGCTCAACTACCTTGCCGTTCTTATTTTTTATCCCCTCATTATAGCTCTAGTAGTCTCTAAGGGTAGATTCTAAATCATTAAGCTCTTGCGCCATCGAAGTCAGGTCTTGGATTTGTTGCTAAAATTCTTCTGCTCGCTCTTTTGCAGTTTTTATCCATTTTGCGAATAACTAAATAATAGCAACTACAGCAGTCAACCCCGCAATTACAACAGACACTTTTGCTGGAGCAGATAATGCGCCCCAAAAGGCCTTAAAGCTCGCCCCCGCGCTTCCGGCGGCTGCTGATGCATTTGCTAAATTTGTCTATAAAACAAGTAATTCGGCATTCGACTCTTCTAATGATTTACCATATTTTTGTGCGCCTAAAATATCGCCCGCATCTTCAGCGGCAAAAAGCTGCTGTGCCAATGAACTGCGCATTCTTTCAAAACCGGCTAGTTCATTTTGAGCAAATAATACTTCTTGGGTGCGAACAAGCTTACTACTTTTTACGGCTTTTAGACCATTAAAAATGCTCCCAAAACCAGTACTCCACTAATCTCCTATAGTTGGAACTTTTGTAGGCACTCCTAACAATTTCAATATATTCCCCATTGCACCAGTGCCATATCTCAATCCGCTAAAAAGTAATAAAATTTTCGAAGTAGTTCCTCCGAAATTGCCAAGTGCGCCAGTCAAATCATTTATAACATCAAGTATTTTGGTAAGAATATCAACCGTACCTTTTATAGCCGCAGAATTAGCAATACCAGTAGTAAATTCTGTCCAGGCGTTAGATAAATTATTTAACTTACTTTGCAAACTATCTAATGTCTTATTAAACTATTCTTGTGATGCACCCGCACTATCCATAGCATAGCCCAATGTCTCTTGCAATCCTTCATAGTCATTCATCATTGCCAAGAAACGGCTTTGCTGGCGCGAACCCGCAGCCTAAGTAGCAATATATCTCTGCTACATAGTATCCAAACTGTCCCAACGAGAAGCAAGTTCAATAAATACATCATCTAAATCACGCATCTAACCAGTAGTATCACGTAATGCAACACCAGCAGTTTTTAATGCCTCTTCAATCTTATTTACACTAACTTCAGTACCTTCTTCGTCAGTACCTGTAACTTCTCCTTGCGAAATTAACTTTTTAACTTCAGCAAATCTTGCAATAACTGTCTTCAATGCCGTACCAGCAGTTTCAGGAGCCTCTCGTGTTGTGGCGATAATCTATGTCAAGAATGCTGCTGTAGTCTCTAATTCCATACCAGTACTATGTGCAATGGAAGCCACCTTACTCATAGCAATAGATATTTCCTCGGTGTCCGCCGCAGTTTTTGCCGCAAGGTTAGAATACACATCATTGATATGCGCCAAGTCTTGGTAAGCCAATCCAAATCCTTTGACTGCCGCTGTCGCATAGTCAGTCGCTGCCGCATAATCAATATTTGAAATGCGAGCCATTTTAAGTGTCTCATTCGTAGCCGCCATTACCTCTGCATCAGTAAGACCTTGCTGGTAATATAATTGTGCGACCTCATAAGAGCCCTTGATTGTAGAACCTGTAGCTTGAGCCATGGCAGTATATGCATCAATCTAATTCCACAAATCTTTTGTTGTATAATCTGTTACGACTGCAATATTATTCATTGCTTCGTCTAACTCTTTTACTGACTAGAAAGCACTACGAACAACTCTACTAAAGGTTCTCAAGATACCAGCAGCGGTTCCAAAATAAGCAAAACGTGAAACTACCTGACTTAGTTCTTCTTTCTATCTTATTATCGCCTAAGTAGTTGTTTCTATGCTGCTAGTAGCACCAAGGAGATTATCTCCTGTAGAGGATACTGTTTGAAAATACTACTGAAATGTTTCTAGCGCGCCCTACGCTCGCTCCTGGTTTTGTCCGCTAAGTGTTGTTAATGCTTGCTGTAGTTTATCACGAGTATCTGTCACTAAATTCTAGGTTGTCTGTCCAAAAGCATCGTGAATAGCAGTCTTAAAATTCTGCAACGCGGCAAGCTATTTTTCCTAATCCTTTATAGTTAAAGCATCACTAGAAGTTATGCGTAAATTTGCAATAGACTTTTTAATATTCTATATTTTTTGATCAATTAGTTGGTCAAAATTGCCTATATCTAAATTATCTAAATTAAGCCCTTTAACCATATTAGTAAAGTCGCCCTTGATTTTTAAATTTGCAGCTTCACCCATAAAAGAACTTAATTTAGTTTTTAAATTATCAACTATCTATGATGCCCTCTCTCCAGATTGAATTAGTTCTTGGAAAGCACCGCCATCTCCCATTCGTGTCTAAAAAGCACGACCAAAACCCGACCATGCCTATGCAGAGATGCTGTCTGGACGTTTAGTGTCTGTATATGTTTCCCAAATCTATTCGAGTTGGGTTTTCAGTTTTGTGGCGTCTTTTAGAGTGAAATTAGCTAAAGTGCGTTTTACTTCTTCTAGCTAGCTTTTTAATTCTTCAACCCCTTTATTATCGCCCAGTTTCCCGAGAAAATTCGTAAAAATATCATTTTTTTTCGCAGTATTCTCAATAGATTGATTAAAATCATCTAAATCTGCTTTAACCTTATTTAAAGCAGACTTTATATCGTTACGAAATGTTTCAAAAGGAACTAAAGTGCCCTCTTTGCTTTTTACAGAATTTTCAATAGAAGTTTTTAGGTTCTAGATTTTTGCACCAATCTAGTTCGCAGTTATATCAATATTATTCTCTAACTTTGTAAGATTTTGTTTTGCTTTATCAAAATCTTGCGCCGAAAGAGCATCAAGTAAATCAGAATAGCCCCCAATAGGTTTCTCATAGCCACTTGCAGAAAGTTTTATCTAAGCTTGTTTGGCTTTCTCTAAAGCGTCAACATACGACCCAGAAAGAGTTTTCTAAAGTGATTCAATTTCCTATTTTGTTTTTGTAATTGCTGGCGTATCTATATCAAAATTAAAACTAGACCCACTAATCTTACCTAAAGTATGATTTAAATTGCCAATTGCTTTATCGACGTCTATACTTGCACGCTACAGTGCTTGTAGCTAATCTACACTAGCCTTGCCCCCAGCAATATTATTGCCAGCCATAGACAATTTATCAAGGGCTTTATTGACCTATTCAAAACTTTTTGCTACTTCTGTTCCTGCGCGTGAATCTATGTTAAAATTCTTAAACTCTGCAAACAGTTGCTAAAATTTCTTCTGAGCCTCTGTAGTATCAGCCCTTACTTTCGCAACAATCTCTAACGTATTCTGTGCCATAATTCACCACCCAATAAAAATGACGGTATTGTTCTTAACCAATACCGTCAAAAATCACTATCTATATCATCAGACAATATAGTAAGACTACACACCGTCTTATTTTCCCTTGTCCCAACTGGGTAGCCCTCACCTTGGAAAGTTCCAATAATAGGTTCCGCATTAGCTCCCAATCTTGCTGATATACCAGTTTTCAACTTTAGTCTCGGTATTGTAATCAATCCCGTTACAATATGCCCAGTATTATCATCCTTTAATCTCGTTTTACCCTCCAAGCGTAAATAACCATTAGTTATTCCAAGCCCACTTTGGAGATAAACTATATCTTCTTGATATTCATAATAATAGTCACATACATATTCTTCATATGTAGTTAAACCCTTTATTTTTTGTCCTTCAAGAACAAAATCCTTTACGCGAGAGCCATCTTTCTAATACACAAATAATTTTTGAGGTATAAAATGAAGATTTACAGCCCCTTCATCATCTGCTTCTAGAGTTTCTGTTTTAGGAACCAATTTCTTTTCTGGCATAGCCTACTGGTTAATACTACTATTCATAAGAAAAGCCAACTAAGTTTTAGAAAAAACTCCTTGAGAAAAAGTAAGCGACACGCTATTCATATTTTCCCAAGTAACTAATTCTCTATTATCATAACCGCCTTTCGCAGCGACATATGAATAACGTCCGTTCAATTGCGCGATTTGAAGTCGTCCAAATCTAACTACGACTTCTCCTTCATCATAATGCTTCCCATTTATAGTAGTTTCAAAGGTTGTTCGTAAAACTACGTCATAGAGTTCTTTGGCACCAAATAATTGTTCACTCATGTGCTAAAGCCTCCTTTCTCATATATAAGTGGATTTTTATACATATAGTTCCTACATTTTTGTTGAGCCCGCGCAATCAAATCAATAAAAAAAGAGAGGGAATTCTCCCTCTCTAATATGTTATATAAATTACACCTTGTACTGAATAAGGTCCATCATCTTACCGTCACTATTACGAAGAACAGTGAGGTTAAGATTAAAGGTAGAAGGATCGCCATCAGCCTGAAGAGTAATGGTATTCTCAGCAGAAACCTTAGCCTTGTAAATTACGAACTGGAAGAATTCATCCTCGCCACTCGCTTCACTACGGCTATAAGTGTCGCCAACAACACGATAAGTGCCAGGGAAGTGCGCCGCGTCGATTGTAATGGTCTTACCATTGCCCACAGCAACATCCACAACATACACGCCAATAAAGCGCTCGCCAGCTTTGGCTGTAGCAGTTTCTCCAACTTTACCATCTTTGGCATCCTTCGCATCAGCTTTATACCATTCAACAGCAACAAGATTTTCTCCACCATTGGTAATTTCTTCCGCAGTGGCAACACGGTATGTTCCATCTTCTTGCTTGATAAGCTTCTGAGGGAGCGCAGCATCATCTGTAGTATTCAAATAATTGATGGTCTTCTTTATTTTCTTAGCTGTGGTATCAATTGTACCCTTTGAGCCACTAAACATAAGTGACATGGACTTAGGAGAGAACAACGCATCTTCAAGAGTAACATTGATTTCCTTACCATAATCCCAGCTTACGAGCTTGGCATTGCCCTTACCGCCAGTAGCATCAGCAGTAGAAGCGGTCTGCTCAATTGTAGAAACCTTCAGTGTGTCAAGATAAAGCACGGGGAAATCAGGTTCACCATGCTCATTGAGGTGCCAGAATGTTACGTCAGCAACCTCTTTAATGCCATATCTATCTAAAATAGAAGCCATTTAGGTAACCTCCTATATAGAAGTTTTCAGCTATCTAAGTCTCGAATCCAATAAGTTTGTTCCTTGCCTTCACTCTCTGCTCCAGCAAGCATCGCAGCGGTGCGTGTCTCATACGCATCCTTTTCGGTATATCTATCTATAAGCGACTTAGTCGCTGCATAAGTAATTTCACCGACATTAGATGGATTTAGTCCAGTATTCATACAGCATACCGAAGTAAGTAAAGTAAGTAGTTCTTGTGGTGCTTTATGCTACTTAGCTTTTATTCTATCTCTTTTTCGAGATAATGCTTTCATACGTCGAATACGTGGGTTTTCATTTTCTTTAGGCTTTTCTTCTAGTTTATTGCCTATGACCGCGCGAATTACATTTTGAAAATCAAAAAAGTTCTCTTCTGTAATAATGCGCTTTTCAGTCACTTCTCCAAATACTATACCACCAATCTCTGGTAATAGCCTGATATCCATATGAGTAAAAAACTTCAAAATTTCACAAATATGTGATTTCATTGGAGGATATAAAGTAGCCTAAAGAAATAGTTGCTAAAAAGGAGTTGGATTTTGGTCTAACTTTGCATCAGCTAACTAATCATCTATGTCGTCTTGGGTTTGTGTCAAAAGAGACGTAAGCACCATAAATTTCTAATATCCAAATGCAATTATATCTTTATTGAAAGGCGGATATACCAAGCAAATATCCTAAAAGTTTATTGGATAACCTATGAATGCTTCTTCAATCATTATGCAAATTGAGTAATGTTGAAATCTATATAGTAGCTAGTCATTTGTTCTGTAACCATGTTCAAAACAAAATCACTACAATTGATGGTTCCTAGCCCATTTATATTCTTATCTTCCAAACTGTTTTGTAATTCGCCAAGAATAAGATACGGGCGCAAATTATCACTTTTTATAATCCACTGGGTTTGCGGAACATAGATATAAATACGAATAAGTATATCTGTAAATTCATCATTCTTTCCGCGCCGACCATGCTATACCATTGGAATAACAACACTATAATCCTTTTCAGCGGGATTATATTGTGGATTTATAGTAATTTGCTTACCATAAAGAATTGTAGTATCAGAGATATCTTCTCCGTTCAAGGGGTCTTTATCAGTATAATATAATAACTTACAAAGGTTCTAATTAGCAAGTAAACGCTTTATTATCTTTTGTAAGTTTTGCCCCATTTCTCCTAGATTTCTTACTCCCATCACTCATTACCTCCTGTAAGCCAGAAAGTATCATCACCAGTTTCACCAACAATATCAACTGGTGTAGTATCTCGCACCATTGTCTCTTTCAAACTAAAATATTCAACTCCAGGCGTAGAACTCAAATCATAACCAGTTACAATATACCCCTCTTCATCAATAACGAGATAATCTTCTCGTTTCAAATCTTTAGTGGTCGGCATAATAATATGAGTTTCTTTATCTGGGTCTTGATAATTGGGGTTCTTTGCTGTAGAACGAATTACATCATAAATAATGCGGTCCATTTTCCCATAAAAGTATCCCCAACTTTCATGTTGCGCGCCCGCCCTATCTTTCCACTGAATAAGATGGGTCAGTTTTAGCACCATATATTTGTTATAGCCTTTTGATTGTGTCTCGCGCAAAAACAAAATCATCCAGCGATTCTCGCTATGCTTTCCAGAAATTAGAAAAATAGTACCTCCAGGATACTTTTTATCCAAATCTAAAAGCAACCATTGAGTAGTTTCCGTCTCATCCTACTTATTTGGTTCAAGAGTTCCAGAAAGTTTATTCCCTTCTTCATCCTCAAATTCAACCCTGTAAGTAGACATAGACTTATATCTCATCCAATCAGCTTCGCGCTGACCTTGCACCCGTGAAGCAAAATCAGTCCCATATCTATTTAGACGTTTCAAATAAACTTCATCATAATAATTCATTTTATCTTCGACAAAAGTCCCATACATTCAAAAATTATGCTACGAAAATATTCATATCTCACATAGCGCAACTAATTCATATTATGAGACAATTTATAATAATTTATAGACCTATGGGAGCTATCAAAACCACCTAATTCAATCAATAGGCTATCGAGAAATTTTTCCCATTCTCCCTGTTTCTCAAATTCACAAAGAAGTCCAAATAATTTATTGCGAAACTAATTTATATACCCATCCCATACTGTCTTTTCATCAAGTTGTTCCATATCAATTACCCGCCATATTACGGAAAGGCCACGGCTTTTCATCCACAGAACGGTAGTAATTTGCTTCCAGTTTGCGGGCGCGTGTCCATTCCTTATCAAGTAATTTGGTAAACTTGTCAATAAGATTTGCTTGAGAAAAGTCAGCTTCACTATACAGTGGCTTCAAATGTTGCCACGTCAAAATACATCTATCTAACCACTCAATTTTCATATATGTAGCAATAATCTGAATTTCAGTGGCATTCAGAGTATTGATAAAACCATCGTCATCTCTTGTAAGAGAAGTTCGGGGGAACTTGAAATGTACAATCCCATCTTCAAGTAGTTGGCGCATATCCGCAGCAACCATTTCAGGGTCATCCCAAGTCTGCCATTCATCGTCGAGAATTTTCGAAGTGAATGCATCATACACTTGTGAATAAGGAGTGCTCATATTACTCCTCCTTCATTCGAAGGTCAAAAGAAATCTCCTTATCAATATCTACTCCAAGAATCTTCTTGATAAAAGCAATTTTATCGCCATCGCGCACACGCATATCTACAGCCATATCAACTAACTGCATTTGCTATTCACGAGGCATAGTCAAAAACTTTTCTTCAAAGTCAGCTTGCTTATCAAAATTCAACATATACTTCAAATCACCGTCAGAATATACTTTATGATTTACAGGCATCTTTGCGTCCTCTGGCTCAATACCAAGAGCTTTAGCAGCCGCAAGGTCATCAATATGAAGTATACCTTGATTTATCATATTCATAAAGCCCTCATCAAAAATTGCTTCTTCAAGGACTTCAAAAGGAATAGGTATTGTTTGTCCTTTCTTTGACCAATTGCGCACAAAATTGCGATTTGGAACTGTAAGTCCCACATGACCAGTACACTGACTGGAAACTTTTACTTTATATTCAGCATCCATTATAATTCTCTCCTTTTACTCCGGTTGGGGAGGTTGATAACCTCCCCACCTATATTATAAATTAGTTATCTAGATTAGAAACCGTAGGGTTGAGCAGAAGTATCGGCAATGCCGGTATTCTGATAGATACCCCAGTTATTGAAAGTATGGATGGCGGCGCCCATCTTCTTATAGAAGTTAACCTCCATAGACTGGTCGCGGTTATCACTAAGCCACATCTGAGTATCGCCCTCGAATACGAACTTAACAACCTTCTCACGGCCAGCGGGGAAGACATAAGCAAACTGAGGATTAATCCAAGTAGAAGTATTGCTTTCGTCAACAAAACCTTGAGGAATCTCCACAATCGGGCAACCACGGAAAATACGAATACGGCCAAGATTGTGAATGCTCTCGATATCATCAGGAGAATAAATACCCTGGGCGACACCAGCAATCGCAGGAACAATCGCGTCAGGACCCATAGCAGCGATGAACTCAGGAGCCGCGAAAATAACAGCGCCATCGCCATACATCTTCACGGTGTTGACAAGCTTCTGAAGGTTCGCAGCATTGAAAGCGCTATCAATATACTGGTTCGCGGCAGGACGCTTGACATTATTCAAGCTACCTATCAAGCAACGAGCAACTTCAATGTAGGCCGCATCTTCAAGACCTTCAACAATAATCTCCATAATATCAGCCATGCTTTCAGCGCCATCAAGGAAACGTTCAAAGTCAATCGTGCCGGCAGAGCCAACAGCCTTCGCACTGACTTCATACTCTTCAGCATCAAGACGGAAGGTTTCATATACGCCAGAAAGACCAACGCGAGTTACAAAGCTCTTCGCGCGGTTCTTGCCGAGCTTCTTACGGAAGATAGCCTTTGTTCCCTGAGAAACAGACTTGATTTCCGCGAAAGAACCCATACGGGCAATGACTTTGGGAGGAACAACCTCATCCGCAGTCTCAATCATAATCTGGAAAATATCATATTGATTACGACGGAACTCATTGATAGAACTGCACATCGCGGCCATTTCGCCACGAAGAGCATCATTTACATTCTTCTCACTAAAATTAGCAGGAGCAGTACCCTTGGCTGCATGAAGAGCTAATTCTTTGATTTCAGCAATAGTAGCCATTATATTTACCTCCTCCTTAGATTAACCAATAACCTGGAACTTCACGCCAGGCTCGCCGTTAGGCATGGTATAGAACTTGACGGCCTTGAGCACAGGACCAAAGGCAGGCTTTTCCTTCGAGAGGCAGATACGGCCAGAAGCATCAGCGCCACCATAAACAGCAGTCTCGCCAAGCTTGCCAAGAGCCTCTTCAAGAGCATTCTGAGTAGTATAATCTGTCTCATTATAGCAAAGGCAGTTTGTGGTAAAAAGATCTCCCACAGAAAGATAGCCCATGCGAGGATAGAAGCCATCTTCAGGACGGAGGCAGAAGTTCTTCAGACCCATCTTGCGCTCGTCATACATATGCTCAGCAGTATAATTCAGAGCAATTGGAAGAGAGCCATCAACAGGAAGCTTGATAAGACCATTGGCCTTGTCAACGGCAAGAAGCATACCATTTTCGGCAGGGGCTTCACTAAAGCCTTCATCTAACGCACACTGGGCCTCAATACGACCATCGCGGCGGAAGGCAACGTTATTCAACTCTAACTGAGAGTAGAGATCGATTTCAAATTTCTTGCTCATTAGGTTTTACCCTCCATTACTTATATTGATTCAAAATTGCTTCAATTCCAGAGAGCGGGGTGTCCGCCTTGGGAATAACAGTCGGCTCAGTAGCCGAAAAGATAGACGGTGTGGCCTTAACAAGCTCATAAGAGAGGTCCTTTTCAAGGCTTTCCACAGTATACTCATCAATCTTCGCAGTGTAGTTAGCGACGACTTCATCATCCAACTTCAAAGCATATTTTTCAATAATCTTTTGCTTGTTACCAGTTTCAACAGTATGCTGGTAATCTTTCAAGCTATCACGCTCTGTGGTGACTTCGTTAAGAGAATTATTTGCAACTTCAAGGTCAGCCTGCGCAGTAGCTAAATTATTATTCGCAGTTTCAAGCTCATTCTGGAGATTGGTAATCTGCGTGTTGTACTCCTCGATACTCGCATCACGCTCAGTAATAGTAGCAGAGAATTGCTCATTTTGCTCTTTCAAAGCAGTGTAATTCTCATCAATCTTCTCATAGTTGCCACCATTGAGGGCGCGCAGAGCATTAAGGGCATTCATTTCACTCTCATTGACTTCAATAATATAGGCATTTACTTTATCACCGAGAGTAATGCTATCCTCATTCTTTGTGTAATACTGACGAAAATATTGTGAATTTTCGTAGTCATAGCACAATGCGTAATCATCATATACATCGCAAACGGAGGTGGAACACACCCAACCGCCTTCCTCTGTATATTCAGGATTTACGGCTTTCCAAATCAAATCATACTTCTGACTATCAGAAAGCTTGAAATTGATTTCCATGCTCTTTCCTCCTGATTTCAAATTATATTGCTGTATTTTACTGTAGAGTTCCTACATTTGGTTGAAAAGTTCGAAGAAGGCCGCGCCCTCAAAGCAAGGCTCCACATCATCACCTAAAGCTTGGAGGCCGGCAAAAGAAGCTTCAGAAAACACATAAACTTGTGTTCCATCTATATCTTCCCATTTACCTTTTATTGTCTTTGGAAGTAATTCCATCGACAATGATTTCCCGACAATATATTTTGCTTCAGGATAGATTTCAGTATACACAAGAACATCAACACAAGCATAGGTGCGCGTAATTCCATCCTTATCTATGAAGTCTTCCCAAGCAAAATTAGGTTCAGCCAGCACAACGCCGTAAATCTTACCTTGCGTGCGACTTTCGCCGTGGTCAAGAAAATCTCCTTTAGTTTCATCCCAAATACCCTTTACTGGAGTATAAGGAACTGTAGCCAAAAGTTTTTCCGCGAACTCCTCTGTTATATAAGTAGCATTCCTATTCTACCCCTTATAAAAAATGCGTGCACGGGCTATGCTACTAATTTCGTTAAATTTTGATTTTATTTCGTAGACAACTACTTGAAGTTGCCGTTGAAAGTCTTTCAACTGGTCTTCCATTATTCATTGCCCCCTTCATCACTCGCACCTTGAGATTGGATATTGCGAATTGTTTTATCTGATTTCTAATCATCTGGTAAGGTAGGTCTCCCTGCACCATTACCAGTAGTTTTATTACTTTCAGTATATGAGGTTTGAAGTGGAATAAGGCGTTCGCGCAAACCAAGTAAATCATTCTCAAGGTCTTTCACATTTACAATATCCTTTTGATTTAGCCCCATAGCCAAAGCCGGAAGAATAAAACTATATCCAGTAGTCGCACCTTTATAAGTGTTATCAAGAAATTCTTTTTCGTTGTAGTAACTAATAGGTAAAATATTATATTTGAACCTTATATTAGAGTTGCTAAACATAGCATTTACTGCGTTAGTAAACACATTTGCAATTTTTTGCGCAACGGGCATAACCATCGCAAGGTCATTTTGAAGCGATACCGTCAAAGCTAAATTGCTTGTAGAAGCAAAAATATTAGCACTTACTCCAGCAGAGCGATAAACGGTATTTGCAATCTTTTCAAGATTATTTTTTGTCACACTTTCATTTTGAGTGTTAGTTCCCTATACATCTACATCTGCGTATGTTGTAAGCACACTAATATTACTATTATTCTTCAACATATTGACAGTGCCACGATGAATTTCTTCAGCTTCAGGAGGTTCAAAAAGAAGTTCACCGTTGGTTGTAAGATGGGGAATTTTTTGAATAAGTATTTTCTTTATTTCATCTGCGTCCTTCTTTTTTTCCATTGCTTCATAATCACGATAATTTACAATTGAGGGAATAGCGGGCAAGAAAAAAGGACGGCCATCAAAAAAGGGAATACAAATTCCAATAGATGAAGGAATGAGATAATATTGGCTCCCCTTTCCATTCTCCCAGCGTTTCCAAGCGCGCACTATCTCTTTTGGATAAGCGCGTAGAGCACGCTCTCTAGTACCGTCAGCTTCGCTCAAAGTGGCAAAATAGCGTAAATCAAACTCAATAAGGTCATTTCCACTAGCATCTTTATACCGTGTATAACAATAACCAACAGGTAAGTCTAAAATTGCAAAATGTTCCTTGTCCAGCGTTTGTATTACTCCGTAATATACGCCATATACTACTGCCTTTATCATCATATTAGTTGCTAAGGCGGGGATAGACGCTTTGTCAATAAAGTCTAAGGCTTTGTGATAACGACGAGAGATATTTTCTTCTATAATGCTATGTCCAAATACAGGGTCTGGAATTAGTATACCTAAATACTTTAGAATTGTTGCATAATAAATGCAAATTCTACGATAGAAGCCATCAATAGAATAATAAGAGTAAGATAAATCCTATTGCTATTGTAAAGTGCCACTATCTATAATACGTTTTATTTCTTCCTCGTTGTATTCTTTTACTCGGCGCAATCTTCCAATTTCATATATACTACGATAACCACTATCACTAGTGGCTATCATAGCATTTATAGAAGCTTTGAAAGCGTCAAGTGAAAAGTCATGGAGGCGTTTAGGGGTTTCATTTTGGTTTTCCATTTATACCTCCTTTTATTTCGCCTCCGTATAGAAGGTCAAAATACGTTTGCCAATTCGTTTGGCTTTCTTTTTAGTGTATTCATCTTCTAATTCTTTGATGCGCCATAGCCCATATTCGAAAGAAGAGAATTTATCTTTTCCAAATCGAGAATTGATTTGTTCAAGCACGATATCTTGCTGATTGCCAGTTTGTTTGAGACGTAAATTACCTAACTCATCGCATAGGCGTGTAGTTATTTCATGGGGCAGTAAGCGCTTCGCGCGGTCTTCTACGCTCATTTTTTGGCCTACTTTAGTTGCCATCAACTTATTTTTAGCTTCTTGTTCTTTTATGAGTAAGCCAACTTTCCCGCTATAAAGGCGCGAATAGCAATTACTATGAATTTCACTATTCAACTTTGTATTTGCTTTGATAACATAAATAATCTAAATAGCATCACGAGGTTGAGTTTTCTTCATATCTTCATCATTGAAACTACCGTATGCAGAATACATTATACCTTCTTCACTATCGAAAGTGGGTCGCGCCATAAAATCAAGCATTGATACCCCAAGTCCATTACCATCTATCACAACCTCTAATGGATCAAAAGCTTTTATAATACGTTTCAAATCGCGCACTTGGTATTCCATATGGCGGTCATAATCGTGTTTGCCAAGTATATACATATTTACAAGGTTACTTCTGAAGCCCTCTGGATTTCGAAAAACCTTGAAAACACTAACAACAGTTTGACAACCGATTCGGCCAACATCCACTGATAATAAGTAGAAAAAATCGTGGTCGCTCATATTTTTTCGATGAGTTTCTGGATTTACAATTTTTCGATATTTAGAAATACGGTCGTAGTTGAACCAAGACTCATTCGAACCGCCTGTATATATACTACAATATTCTCTTGCAAAATCATCAGATTTGAAAGTACTCGCACTACGTACTTCATTAATAAACTATTTACTTATAAGACCATGAGCCATTGGTACTTGATAAGAAGTCCCCCATACGAAACAACTATGTGGGTCAATTATTTCTTGTTCAAAAAGCTCAACCAATTTTTCATAACAATATGTAGATTTCATTGAAGCTGATGTCATATATAACTATGCTTGATGTGGTTCATAAGGATTTACTTCTCCGTTTGGCATACGACGTGCAACGTTCAATAGAGGAATAACAACGCTATTCAATGCATCCGCATCGTGGTCGCGCACCTCATCAATCAGGCCAGCATTTCTACGTCCGCCACGAGTAGAATCTAATGCGCCGACTATATCAAGTACTGAATGATTTTTAAAAGTCAAAGTAATATAATCTTTGCCGAAATTGCCAGGCATATCGCTTATATCTCCACCAATTATCTCTTTTCTCAAAAGAGGGAAATGCTAATAAATCTCAACTATTTTTTCCTTAGTATTTTTTGCAGCCTAGCTTTTATTAGGGGCAACTACGAATGCTTTAGTGCCAGGAAGAAAAATGCACTTCAAGATGAGTGCTAAAACTGATACAAAAGTTTTTGAGAACGCGCGTGTAGCTGTACAAAAGTGATAGCGATAACGCATAGACGCACGAATAAATATGCGTTGATAAAAGAAGAGACTAAAGCTATCATAAGAAGGAGTGATCAAATCAAGATAAAGATCGGGGTAAGCCGTAAATAAATTTATATAATATTCATATAATTTACGATTAGATTCAATCTTTTGTTGAGTCAATATAACTCCCTTTTCAACTTCAAATCCATTCTTATAAAATTTCTAAGTAGCTACTAAACAGCTTTTAGTAATTATGCTACCAGGTGTGTCAATCATTCAATCACCCCTGGGTCAAAATCTTCCGACTCAAAATAATCATCAACTTCTTGAGTCATTTCATCACTTGCATAATTATCCAATAGACCCATAGAATCTTCAATATCTTTTGCCGTTTGGAGAGCCTCAATACGTTTTGTAATTTCTTCGCCAATACCTGGCTCTTGAGTATAAAGCCTTTGGCAAAAATTCTAAATATTGTTCATTGTAATATCAACAATATCTCGTTTTACTCCATCATAAAACTTATTTACAAAACCAGTCTTTTCAAGATAAGCCGCAAGCTCGCCAATACTATCAAAATCCTCTGCATTCTTTGCGTTCTTAGGTGTAAATTCTCCGATTTTTACCAACTTTTCATAAGACCCAAGCATCTTATCAATATCCGCGCCTTCACGAATACGACTATCAATAATCAAGCTCAACTTACAAAGTTTCAACGCTTGGTCCATTTGAAGGTCACCATTGATGTTTTGGGTATTCTATACACCCTAGAAAAGACGTTCTAGATATTGTAGCTCTTCATCATCATAGTTCGAACCCCATTTGGATTTTAGTTCTTCGCGCCGTTGAGCTTCTAATCCGGGGATAACTTGGTAGTCTAATGTACCTTCTTCTCGTAGTTCTTCATACTTTTTTTGGTATTCGCGCCAACCAATATGAGAATACTCCGCAGACTAGAATATTGCTACATAAGTAGAAATTGCTTTTTCTTTTTGGTCATCATACAATTTCTACCATCGTGCAGGAATAAATGGAACATCAACTAACTAACAAATCTTATCAATAGCCTCCCATTTGGTTTCTTCTGGCTGTTCTGCGAACCACTTTTCTAAACACCTATTACAAATATGAATATATCCAGAAGGACAAAGCGGAGAGCGGGTGGGAAGATAATTAGAACTATCATACGTGCGCCCGCATTTCTCACAATCTTGGAAAATAACTTTTTTCTTCGGTGTCGGCATATCTAGCCTCCTTATTTCTAAGTTTTCTTTTCCTTTTCTTCGGTTATCTAATATAAGAGAACCGCTATTTCTTGACGTTGTTTTCGTCCAAGGGTGAGGTATGTATCAATTACCTCAGATAACATTTCCTCAAGAGGCCGCGTAGTTCGGTGAGATTTAGATTTTAGTTTGGTTTCATGCTCCATTTTTATGGAGCCCGCGCAATCTAAATTAGACTCACAATTGGATGTCTCACTTACACTATCTATTTTGAGGGCGCGGGTAGCATCATTTTCCTCAATGGATATCTCTCCATTCTACAAATTCATGGGCTCGCGCACCTGCGATTCGGAAGTAAATCCAATTTCTTCTGCCTCTTGAGCCTGCGTAGCAGGCTCAAGAGGGGAACTACTAGGCACTTCATTTTCCTAGTTTCCCAATAAACTACCCCCCACCCTAGGACATCCTCTCACCCAGCCATCAACACACATAATCTTCAAAAGTCCCATAAACTCTACAGGATTCAACTTCATACTCTACTCCACAAAGTGAAGTAGTTCTTCGGAGCTTACTTCAACTCCAATCTATTTCTTTATCTTACTATAACGCAATGTGTTCCTCCAAGACTACGCAATTGTCTGTGCGCGCAGTCCAAAAATTTATCCATCTTTTATATAGATTATTGTATAAAATGCCCAATTACTACTGGGCCTTACGTTTCTATCTCTCACACCACTTACACCTGCAATTCCATCCCCCCGCATTACGGGAAGACTGGGCAAAATTGCGCCCATCCATAAGTAGCACTGCTCCACAATCCTTACACTGTTTGAAGCTTTTGGGGTTCTTACGCGCGCAAAAAGTATCCCAATGGAGTTGCGCGGCATTGGCTATTCCTTTACAAATTTGCTTGGTATATATAGTGGAAATGTAGGGTTCACTGTAGTCTACCCCCAACTTTTCGTGTAGTACCCTACAAATGAACTCGTTGGTGTAATTTTGGGATTTTAGTTGGAATATAAGTTTTTGCGCGGGGCGCAAATGGGCAAGATTAGTGTAAAAGTCCAACGTGGCGTATAAGGCGGGGATCGCGCTTTCCGCATCACCCACACTCCAATCTTCCAAATCTTCTCTAAACTCATTCATCCAGTAAATGTGCTTCCAATTACGGAAGTCCAAGAAGCAATTGTTCTTTGGCTCGCGCAAAGGCTCATCAGGTAAGTTTATAGTATATGGTTTAGAGAATTTAGTCTAAGGATGACGCGCATTATACAGGCCCATAGGAAGTATGGGAAATGCGTCCGTATCCCAAAGAAGTCCTTGGGTTTCTTCTCCCCCTCGATATTTATCCTACACAACTGAATGGAGTTGTATTTGGGGTTTTATGAAGTCGCCAATGGTGTATTGTTCTCGACGAAGTTCGAGGAGAAGTTTGCGTAGGTGGTAGGTTTGTTGGGAGGTTAGACCTTGGTTAGTAAGTGCATCATCTAGGCGGTCAATACGCTTCCAAAGAGCTCTCATACACTCCAAGGCAGGAGAAGAATCGGATTGTTGGTTTGATTGTGTAGCGCGGGCCCCATCGTTTTGGGGGACAGGCGCAACACTTAGGGATGGATCGAAGGATGCGCGCTCCAGATTGGGTTTTGGGATGGTGTAACGTGTTGGGCCTTGGCGAAAGAGAGACTCCGAAAAAGTGGGACTTTCCACTAGGGCTTCCAGGGACTACTCTTTTGGCCGTGCGGGAGTGGAGTAGCCGACAAGTTCTATGTCTTTGGAGCGTACTGGGTTGTAGCCATCGGGATCTTCTCCGCACAAAATATAGTTAGATAGTAAGTCTAGGTCTTTTTGGTTGGGCTTGCGTCCAGAGCGTTCCATTGCGCTCAGCACATTATCTACAAGTTTCTAACGTGCGGTTGCATCGTTTAGCGAGAAATCCAGAGTGTAGGGCGGAACATACTTCGCTGGATTGCGTTTTTGTTTTGTGTCCGACATCTATTTGGTAATTCACCTCCATTGTATGTGGTTGGGGAAGAAGCGTATTCCTGCCCCATACTTATATTATACCACAGGTGGGTGAGGAATTTCAAATTTTAGGTTTGGAATTTTAGGTTTGGAATTTTAGGTTTGGAATTTTAGGTTTGTGAAGAGAATGTACCAGGTAGGCGGGGTACACGATTCGTGTGTGCCCGCCTGCCGGAAAACCTTCCCCCGTCACGGGCAAGGGCAAGGGCAAGGGCAAGGGCGCGGGATATGCCCCCCCCGCTTAGAACGCCATAAGCACGGCGAAAAAAAGTTTTTAAAAATCGAAAAAAGTGCTTGACATAGGTTAGAGCATATGTTAATATGGGCACAGTCAAGGGAACGAGAGTTCCGGCGGCGGGTGTTCTTTGTCAAGTAAATATGCGTTTGCGTAAATCGCGCAAGGACGGAGCGCCGGCAAAGGGGTTACTATACCCTTTTCGCAACGGTGCGGGGATGTTGTAGCGTGGCAATAACCGCCAAAACGCTAAGCTGTACTTTATCATATTAAAGAATGGAGCTAAAACAATGAAACTTGAGATTAAAACAAATATTAGCAACTTCACGGAAAACGAACGCAACAACCCGGCGCTTACGGTATTGTCGTTTGGCTACACTCCCGCGGAGCTGTACCGGAACGCCATTCTCATGCACAAAGAGAGTGTGCGGGATATGCTTACCGGCGGCTACGGCGCGGAGCTTATCCGTTTTGATACGGACAAGAAAACCTATCGTTTCCGCGTGTTCAAGTGGAGCTGTGAGAACGGCGTCACCTATCGCGCCGCCGCGGGAAATAAATCTGAAATGCGTATCCGTAATTGGGTGTCGGAACATGACAAGCTCTTTGACGTTCTCGCTGAAATGGGATACATTATCAGTGAAACGGAATTCATAGAGCTTTTCAACAAGCAACTTGAAAAAGTTGAAAAACCGGATAGTGGTTATTGCGGTTATGACGGCGTTGCTTTTGAATTGGCTATTAAAGCTATTTTAACGCCGCATAGTAGATGGAAAAACCGCGCTACGCCGCAAGGCAAAATTGATATCAGCAAGACGTGGAGCACTGACGAAAAAGCCGTGCTTTTGTCCTATGCACTGATTGATTAACAAGCAAAAGCGGCGCGGGATACATTCCCGCGCCGCATAAATAAGAATGGAGTGTGTAAAAATGGAGCTTAATGATTTTATCATGCGTTACAATTTCGGTAAACCTATGCGCTTAAAAGTTTACCACTATAGGCCGTTTCGCGTTGCGCTTACGGGCTATGTCGTTGACGGTAAATTAGTTGACGATTACGGCGTTACCGTGCGCGATATCAACGCGCTTGATCGTGATTACAGTATCTTTGATTTTGGCATTGGTGACGGGGAATTGGTTGTCAGTGTATCCCCGAAATACGACAGGCCGTAAACTAAGCTACAAGGGCGCGGGCAAACCGCGCCCAACAAATAAAGAATAGGGGTTTATGTAAAATGAAAATTGCTACTATGGAACGCATGAACGATCAGATCGAAAACACCCTTGAAACCTTGCGAAAAGAAAATAGGGCACTTGAGAAAACGCTTGAGATGTTGAATAGCAAGCCTATCACGAAAGACAACCGCAAGCGCTATGGCATGATCGAACGGCAGATCGCCTACAATAGCGATATGATCGCCGCCTATATGTTGGCGGATGACGCTGTTGAATACTTGCCTATTTTGGTTAAGCATTTTAGCTGGTTGTTGGAAGATATGGCGGATTGAAAAATCCGCCATATCCCAAAATACAAATTTTAGATAGGAGTTTGAAAAATGAAAAGCAAAATCAAAAAGTACAATGCTGTCGTTCGTATCCGTTCCAACACTACCGGCGTCATTAAAGAGCGCGGTTTTGTGAGTATTAATGAGGCCGAAAATGCGTACTGGTTCGTTGTCGACGTTGTCGATGAATACGACATTTTCTACCGGCATGACTGGTACGCTGGTATGGATATGCCGGAAATTGACGCCGAATACTGGTTTGGCAAGAGAAACAAGAGGGAGACGGAGTAATCCGTCTCTCTTTTTTTATCCTGTCACTTTAGTACACTAAAGCATGAAAGTATACATCCTATAATCAACTTTGCATAAATATCCATACATAATGAATGAATATGCATGAATATTATGCATGAATATTTATGCAAAAAATCGTTTCTAACCTATGATTTTTTGAATGTTTATGCATTATTCGCGCCCAAAATGCATAAATATTCTCTAACCTAATATAGGTTAGAAACGGGGGAAATTTTTCTTGCATATCTATGCATTATGTGTTATAATTGTAGTATGGAATAATACTTTAGTGTAATAAACTGTCGCACTTTACATCGTGAAAGTGTAGCGATTTAGCACGCGAAAGTATAACGATTTAGCAGGATAAAGTAGAAATTTGGCGTCAAGGTGCAAAGCGCGCCCATAGTATATATATTATGCACCCATAACCCACCCATCACCTACCACTCACAGGGGAGCTGAGCTGAAAGCTGAAGCTGGAGCTGAGCTGGAAATTTTTTCGCGCACCCGCGCGAGAGCCCGTACTTTCATACACTAAAGTATGAAAGCTACAGGCTGGAAATTTTGTCCCGCTCAAATTTTTTTCTAACCTAACATAGGTTAGAAATATCCCGATAGGGTATTGACAATATAGTATATATATAGTATCATATAGGTACAATAAATCAAGGAGGTACATACAATGTACACTATCGAAATCAATTTCAAATCTCGCACCGTATTTCATTCTGGCGTGGCAACCCTCAAAACCGCAAAAAATCTTGCCGAAAATTATGCCACTTTTCCGGGCGCGGGCGTGGTTGTCGTGAAAAATGACAAGACGGGGAAAATCGAATACACCATTGACCAGTAATTTTTTGGGGAAACTTTTCCACTTTAGTGTGGAAAAGTTTTTCCTATCCCATAATTCTAACCTAAAATAGGTTAGAAACCATTTGACTTTTCCATATAATGTGGTATAATTCATAATGTGGACAGGGAAAAAGACCCGATGGAGAGCGTTATGTGATACCGCCATCCGACCCCTATTCCTTGTCCACAAACTAAATACAAGGGGAAACTACTATGAATTATTTGTATTATGACAATCAGACCGGAGAATATTTCTATGTGGTCGCCAACAGCATCGACAGCGCCGACCAAATCGCTTATTTCTATTTTGACGACCCGGAATTTATTTCCATTGATGATGATTACACGGCGGAAATGATGGGGTACGATACGTACTAAGTAGAGGAAACTTCACTACTTTACCGTAGTGAAGTTTCTTTTCACTATATTTTCTAACCTAATATAGGTTAGAGTTTCGCGCGGTTCACATAATTCTGTATTGACAATTTGGTTTCCATAATATATACTATAAGTAGAAAACGAAAGGAGAGTATTCTAATGAGTAAATGGATAAAAATCATTGTTGGGATTGCACTTATTTTTGGTAGTGTTGGCGCGATTGATATGGGCAATATTTCTATGGCGCGGTTTATAATTCAAGAGTTAGTAGGTGTGTATTCTCTGATTTCTGGCGTAGCACATCTTTATACAGAAGTAAGATATTGAGACATACATACACGGCGCGGACACCATACTTTGTAGTAATTTTATGGTGCCCGCGCAATGGAATTTTTTCTTGCAATTTTTTGTATCCCATAATGGTATGGAATTTTTTTTGCAATTTTTTCTAACCTAATATAGGTTAGATATGGGAATTTTTTTCTTGACTATCCCATAATCATATAGTATAATTCAAGTATAAAAACAAGGAGGTTTCTACCATGTCTATGTCTACCGTGTTCATCAGTTCCAATCCGCGCAACGCGTCTCTTACTTTTTGCTATGACGGCGCGCATACTGTCTATTATGGGTATTCTATGACTACCGCTAAGAAAAAGTTCAGACAGGAGCACAATCTTGTCGGTAAGCGTGTGGAATTTATCTATATGGGACAGGATATGCGGTAAGCGTTCCCCCGCAAGGGGGACTTCTAACCTAAAATAGGTTAGAAACCGGTTGACAAACGGGCGCATATGCGTTATAATGTGTATACAAACTTGAAAGGGGATATACCAATGAACATCTTTTATCAGTACCGTAAAACCGTCGAATTTAGTGAACTGAAAGTTGGCGACACTTTTCTTTGTTGCGGCAAGCCGTGCCTCAAACTGGCAGACACCTACACCAGTGACGGCTGGAGACGCAATGCATTTGATTTTGACACCTGTGAGATGACGGTGTATGACTCCGGTACCATTGTCATGCCGGTGAGGGCTGACATCACGGTTCGGATTTGATGGCGCGAGCCATCAATCCTTTTCTAACCTAATATAGGTTAGAAGTTAGTTGACTTCTTTCTAAAAGTATGGTATATTATAATCACAAAGATAAAAGAAATAACCAAAAGGAGAAGAAAGATATGGTAGCAGTTTTTAGAACAACAAGTGGACATCCGTTTTTCGCAGTTGCCAACAACAAGAAAGACGCAATCAACACGCTATATGATTGTTTTGCCACAGAGAACCAGCAGAAATGGCTCACCCCTGAACGGTGGTGGAAATCATTGTCGGATAATAATGGGGTCAAGCCTTTTGAGATTCGTGAGTGTAAGGTGCTCAAATAAGTGCCCCAATAGGGGCACTTTTAGTTTCTGCGCAGGATATATTCTAACCTATTATAGGTTAGAAATGAGTTGACATTCGGGACGATATATAGTATAATTCATAATGTAAAGAGATAGAGGAAACAAACCGAACGTCTCAAATATTTGAAAAGAGGTATTTTACTATGATGTACAAGCATGCTATCACTGGTGAGGTTATTGACGAGGAGCGTTTTGACGAGCTGGTAGAGGAAGAGATGGAGGCGCAACTGGATGAGTATTTCTTTGAGCGCTGGATTGATGAAAACTATAACGCTCACGAGATTTTCTCTATGTGCGAGATGGAACGGCAGAACGTTTACGAAGAGTTTTATGACGCTGTGCGGGAAGAGGCTATTGAGGACATGGACTATGAACCCATGGAAGAGGAAGAGTAATCTTCCTCTTTTTTTTCTAACCTATCTTAGGTTAGAAGTGGGTTGACTTTTTCGTATAGATATAGTATACTTACAGTACAAAGTAAAGGGAGGTATTCCAAATGTATACACTTACCGCATGGTTCAAAGATATGCCCGCGCAACGTTTGCCCTACATCACTACGATAGACATCGGAAAGCAACTCATGGCACTCATTGGTCAGATGCCAACGCTCGTAGAAATGGAACTGCGCGAGAGTGAGAGCTGGCGCCTGGAAGCTGAATATTCTATCTACTAAGCTGGCGCGAGCCAGCATAAATTCTAACCTATATTAGGTTAGAGTGGTATTGACAGTTGGAATTTTTTATGGTATATTATAATTACAAAATAAAGGAGGAACAAGTTATGAATATTATTAGAAAAGAAAATGAGAATCATTTTTTTGACGACGTAGACGTAGGCGGAATTTTTGAATATAACAATAGCATTTTTATGAGGTTCAGAGAGACCGTCTCTAATGGTCATATATATAACGCAATTTGTCTTGAGGATGGTACAATTACTTGCTTCATGGGAGATGAAGTCGTTCGGTTCGTCGATGCTGACCTTGTCATCCACTAACGCGCGGAGACCGCGCGCATTTCTAACCTAACATAGGTTAGAGGGGTGTTGACTTTTTCTTTCCATATGGTATAATAAGACCATAAAGAAAAGGAGGTATCCCAAAATTATGGAAACCATTATCATTTCAGACCACGCTTTCAAAAGATGGCGCGAGCGCAAAAATCTCACCTACAATATTTCTATATCTAAAATCGCGCGCCAAGCCTACGCGCGCGGAGTAGAGTTTGAACGCTACGAGGGAACGCCGTTTGAAAGCTACTTGAGATATACGGCTGAAAAATTCCGCGGGAACAATCAGTTTTTCAAAGTGTATAAAAATTATGTATTTATCTATGGCAAGGTTGAAGAGGGTATCGTGCTTATCACGGTTATGGAAATTCCAGAAAAATTCTGGTATGCAAAAAATTATGCAATTATGAAGTAAGGGACTTATGCCCCTTATTTTTCTAACCTATATTAGGTTAGATAGGGATTGACTTTATAGTGCAAATATGGTATATTTGTATCATCAAAAGAAAGGGGATAAACCAATGATTAAGTCTTATCGTCTCAAGGTGCGCGTTCTCTTTGATGGAGAAGAAATGCAGTCCCGCACACATGGCTTTGTTCTTGCAGATGAAGCCGACATCAGCACAAAAACCTGGACATTCACTAATCTCAAAGAAGCTATTGATTCTCTTCCAGCAAACGCAGGCGTCTTCACATGGACATGGAAGAAACTTTTCAAAAAAGAATTTTATGGGCTGGAAGTGGAAAGTAAACCTTTTATGTGGAGTTCTCTTGATAAAAAACCGCATACCCTTGTAGTGGAATACAATTATATCCCATATGAAGCAAGTCTCAAAGAAATTTTTGATTATTACGATGCCACTATTGCAATTCAGTATCTCAAAGAACGCGGACTTACTGTCTGCCCGATTGGAAAATAATTCCAATTGGGCATCTAACCTAATATAGGTTAGAAGAGAATTGACACTCCGCGCAAAGTGTGGTATAGTATACTCACAAAGACAAAGGAGGATACCCAAATGACAGTATGGTATAGTTCTTTCGACAATGACATGATGTCCGACCGCGCGCACGAAGAATACTTCAATGGTCTTGTGGACGATTGGAAAACAAAAGATAACTTCAATGTTTTTCTTGAAGAAAACTATTACATTGATGAAATCTTTGAGTTTACCGACGCAGACCGCGAAGAGGCGCGCCTGCAATTTGAAGATTGGGCACACGAAAAAGCAGAAGATGATGACGTGTATGGGCCCTATGAGGTTCGGCTCGCAAATGATGAAGTGGAGGAATAATTCCTCCACTTCCATTCTAACCTAAAATAGGTTAGAACCCAAAAAATTTTGCTTGCAATTTTTTAGAGTATGTGGTAATATAATACTCGTAAGGGGGATACAAAATCCCCTAAAATTCAAGGTCAAGGACAAGACCGAAAAACCAGAAAGGAATACATCATGACCAATAAGGAATTTTTTGCGAACGTGATTAGCGCGAACCTCTCCGACGAAATGAACGAAAAGGCGCAGGCTATGCTTGACCAGCTTACCAAAGAGCGCGAAAAGGCTTCGGCTCGCGTCAACTCCAAGAAGCTCGCCGAAAACGCGCCCATCCTCGACGCCATCCGCAATCTGATGGACGACAACAAGAAGCGTCTCGCCTCCGAGGTCGCTGTGGAGCTTGAGCTGTCCACACCTAAGGCGTCCGCCCTGCTCCGTCAGCTTGTCGCGCTCGGTGAGCTTGACGTGGAGGATGTCAAGGTCAAGGGCAAGGGCGCGCAGAAGTGTTACGTTGCCCATCCCGCGGACGTGGACGCGGAGTAAGTGAGGGGAGTTTTCTCCCCTCTCTTTTTTGGAGGGTTTCTAACCTAAAATAGGTTAGAGGATAGTTGACAAGGAGTGCATAGTGGAGTATAATACAATTACAAAATAAAGGAGGAAACTATAATGCAAGTCAAAGATACGAGAATGAAAGAACACGTTTTTTTTGAAGCAATCAAAAAAGGAGAAGTTTTTTGTTGGGAGGGTAAACTTTGGATGAGGATACGACCTTGCAAAGTTGGTGATACTTTGTGTAATACAGTCGATATTGCGGATGGCATGTTGGTTTACTTTGCAAATTCCGAGCTTGTTGAAAAACTCGATACAGAACTCATTATTCATTGATGGCATAAGCCATCATAATCTAACCTAATATAGGTTAGAAACCACACAATTTTTTCTTGACTTTTTACTCATTATGTAGTATCATATACTCACAAAGATAAAGGAGGACACAACGAAATGACGATTTGGTTCGATATGGACGGCACAATTTCAGACCTTTACGCCGTGGAAAATTGGCTTTCTATGCTTCGCGCAGAAAATCCAAGACCCTATGCCCAGGCGCGACCGCTCGGTGATATGCGCACGCTCGCGCGCAAGCTCAACAAGCTCCACCGCGCAGGCTACACTATCGGCGTTATCTCGTGGGGAAGCAAGACAAGCTCGAAAGCCTATCTTGAAGCCGTGCGCGAAGCCAAAAAGAAATGGCTTGACAAGCATCTCCACTCTGTCAAGTGGGACGCTATCCACGTCGTAGAGTATGGCACACCGAAAGAAACTTTCAAGCTCGGCGCGGAAGATATTCTTTTCGATGATGAAGAGAAGAACCGCGAAAACTGGGGAGAATACAGTTTTGACCCGTCGCAGATTATGGAAATTTTGTCTGCCCTCGGTTGAGGGTAGACAATTTTTTGGAGGCTTCTAACCTAATATAGGTTAGAGATTAGTTGACAATGCGCGTATAATATAGTATAATACGACCATAAAGAAAAGGAGGAAATAATATGATTATTGAAACTAGTAATTCTTTTGGGGAATTGTCTAAAGGTGAATGCTTTCTTCTTGCAAACAATGCGGATAAGCGTCTGCTTATGAAAACCGAAGTTGTCTTCGACGAAAAAGAAGATTGCTACCTCAATGCAGTTTCTCTTTCCGACGGCGTTTTTCACTCTTACAATGTCGATACGGAAGTTATTCCCATTCCCGCACGGGTGTCATTCTGACACCCAACTATTCTAACCTAATATAGGTTAGACTACAATTGACACAACTAAAGAGATTTGATATAATAAGATTACAAAATAAAGGAGGAACGTATAATGCAGGTCAATGATACGAGAAGAAAGAGCAATATGGTATTTGAACTCGTCAAAGTTGGAGAAGTTTTTTCTTGGGAAGGCGAACTCTATATGCGGACGAAATTTTGCATGTCAAAAAATATTTTGTGCAATACAGTAAATATTGCGGATGGTAGTTTCGCTTCTTTTGAGAACTCTGATTTTGTCGAAAAACTCGATGTAGAACTCACTATTCATTGATGGCGCGAGCCATCTATATCTAACCTAACATAGGTTAGAACTACCGAAAGTTTTTCTTGACTTTTCCCTCAATATATAGTATCATATACTCACAAAGATAAAGGAGGTATCCCAAATGGAAAAGAAAGTAAATGTGAATGATGCTCTGCGTGCGCGCATGCTTGCGCGTCTGGTGGAAGTTCTCACGGAGGACGGCGAAGAGGTCATGCAGACCGCTTCCGGAACGCTTATGTTCCCGACTGTCGAAGCTGGGGAGGATAGGTGGGTGAAGCTGTCGGTGATTATCCCGAAGAAAGCCGACGAAGAGGACGGCACGGACGGTTACGCGCTCGCTAACGAGTATCGCGCCAAGCTCGCAGACAAGGCGGAGAAAGCCGAAGCCAAGGAAGCCGAACGGAAGCGCAAAGAAGCCGAGCGGGAACGGAAGAAAGCCGAAAAGGAAAAAGCCAAGGCGGAAAAGGCAGAGGAAGAAAAAGCAGGGGAGTAATTCCCTGCTTTTTTTGGAATTTTTCTAACCTAAGATAGGTTAGAAGCCGGACACATTTTTCTTGACTTCCTGTATAGGGTGTGGTAATATATATAATGTCAGGAGGGAAAAGAAGTTACGCCCCGACAGAAAAGGAGTATATATTATGTCTATTGCCGAGAAGAAACTTGACCGCCGCCGCAAATACTATTGCGTCCTCGATTGCGAAACCGCAACGCTTCCCTATGCGTCGGAGCTGTCCGCGGAAGCGAAAAAATCCGTAGCTATCGCAAAGCCGCTTATTTATGATTTGGGCTGGACGATTTGCGACGCCAAGGGTAACGTTTATCGCCGCCGTAACTATCTCATTACCGAGATTTTCTCCGTTCCTGCGATTTTCAATACTGCTTACTATGCGTCTAAGCGTCCGATTTACCTTGAAGCTCTGGAAGCGGGAACGATTGAGCTTGCAACGTGGCGCGAAGCGTCCGCAAAACTTGAAGCAGACCTCGCCGACGTGGTAGGCGTCGGAGCTTATAACGCCAACTTTGACTTCAAGAAAGCAATCCCGTTTACCGAGCTTTATATTTCCAAACTGTATAGCGCAGACTTCCACAACTGGGAAGCCCTCCAGAACCGCATCTGCGACAACATTGCAAGCAAGACGCGCTATACCTCCAAGAAAGAGTATGAGCCGGAAGTGTTCCGTTTCCGTGGTCGGTCGTATCCTCTGTTTGACCTCTGGGGTTTGGCTTGTGAGCATATTCTTGATAGCGACGATTACCGCGAAGCGTGCAAAGCTAACGGTTGGATTACCGAAAGTGGGAAATACTACAAGACAAGCGCGGAAACGTCTTTCCGGTTTATCACTGGGGAAACTGATTTTGAAGAAGCGCACACGGCATTGAATGATGCCGAGATAGAAACCGAAATTTTTTCCCTTATCCACAAGCGCACGAAAGGAAAATTTTCCTACGGAATTATTGCTTTCCCGTTCCGCATCGTAGGACGCGCCGATATTTGAAAATTTTCCCTTGCTAATACTTTAGCGAGGGAAAGTTTTTGGTGCATTTCTAACCTAAGATAGGTTAGGTTATGGAAATGTTTTTCTTGACTTTATGGCGCGGGCGCGATATAATTGTATCATCTAAAGGAGGTAAGTGTATGAGTTGCAAGGATTGTCCATATTGCTGGTGCGAAGAGGACGAAAGTTATCCAACTTGTAAGTTTGAAGCAAAGTGCGCGGGAGATATTCCACCGTGTGAGTATGAGGAGGAAGAGTAAATGAAAAATCTAAGTAATGAGGAAATTATTTTCTTTATAGAGAGATGCAACGTAAATGATTGCCTTAAAGGGGAATGTATTAATAATTGTCCTCTCTGGAAAGGAAGTTTCTATTTTCCTACTGGTGAAAATAATGATTCTTGTTTGGAGGATGAAGAATAAATGGAAGAGATTAGATGCCCGAATTGTGGTGCGGTTCTTGCTCTTGATGATACGTATGATGATTTATATGGTGATGATTATCATACAGAATGTTGTATCTATTATTGCCCGCAGTGTGAAAAAGAATACCAGATTGATTTACATTATAAATACGAAAATTATTCTATTGAGGGGGAAATCTAATTTTCCCTCTTTTCTTTTACCCCAAAATCTAACCTATCTTAGGTTAGATTTTCATTTTTGTCAAATTTTCTTTAGCATAGTAAACTACTAACACACTAAATCACTAATTCATCACACAACTAAAGTTTACATAACATTATTATCGTAAACCACCAACGCAAATTTTGTTGCGTGTCAAATTTTATGATGCGCGCACCACATAGGGAGAACATTGGATAGGCCTGTCAAATTTTGGGCGCAAGAAAGCTGGAAGCTGGAAAGCTGGGCGGGGAGTATAGGCAAATTTTGAGAGCTGGGGAGCTGCGCCAGAAAATTTGATTTTTTGGAGATTTTATGATATAATAGAAGTAGCATACTATCGAGCGAGCGCACGAGTAATCCCCGAAAGCTGAGAAGAATTTGAAATTTTCTAAAAATTATGATATAATATATATATAATAGAAGAGGGTATATGTAAAATTTACATAAGGTATATGTAAATTTAGCTATAGGTATACGCAAATTTTACATAAGGTATACGCAAAACTAGCTATAGGTATATGTAAAATTAGCCATAACCTTATGTAAAACTTACATAAGGTATACCAAAGTATATGTAAATTTTCCTAACCCTTATGTAAATTTAGCTATAGGAGCCGCGCATAGCGACCATAAAAAAACGAAAAATAAGCAAAGTATATGTAAATTTTCCTACATCCTTATGTAAATTTTCCTACATCCTTATGTAAAATTTACATAAGTAATATAAAGAAATATGCGCAAAAAGCTAAATATGAGCCAGCTTTTTCTGGCTCGCTTTGCTAAGGCGCGCTCGCCAAAAGCTGGCTCACTATCATCAGTAGTTTATCATTTTATTTTATCAAAAAAGGAGTACTCACTATGGCTCACTATCAAAATCAAAAGACTATCATTATCCACCGTTCTAATCCGCTCTCAGAAAAAAAGCAATACCTTGCTATTGACTGTCAAGCATTAGCTACTGCCGCGAGGTTACTTACACCCTCTGGATTCAAACTATACTTATACCTTGCATCTAATCAGAATAACTATGAGAAAGATTATTCTCCACGAGATTTTTCAAATGTATATGGATTATCAGTTGATGCTGCCCGGCGCGCGCCAGCAGACCTAGTAAACTGTGGGTATATAATTGAGGAAGATGGGAAGCTCAATTTCTATGAAACGCCTCACGACCCTCCGCTTACCACAGAAGATATTCTTCTAAAGCCAGAAGTCCGTACAGTACAGACTAAGAACGGCCCGCGCAATGTAACTTATAATGAACTCAAGGGCTTACTTACTAAAGAGATTCCTGAACACGAATTTTTGGAAAAATGGAACCAACTTCCTATTGTTGAAGAGTAAGTTGCAACTTTATATATAGAAAATAGCAGAGTATTTTACTCTGCTATTTTTATTTTGGAATTTTTTTATTTGTCTAGAAAAAATTTGACATAACATAAAATTTGACAACGCCTGTAAAAGCCAGAAAAACCGAAAAACCCCACCCTTTTATGGGAGAAATTTAAACCTCGGATCACTCCGAGGTTTTACTTTTATTTTTTTTCTCGCGCGGGACACATATCCTTCCCCTTTTATTATACCATACATTTTTGAACTTGTCAAATTTTAGTATACGTTTTGCTATTTTTTATATAAAAAATCTAAATTTTGGAAGAAATTTATTGTGTAAAAAAAATTTGACTTTGGAAAAAATTTGGGATATATATCCCTCAATCCCTACCCCCCAAAGAGCCTCCGAAGCATCCCCCTATATGGGGCGGAAAGAAAAATTTTTGGGGCATTATTACATTTAGAACACACATTTTACTTACATTTACAACATACATTTACAACATACATTTAGAATTACATTTATAAATTACATTTATAACTTATAACTTATAATTTATAACCTATAACCTATAACCTACGCCTTACCATTCAAGGCACCGGTGTTTGCCCCCTACTTCGCGCGCCCCTTCATTTTACTCACATTCATAACATACATTATAATTACATTTATAAATTACTCTATAAACTTCACCACGCGTACTACCTACGCCCACATTTTATTTACACTTATAATTACATTTATAACTTACATTAGAATTACACTTATAATTTAGTAGCTCACTTAGTAATCCACTTAGTCATCCATTTGGCGCCCACTACACTCAAAATTACACTATAAATTATATACTCTACTTTGATGTCCCTGTGCGCCTCGCGCGATAGACATACATTATAATTACATTTAGAATTATTTATCTAATTGTGTGCACCCCCCGATGAACCTCACCCGCGACTGCGCGCGGTCGAGGTTCACCCCCCTCAAGGGGGCGTTGTTTTCCAAAAAAGGCTCCGTAGGAGACTTCTACTACTACTATATATATAATGTATTTATAAATGTATTTACTAAATAAATTTCCCTATTACATTTATAAAGTAGATTTTCTTTACTATTCTCTCTAAATTTTTCCCTACAAGATATATAAAAATTTTTTTCTAATCTATCTTCTATCTATTTTATATTGAAAAGGTAGAAATCCCATAATAAAAATATTCAAATTTTGATTTAGTCTAGAAGTAGACTTAGTAGTAGAATTGAAACTGCGCGGGCTCCTGGGTTTGCTTGATGGAAATTTGATTGCTTCGCGCGGGCTCCATAGATTTACTCAATAGAAGTTCTATATAGGCTTCGCGCGAGGCACTAAATGTAGTGATGATACATTTTTATGGAGGGCGCGCAAGTATCTCTTTCTAAAAAACAAAAAAGGAGAGCAATCTCTTGCTCTCCATACACCACTGGCTCAAGGTGAAACTTTCAACTTCCGCCCATCCACAACTCTATCTCTCTTTCTACGCCAGCTTTCCAAAAACAATCTATATTCCAGCCACTTACAGAAAGCAACATACTGCGCATCATTCAACTCTCCATCAACCCATTGCACGCAGTCTTCCATACTTGCCTTGAAACTTCCATCCACATATCCGTGGAAGTAGTTGCCCTCTTTGTCAATGTATACTACGCTATCTTTATAACTTGGATTCGTGCTCATACTCTCTCTCCTTTTCAAGTTTAGCATAATATATGTCTAACTCACAAAAAGTGCCTTGCCAGTGAGGGCACAGTGTATCTGGTGCCGTGCACGGTCCATAACCATAATCACAACTATTATCCATACTCAATCCTTCGGGATAAAAACTGTGATACCTGCGCCATAAATTTTCATTCCATCTGTCGTCCATACATAAAGGAAACCGTGATTCGTTGCATAGTTAGTAATATCGTATCTCTTTCCATTTACGATAGCATAACCTATTGACTCGCGCTCGCGCTCTTTAGATGTTGAAGAACTATTACAACCTGAGAAGAGTGAGCATACTGAGAGAATAGCAAGTATTACAACGATTCCATCACGCATTTTATTCCAAACTTTCTTCGTCAACTTAGAATTATTCATTGATTTCTCTCCTTCCTGTCTCAATTACTTCTCGGAATTGTGCTCCGCGCGAGCCATCACTTCCAGCAATGGGCTGAGAGAATGCTAGGTATTGTGTTCCAGCATCAACCAAATCTCTTAAGCACAATCGCAGGCGTGCATTCTCCTTCTCAAGATTTGCATTGTTCTCTTCATATTTATCAATTTTTTCTTGAAATTTCTCACAGCGTAATCTAAGTTTAATAGCTTCGTGTGAATACTTTTCGCTGTCTTCTTTCTCTCGAAGAAGAGCCTCTTTCAAATCACATCTCTCTTGATAGAAATCATCCAAATCTTGAGCCATTATATCATACTCTTCGCGCATAATTTGTTCGCGCTTTGCAAGAGCACGATACTGATTGAAAATGGCGGTATAACGGTCTCTCCACATCTCAGCGTGTAGCATATCAATCGACTTCTCCATTTGCTTTCTCCTCCAATACCCAGATATCTCCACGTTGCTCAATTACATCATACTTTTCGTAGAGTTCCACAAAACTTACATTACTATCAATGGTACATTCATATTGCATTATTCTCTTTGGAGCAACTGTCTGCCCTACCACTAGGAATATAAAGATTAGAATCAAAGTGCAGGCAAACCCAATACCACCAATATTTATTTTCTTTTGGGTATCCCCAGTGAGCAGTTCAATAAAGAAAACTGCCATAGCAAATGCGCACAGTAGTATACATATAAGTGCCCAATCAGGCAACCGTGTTCGTTCAATTACATTCAGAACAATTACTCCATCCATTGCAGTTCTCCTTCCTAGTTTCATTAGTCATATAATAGTATAATGCAAAATCTACTCTATTTTGACAGGCATAGCACTCGCATCGTGTTTCCGAGGTAGGCAGTGAAGTCTTTCTAAAGGGGCAACTATAATTATAACACTCACTACTTACAACGTATTCCATTCACTACACCCTCCATTATTTTTCCAAACACACCGCGCGCACAGCATAGATTTGAAGCATTCTTTATGAATGGCTCGCGCGAAAAGAATATCAATCATTCTCTTCATCCTGTGTATTCTCTTCACCAGGCTCTCTGGAATAATACATCAGCATACTATTCATATACCTCACTGCATCAGATACACCATTGATGTAAGCGAACTTCGCGCGAACCATTTTCTCATCTCCGCCAGCATACCCGCGCCAAGAAATGGTGTCATCTACGAGAACTTCAAAGCAGTAATCACGAAGTTCTTTATAAAGCACATCAAGGCTTATCTTCTTTTCTTGCTTCATACTTCCTCCCACTCTTCCACTTCAATGGTTTTCGTATACTTATGAAGTCTAACTTCCACTGGGCGCGTATCCCATACAATAGTATCCTGATACTCCGTCAAACCACAATCATAACCAATACGAAAGAACCTCTCACCATAGTCTATCGTGTCAAGCACCACAATCACATCAACAGGATAAGTCCAGCGTCCAGCTTGTTCAGGATAACCTATCTCCTGATAGAAACAATACTCCATAAGATACCGATTATCATCTTCTGTCCACTCATAAGACTGGTCAAAAATCTTCACAAGTATCTCATCTGGCGCGAGGCCATCAATCCCACTTTTACGTTCAGTCCAAAGTCCCATCACGCGCGCCTCAAAGAAAACATACAATCCATTGCTTCTTCCAAAGAGTTTGTAAGGTAAGACTTACAAAGCAACTGGTCATGAACTTCCCATCGTCCTGGATGCTCAAGAGTATGAGCATTCTTTGTAACCCATACATCATTATCGCTATTATAAATATAAGTATCTTCTGCATCGCTTGAATTGAAGAACCATTGTGCGGCTTCTACAAAATCATCGAATGTTTTACTATTATCAAAGTAATCCTTACGAAAATAAATCATTTATCTTCTTCCTCCCGAGTAAGCAAATAATCCACTGCCTGATAGATGGAGGATGTATACAATTCATCCCCACCATCATCGTGTGAAAGAACATATACACTGGGGTTCTTTGCCACCTTGGTCAAAGTAAGTCCAGTATCTTCATTATAAATATATTCTCCATCATTATGGGCAAGAAACTTATCAGCAAGAGCGACAAGCTCATCATAGCCTTCCATATTTTCATCATACTCTTTAGTAAAATAAACCATAAATCAAACTCCTCTCTCTACTCAGCGCGAACACCATAAATTTACTTCATCTTCTTCTCGGCACAACCATTCTTAGTTGCCAATGAAAATCCATTCTTCTTACTACAATCATAGGAAGAAATGGTTCTTTTTCCAGTCTTATCTCTATTTCCATAGAGCGGATGAAGATGCACGCAACCCTTACAACACTTCGGATACTTCATTTTCTTCCCTCACTTTCTATATTTATTATACCATAAAAAATACAGAAAGTCAAAAAAGAAAAAGAGAGAAATCCCGTAGGACTTCTCTCTTTATTCTCAACTCAAGGTTCACTCGCCAGTAGTCTCACCGGCAACGACATAAGCAACGCGCTTCTTGCCATCCACCTTCGTCTCAGCCTTGGCAATCTCACCAGACGCAATAGCATTCTTCGCAAGAACACTAACCTTCTGCGGGGACACACCAAGAGCCTCGGCAATGGCATCACGCACCAGAGGCTCAGTAGCTTCGCGCACAATACCAACAAGGGCTTCGCGCAGACGAGCGTTCTCTTCCTGGGTGGCGAGCTCCTTAGCGGTAGGCTTACGGTCAGCCTCACGATTCTTCGCGTTGGTTTCATCAATCTTGGCGATGCGAGCCTCGGCAAATTCAGCCATCTCTTCGGCAGTGAACTCAGTGTCCTCTCCGTGGAGCATCGCAAGGACGTTCTGGAAGAAGAGCTTCTGCGTGAGCTTCGGGGACTTTTCGGTAGTAGTAGTAGTAGTAGTAGTAGTGGACATAGTTTTGTTTCCTTTCTGGGCTTTGCCCAATAAAATATATAAAATTTGGATACACAATTTATGCAAGGCTAATCCTTATAACACCGAAATCCAGATTATTTAAAGGAAGAGTTTAGTTCAGGTCTAGCGCCCCACCTGACTCTTTGGATAATTATCTCTTCCTCAACCTTACATATATATTATACATTAAATTTTAGAAAACTTCAAATTTTCCTTATTCCTTATTTCTTATTTTCAATTCATAAGTTCCGTTTCACACTGGCAAGCAAATGCTTTCTCTGTCTGCCGGATAATACTGCTTCCATATGAATTACGTGTCAGTGCGAAGAACTCTTCAGGTGTCAGTTCATCGTGGTCAATATCAATATGATGTTGCCAAACGAACTCTCGTCGCCCCTGCTCACAACTTCCAGTGAGACGATGATGCCACGAGAAAAAATCCATCACTGGACGCTTGATACCAGGCTTGAACTCTTTGCAGAACGCCTCTATGCGTTTCTCCGTAGGCATATTATCAAAGAGCTTTTCCAACAGCGCTCTCCACGCCTCGTGGAGTGTCTCGCCGTGGGCGAACGTATTGCCCTGCTTGCAGATGAATGTAGGAGCAAGCGACAAATCAGTGCGGACAATGAAGCCCTTGGCAACGTTGCCGATGATGCGCGTGAGAATCGTCGGTACGTCATCAATCATATCAACCAGCTGACCATTCAGGGATTTCAAGCCGTAAATGGGATCGAGACTATAACCGTAACCAGAACCATCACCACAGCCATAACCAACGCTGGAGCCAGAGCCATACCTGAGAATAGAACTATCACCAAGGCCGTCGCCATCACAGAAACCATAGCCGGAACCATCACCTTCGCCATAACCGTCGTCATAGCCGTCACCGTAATCAAAAAAATCCGTATGGAGGAAAGCCTCCCGCGTCAGCATCTCCATTCGCGCACCGCCTTGATGCTAGCTTCAGCCTTTTCTGTGCAAGGAATAATTTCAATGGCATCAAGGACTGTAATCTCCTTCACCGATGCGGGGAACTTGCAATCATTCGGCTTGCTTGTGCCGTCAATAGCGAGCTGGGAAATACTTGCCGCACCGTCCCAATACCAGATACGACGACAATCGGTGAGTTGAACTTCTCGTCCTTCTCTGGCAGTAAGAGTTCCGGCAAATACCCCAGAGTGATTTCCACGAACGATGACGTACTTTCCAATATTAGTTTCTTTCATTTTTACTATCCCTTTCCCTTTCCTTATTATCCCACTTACATATCTCAATCTACAAGTTCCGCTTCGCGCATCCACACAGCACCATCTATATAATGCTCTCGCGCGAGGTCTTTCAGGTCGTCAATAATAGTTTCATAAACGTGTTCAACATTGTCAGTATCAAGCCCGTCTCTAATTTCTGCAAGATTGTCTGCAAGAAGCTCAACATAATGACACAATACCTGCCGATATGCAGAACCTTCAGTGGAGCACACCTCTGTATCTCCACCCTCATATTCAACAACCCAAACCTTTTTCTTATCCATACCTCATCCTCACTTTCTGTATATATTATACCCTAAATTCTCAAAAAAGTCAAAATGTAAGTTTGAATTACTCGTGCGCGCACCCGTCAATTTCATCCATCAAATGTTCAGCTTGCGCAGAGAGATAATAACGAGACTGACGCATTGATGGGCAATAGTAAGACACAATAAGTCCCTTACGCTCAAGCCATCGAAGAGTATTCTTTACTTCGATGTGAGTTGCATAACCTAGCCGTGCAAAGACTTCGGTAAACGTTGGGTCGGCGCCCGCGCAATCAATGATACGAAGAATATCACTAGTAATTGAACTCATTATTTCTCCTCCAATTCGCTAATAATACGCTCACGCAACTGCTGTGCTTCTTTCGTTGCCTCTTGTTCTGCACGGACACACTGCTGACGAATGCTCTCAATAAATCTATTTGTCTCGTGTACCTTCTGAAGTGTCGCTTCACGCTTTTTCTTATTGCGTCGCCACAAACGATACTTCATCTGGTCGCCATAAGTTTGGAATTTAATGAGGAACCTTTCATTGTGATTCCTATAAACAAAGTAGATATTACAACCGTTATATTCTTGCCAACTTGAAGAAGAAACATTATAGAAAGCGAGAAATTGCTTAAAGGTAAGAGTAATACCATCTGAGTGTGGGTCGATTTTTCGGAAAAATCTAAAAAAATCTCTGAAGATTTCTTCATTCTCATCATCCTTATTCAATGCTGAAAAAACAATCCAAATCAAGAAACCGACTAACACTGCTACAATAATACAAAGCACAACCATTATTTCTCCCTCACTTTCTATATATATTATATACTAAATTTAGGAATAAATCAAAATTTAGATTACAACTTTAGCATTAGGCAGAGGCTCAACTTGTTCATTTGATGGGAAGCAAGCCAGCAAACCAGTTTCCAGTATAACGGCATTATAATCTCCGCCCTCAGTAAAAGGAATTTTGATAAAGATAGCATTATTCCTAACCTTAGATCGGAAACAGTCTCCCCATTTTAAATCTCTAAAAGGAATGGTAGTTTCTAACTTAGAACTAATTTTCATAGCTTAATTATTTACTACCACTACGCTGGGTAGTAGCTCTACTTCTTCCATCTCTCCGAACCGTTCAAACTCGCCATCAGACAAATAAACCGCATTCAACATCGAACCATCAGACCGAAATACATCCGCAGTCTTCATCATAATTGCCTCAGCCTGCGCGTCAATCTCGCGGAACAAATCACCAGCCTTTAAGTCTCGAAACCGAACAATAGTTTTCTTATTACATTCAATTTTCATCATCTTACCTCAAAAACTAACAACCGCATCAGGGCAAAAAGTTACGCCTTCATAAACATCAATATTTCCAAAATTTCCATTTGCCAAATTCACAGCATTACAAGCAACTTGAGGAGCATCAGGGTTAGCACGATTAGCCGTAGGCGCATAAAAAGTATCTACTTTCATATAAATATCAGTTCCTTTTCGGAAACAATCGCCTTTTTTGAGAGCACAAAAACTACACCGATTTTTATTTGCTTCTTGAACTTTCATTCTTCACTTATTCTCCTTGCCATAATAAGTTTCAATCCATACCCATCAAGCTCGCTCACAACAACACCTTCTGGCGAGGACGAATGAATAAACTTCCCATCACCAATATATATTCCTGTGTGGAAGATGTTCCATTTACTACGTCCGAAACATAAAATATCGCCAGGCGCATAGTCTTCTACTTCTTTACCTTCAAAAGCCTGAATTTGGGTGGTGCGTCCAATGGAGTAGCCTGCATCTTCGTAAGCTTTCTGGACAAAACCACTACAATCCATACCTTTATCAGTGGTTCCACCCCATTTATAGGGGACACCAAGATAGGCTTCTGCACTTTCTACAATAGAGGTATCACCCGAAGGCGTAAAAGTAGAAGTAGGAGTAGGAGTTAGTGTAGTAGTAGTCGGCTCGCTAGGCGCGGGCTCCATTGGCTTATTGAATGGAGTAGCTACCGGAGCAATAGGCACAGGTGTTGCATCAATAGTAATTGTGTAGTCTTGCTTATGGTCAATAGACACATACTCACTCAACACATACCCAGTCTTTCCATTCCAACCAACTTCATACCATTGGTTATATCGTCCATATACACAAAGCTCTGTCCCCACACTAAGTGTTGTATAACTACTCGCATTATAGCTTGGCCCACTATACAATGTTGTCTCACTAACCACATATCCATTAGGCTCATTTGTGGCTCGCGCACTAGTAATCAAATACGACAACAGAACTACAATCAGTAGCCCGATTACAATCCATTTATATTTCTTTCTATCCATATTTCCTTTCTACTTACTTCGCGCGGGCTACATAAATTCCATTCATAAAATCTATGCTACCCGCGCCCTGTAAGTCAATCACTAATTGGTGCCCAATGGCCTTTATCGCATTCACAAGAAGGGCAGTGGCACTGGCAGTTGCCCTCAACCCACTCATATCCTTGAGCTTCCATGCGTTTGCTTTTTACTTCCATACATATAAAAGGAAGGCCAAAAAGTATAGCGCATAGACAAATATAAGCCATGATAATAGAAATAAGTCGCAAATTTTCTCTATCCATAGATTAGAAACTCACAAACTTTTTCTTGAGGCATCGAGTGCACTGGCACTTCTTACCAATCAGCACATCAGTCTCAGGCCCATACTGATACACGTCCTCGATTTCTTTCCAATCATGTCCCTTAGAGGGCGGACAAAGGATATTCTCCAGCTCCTCAATCCGATACTTCAGCCCAAGATACTCTTCTTTCTTAACAATCACAGCTTCGTCTCTCCTTTTCAACCATTCTTTTCACATCACTCAAAAGCACTGGTGCATAATCCCAATGCTCTACACAAACACACGCGCCACCAAGCGAAATACTCCATTTAAGATTATTATGCACATGACCAAACAAATTGATTAGCTCACCACAATTATATTCTGTGATAATTGGCGCATGAGACAGCAACACATTTTTATCAATCACGATAGGTCTATCATAAACCTTATCGAACCCGCGCGCAACATACCAACCATTGGTATGATGGTCATGGTTCCCGCGAATGAGGTAAATCTTTCCGTTGAGTTTTTCTCGAAACTTAGAAATCTCTTCAGCTCTACCTAATGCAAAGTCTCCTAGGTGCCATACAATATCTTCTTTACCTACCACACTATTCCAACGATTGATAATGGTGCTATTCATCTCTTCCACATCTTTGAATGGTCGCGCGCAATAGTCGATAATATTGGTGTGGTTAAAGTGAGTGTCAGATATAATCCAAATCTTCTGACCCATCAGCACATTTCCTCTTTTCCAAGTTCGTCTACTGAAACAATAGTTCCATCAAGCTCTTCAACCAAAATATACTGCCCCTCATAGAGGAAAATACGCACACGACGAAATTTGGTAGGTCTATCTGTGAAATGCTCTTCCCACTGGTAGTCGTGGGTAATTGTACCATAGTGCATCACTTCATAAAGGTCTTTCATCAATTCACATACCACACTTTCTCAAAAATTTTCTTCCACTTTTCGGGGTTATCAATCTCATCCATAACCAAAGCACGCTCATCCTTATCAAGATTATCCCAATTGACACTCTTGATATTGTGCCAATCACTATGCGGATAGCACATAAATTCTATAATCTCCGAATAGTCGCAATACGAACCATTCTCAAGAATATAGGTATCAGTTTCCGCACTGAACATACCCTTATACACTTGGATAATTTTCACTTGCAACCTCCATCTTCTACCATCTGCCAGAGCAGTCCAAACTTCTGAATACGTTCGCGCCGAGCAGTAGAACGAATGAGCGGAAACCAACTAGGCACTTTGCTCACAGTCCGAATAGACAAGTAATCTCCCTCGTGTGGGAAGCAATCAAAAAACTCGTTGTCAGGAATGATGTTTCCTCGTTCATCAGCAAACACGCCAGCATCAAGAATACGAATTACTTTCATTTAATTTCCCTCCATCCATTAGAATTTATAATCGCGCGCATATTATCACGCCCAACTGGATTCATAGTGTGGAGATGGAATGTATAACCGGTATCCGGCAGTTGATGTTGCTCAAGCCACTTGAGAACCTCAATGTAATCTCCGCCATCCCACGCATAGCTTCCGGCATCGTGGTCAAGGTCGATATGAATAAAATCCACTTGACGCTGACGCTCATAAAACATAATCGCTACTTTAGCTTCACTTACACTACGCGCCCACAACCAGTTAGCGCCTGTCTTTGGAGGCTCGCGCAGGTCATCTACCCATAGAAACATTATTTTCTCCTTTCTCCAACTCTTTAGATATACGTTCATGAAGTTCATTAGCTTCACGCATTGCTTCTTCCTCTGCGCGTTTGCTTTGCTGACGAATATTTTCAATAAATCTATTCATTTCGCGCACGCTTGCAAGGATATTGTCGTGCTTTTTCTTTTTCCGTCTCCACAAACGATACTTCATCTGATCACCATAGGTTTTGAACCTAATAGTAAATCTCTCGCCATCATTTTTATAGGTAAACCAAATATTATAATATTCATTGACCTTCCAATATTCAGAAGAAACATTATAAAAAGCAAGAAACTGATTGAAGGTAAGAGTAATGTCTTCTGAGTACGAGTCAATTTTTCGGAAATAGCGAAAGAAATCTTTGATGATTGCTTCGCGCTCACTGTTTGTATCAATCATGTCAACTACAGCATCAATAATATAAATTAGAAAACAAAACACCATCACCAAGAACAAAAGACCAAACACAACAGTAACCAATTCTTTTTCCCTCACTTTCTATATATATTATACACTAAATTTTCAAAAAAGTCAAAAAAATAGAGTCCGTCTACCAAAAAAGGTTCCGAACTCTACTTTTCAATGTCCAATTTATACTAATTTGTATACTTTCTCGCATCAATCTATACTTTCGGTGAACAAGTGATTTCCGGCAAAATTTTTCACATAAATTCTGCCTCAATTTTATACTTACTTCGCGCGCCTACCATCAAATCTTATCATTCATAACAGAAATTTCGGCGGCGATAAACAACAGCATAATAACCACCCAGAACATAACTTACTCCTTTACTATCTGCGCGAGCCATATCTTCACAGCTTCATTACAAGGAAGAACTTCGTTTCGCTGGCTCTGTTTACAAATCTCTCTTGCAGGGCAATCTTTGCAACCACCATCGCCCCAAACCTTCGACAGAAAATTTGCTAACCCTTTATAGGAGGCAATCTCAGAACGAAGTTTATCTTCATTCGTCATTACGTCATCACCCATAAATAAGTAGCCTTCTCCATTGCAGTTTCGACAAAATTCATTCTCATAGATGGTTATGCCATCATCACAATGGTATGGGCGCGAGATAACTCCTTTACCCATACACACGGGACAATACTTACTGGTCAACGTCCCCATTTTTTACCTCATCACGATGATTGAGAACGGCATCCATTTCATCTTCATCAACCCACATAGGCATCATTCCACCCATTGCAGAATCGCTATAATCATTCTCAACAGACACCACAAAACCACCATCCTCAACACTCACAATAGCATTGCGCCCATTGCGAGCAAGAATACGCAGATAAGTTGCCACATCCGCCCACATCGCATCTTCGGCCTTCGCAACAGTCTCTTCGTCGGAACTCCATCGAGAGGAAGTTCCATAATTATCACGACAAAAAGAAAAACTATTCATTTTTTATTCTCCTTCCATTTCTCTAAGGCTTCCTTAGAAGTAAATTTCCATTCATAGGTTACTAATTCAGGGGTTTCTCCACGCAGTTCCCAAAGTCTATCCAATACTTCTTCGCGCGGACGCCAAGTATTATCATCGACCAAAAGGTCAGATTTGGTAGCTCGCGCGAAAGAAAGCTTTACGTTCTTGGGGCACTCAATTCCTTCGGGCAGATATACTCCAATCATACGATTATGCCGGAAGGGATGCAACCCATTCATTGACGTATACTTCCAAAATTCAGTTCGCGCGAGTCCATCTTTCAACACTACAATATCAATGTAGCCTTGCTCTCCAAAGCCAATGAGCGATGCGAGTGTAGCATCTTTCAATCCTACTGCGCGCATACACCCGTCAACTTCTTCATAGTGAGGTTTCGATGTAGGGTCAACCACAGGAGCAGACTTAGTTGGCGCGGGCTCCTTCCAACTCTTTTGCGGTTGGCGGTAGATACGGATTTCTTTTTCTTTTCCTTTGAAGTCAATTATCGCATACTCTTTTCTATCTTTGGTATAGGGTCCGCGCAGAATAGAGTAGCCACGATAGGACGGCGCAACATAGAAATCAGCCATACATCTTTCCCTCACTTTCTATATATATTATACTATAAATTTATAGAAAAATCAATCTTTTTCTTTATGTAATTCTGTTGAAGCAAAATCTCGATACTTTGCCCATTTGCAGCTCTTCGCACAATATCCGTCGATCCAATACATATCACAACGGTCGCATAACTCAGTCAGCAATTCATTGAATACATTATAATCAATAAATCCATCCATAATTTACTCCTCAAAATCATCCTCATCTTCAAAGACACGGACATAATTCAACGTTTCAACTATCTTCTGTATCCAACCCGCAAAGCCTTTTGTGTTCGCGCAAGCTTCAAAGGGTCTCATCCCTACATTTTCAACATCATAGCATCTTTCTTTAGGGTCATACTTCAAAAAGCAAATGACGAAACAACTCTTATGATGTTTATCCCATTTGACAATCTCATATGTGTCATCCGCGCCAGCCAGCAAACGCAGTTCGTAGTCTTTGAATATCATTTCTTTTTTCTTCCCTGTGCTACAGAGTTCAACGTCAAAATGGTATAATACAACCATTTAGCAAATTCTGGCTCGCGCATACACTCTCCAAGAAGGATATAATCAACAATCTTTATATCATAACAAATATCTTGTTCATCCTTATCTTCTTGAAGAAAACAAATTATCTGCTTATGATCGTCATCATCGAACCTAAACACATCATAGTCATTATCTCCACTTCCGACCAGACGCGAAGGTAAAATTTTATATTTTTCAATTCCCATTTATATTACCTCTCAATCCCATAAATCATAAAAGTATTTATTGAAGAGAAGAAAGAAACGTCGCTTTGCAATTTCCATCTCTTTCCAAACTTCATCATACCACTTCATCAAGTCGTCTTTGTTTCCAGTTTCATCATATTTACAAGGCTTGGTATCATAGTATTGACTTTCATCCATTCGTTCAAGACAGTCAATCATCTCTTTGATGACGTTCTCCCAAGCCTGACGGTTCCACTCTTCATTTTTCGTTTCATCAATAATCTTATACCCAGCATGATACTTTAGATACTCTGTAAAAATATCTTTCGTCGTATCAATAAACCAAGCATTATAGTCCCAGCGAGCAATAGGACTATATCCATGCTTCAAAACATACCCTATTCTCCGGAAGAGGCAGGGAAACCTCTTTATATTCCTCCAACAAAACTTAGGCTTGTAAGGAAAAAGCCCATTCGTAATCTTGTTCCAACCCATCAGTTGCACTCCTTATATCCACCGTAATCCACAATCTTCGGCTTGCCATCAACAATTGTCCAATTTCCATTATGCAGGTCATCAATACCATAAAACTTGATGAACCGATATAATTCTTCAGTAAAGTCTTCCCCATATGCGTCAATCAGCATTCCACCAAGCACTTCGCCAATGGTATACTGATTGGGATGAAGAGACTTGAAGCGCTTCTTACTGTCCTCAGAGCAAGTCTTTGTCTTATCAAAAGCCACTCTCTTCTGCACATACACAGGGTGCGCGCATACTTCACCAAGCTTCTCAATTTCCAGAAAAGCCTCTTCTACACCCCACTCGCAAGCACGCGCATACAGCCAGGCCTCAGAACCGCAATAGTCATCTTCCTTAAAATCTACATCATTATCAAAGCGGTAGAAGCAACCCGCGCCAGTAAATTCCTCATGGAAATCTTCATACTCACAATTATCGCACCCATCGCAAGGGTCATCAATGTGAGGAACCTCACGCGCGCACTCCCACCAAGGACGCCCACTAGCATCTACTTTCTTCTGGATTTCTTCCCTGCGAATGGCGCACTGCTCTTCCCACTCTTTATACTTCGGGCACATCTCACAATGAATGCAAATATCACCGCTCTGTGTAGTGCCATTGAAAGGAACCTTCACGACATAATCGCAATCATCAGCAATAATAACCGCCTTAGATGCACCTTCTCTAACCATACCCTTCGAGCAAGTATGTTCATTATACTCATCATACCAAAGGGGCTTATTCATTGCATCATTGTCCTTAAAGAAACTCAGCGCAATGCCAGCACATTCCATCTTCTCAACGTCAGTCATAAATCAAAGCCCCTTTCTCATTTTCTATATATATTATACCATATCTTTTCAAAAATTTCAAATTTATAAAATAAAAGAGAGGGATATATAACCCCTCTCAAATAAGTTCTACTATAATATTCATCGCGCACAGCATAAGCCAGCCAATAGACCAACCAAGCTGGTTTCTATTTTTAGAATTTCGATACTCTAAAAAACTACTGAGCGCGCCATACATACACATTACAAACACAACCCAAAACATAATTGTACTCATTCGTTATCATCCTCATCCTCATCATCAATTCTATCTATTTTTACAAGATACGGCCTCATTCTTTCTTCAATAACATATACGCCATTCTCATTAGTTGCTTCTACCATAAAATAAGATACAATCTGTTTCCAATTAGCATCCTTATCAATTTCTACAATCAACCTATCGCTTTTATTAGGGATAATCGACCTAATCAAATAATATAGTGCGCCCACACCAATCACACATATACATACAAATATAAATATACTTTTGAAATATGCTAAGCGCGCGGTAAATATTGTCACAATACAAACTGCAATAGATAGAATTATCATAAGTAAATCCCATCGTCTTACGGTTTTCGCGCCGACAATATGCACGCCTGGAAATTCTTTTTCAAAAGTAGTTTCAAAATCATCCATAGGCTTTCTCCTTATTTTATATGTATATTATACCATAAATTTTGAAATAAATCAAAATTATATTAAAGAACCAATAAGCGTCTGAAAAGACTTTAAAAAACTCATACTTATCTTAGTTCTTGCAAGCGCATCAGCTCTTTGTGTCTCCCACATTTCGGGCGTATATTCATCAAGAGCCAAATCCCCATAAAGTATAGGCACAGTATGAAGTTCAAAATTAAAATAATCTTGCGCTTCTTCCCATCCTATATCAATAGCATCTGCACTTATATTCAAAAAAAAAGAAAGTGGTATATATATCCCATCAAGAGCAAATAAATGAATACTGCTACTTGTAGAACCACTTATATCAGAGCACAAAGTTGCATAGTCATCAAATAAAAAATTAGCAATGACTTCACTCATTTGATTCATAAGATCCTGTTCCATGCCGGTCCCCGCACCAATCGCACCATCTCCGAATTGAATAAGAGAAGAAATTAGACTCCATACACCATTCTAACTTACACCAGGAATCATATTTAACATACGTTCAATATCTCCCATGCCCATTGCGGAACCTGCGCTAAATCCGCTAAAACTATCATTGAGAGTGTAATTCTTTGCGTTCACGTAAGCAATAAAATTATAACCTATCGAATTACTCGCTAAAAACTATGATGCCCCGTTAGTTGCAATAATGTTTTGTATACGTATACTTTCTTCATCGTCAGCTTTTTGCTCAGCAATAATCTCACTTTGCTTACTTAGAAAGTCTTGGGCATTCGCGCGAAAGAAAATCATAAAGTCGGCTTTCTATTGATTGCGCGCGCCAGTATGCATTACACTAAAGTCAGGACCACTATTTACACTTGCAACCAGCTAACTCCAAATGATTTCAGCTAAATTACCTGCCGTAGATGCGCGCCCCACTACTTTAGAAACTTGTTTAGAAAGAACTTTACTTAAATCCTTAGTAGAAGTCTCTGCTTTCGCGGAAGCAGTAATAGATTTAGTAAGTGCATCGAGTAACCCATCAAAATTATACGTTTTCCATACCTATTGTAATATCTGATTATTCTACATATCTGCGCCGTATTTTTGGAGTTGGGCAACCATATCTCTATAAGCAGTATCCTGTTCCCAGCGCTAATTACCCGCTATAGCTTCTGGTGTATTCCAGCGCACATCAAACGCTTGACTAGACATCATATCTATAAGAGCATTATTTAATAAAGTTGGAAGCCAGTTATTTAGAGTACTCTCAACAAGTTGGACAAGATTATCACCAGTCATATTACTTGTTAACTCAGCCTATATCTGTTTATAATTTGCTTTCCATTGTTTTTCAAAATATGTTCCAAAGAACTGCGTCGCATCTATTTTTGCAAGAGCATTTCGTTTACCTTGCTTATTGGTATACTCTAAACGGTCTTTATTACGCTAATACACCGCATTAGTTTGTATTTGTGTATTAATAGCCCTAATCAGCCCATCATAAAAATACTACCCATTCACGACAGAAGCAGGAAAACTTATGCCCCAGGCATTTTGCAAAGCAGTAAGCTCTTTGTTTAACTCCACAGATGCTTGCGCACGAAGAGACCGCGATATATCTTTATTCTTCACTTTTCCAAGTATAGAAGACATTTCAAGTTGCCCCAATGAATGCTTATATAGTCCTCCAAGAGAAGGATTTACTAAAGCATCAGTTGCAAGGCGCTTATAGTATACAAAAGTACCTTGCTATCCAAAGGCATGCCATAGCTTGCCAGCCATACACTCACCACCTATAAGTTATTCTTCTAACTATAAGTAGATTTTGTATACTATATATTCTAAAAAAGAGGCTCGTTTGTACGAGCCTCCTGGAGATTAGTCATTCAAAAGGTCAGCCAGCCTACTAGCAGGCGACCGTTCAGATTTTTGTAGATGGACATATCCAAATAGGGGGTTTCCTTTCAATCGTTCAACCATAGTCTCAATACCCGCAGATTTTACAAAAGCTTCTCTATCTCGCTGGCGTACATCTGCATCAAACCATAACTGACTTCCAGTATCCAGACGACCAAGAAGCAGTTGGATATGTTGCTTAGTAAGGTTTTCTGCCTCTGAACATAGAATAACTGAATTGCGAATACTGCGCCCGCGCAAAAAGCCAAGAGGAATTACTTCCAAAAGACCCATTTCAATCATCTGTTCAACGGCCTCTGTCCCACCACAGTGGTCAGCAAAAGGCATTACATATGGCAACATTTTACTCTCGGAAGAGCCAGGCAACGCGCCAAGAGCATCAGTGTCTTTTACCTGTACATTATTACGTACCCAAGTAATTTTTTCAAACACACCAGCTTCTAGATCTTCCATAGCTTGTCCAATCAAGGCAATTGTCTTACCCGCGCCCCATGTTCCTGTAAGCAGTTTGACTGGGACATCTTTATTTTTCATCAAATCAAAAGCAATTCTTTGTTCTTGATTGCGTGGTTTCAACTTTTCTCCACGATTAGATGACATAGTGAGAAATGGAACACGAACGAAAATCCCATCAGTGGTATACCTAAAATAGTCCACTGGATTATCATCTTTATCTGTTGCTATAAGATACTCATTCACCAAAAATTCGGGCGCGTCCGCACCTAAATTTCCATTGGTATAGAGTTGGCTCAATGCTTCATCATTAAGTCTTATCGTCTTATAACCCAAATAATCCATAATTCATCTCTCCATAAAATAAAATAGCCCGCTATGCGGGCGTCCTCTAAATTGGACTCGAACCAATGGTTACCTTCTTACGTAAACTTGGGATGGTATGCATTACCACTTTGCTATTAGAGGATAGGCTCCCGTCCTCGCAGACGGGATGGGTATCTTTTTTCCGGCCATATACCTATGGCGCACATCACAACGTCGAATGCGCTATTCCGCTCTTTTCCGGATGTCACTCCATCTACATTACTGTTGAGGAGACCAACAGTGGAAGTCAACGTATCCTCCCATAGATACCACGTGTCACTCGGTATCTTAGTTTCCTAACGGTGGAAACCACCCGCTTCTCTTCGTGGTGGAAGAACCACGGCCCCTTCACGGATTCGAACCGCTCTCTCCGGCAACGATGCCGGTATTTTTCCTACTAAACTATTAGAGCATAGATGATAGAGAAGGCCCCTAGAAGACCCGTGCGCTTAGCGCTCTATCTGTTCACATTTATCACACTTTGTTATTCAAATGAAGGCTCTACCATTTGAATTTAGACCCATATTCATTTATATACCGCACCAAACCTTCAATATAGAAGTAATACCGTCATATTGGAACCATGGCCATCCGTGCGGTAATGGAGCCTTCGAGGTGAATTGAACACCTATCTTCGGGTTACAAATCCGAAGTAATAGCCATTATACTACGAAGGCATATATATTGGGTAGGGTCTCAACTCCTCCCAATATACATGATTGCAATCTCTTGGGCTTATTGCAAAAGCCCTCGATGCCAGCGGTGGGATTCGAACCCACTCAACACCAATCTCTGGCATATGGCGCGGAGCAATGAAAACGATTCATATAGCCTTACGACTACGCACTACTTAGCAGGTAGGCTCCAGACCTTCTGGATTTACTCCGCATATAAAATAGAATAGAGAGAACATTGCCGGCTTGTGCTCTGTTTTACCCGTATACAAGGCGTTCTCAAAGGTGCGACCCGCGTATCACCACGGAACAGGCTAACCCTACTATTCTATTCATGGCGAGCGCCCTCGGACTTGAACCGAGACACACCTTACGATGCTACTAATAGTTTTCAAGACTATTTCCTTAGCCAATTAGGATTAGACGCCCATTTAGTTGATTACACTTATATAAGACACATGAGGATGTTTCAAACATTTGTATGTTCTAATAATCCTGTGAGTATATATATCTTTTCTCTCTTGTTCCAAAGAACAATATTCACAAAGTTCCAAACAATTTCTATCCATCTCATTTTTGATACAATTTGGAGTTGTGACTATTGAAGAATTGCCCTTTCCGCCTTTTGCCCAAAGAAATTCATGCAATATTACCTGTTTCTGCGCATCTTGATGGTCTCGTGCAAGTTGAGTAAAAGCTTCAGAGGCTTGAGCAGTTGAACAAAAAATCTGACTCATTGCTCGCGCGGACCGCTCATACTTATCTTCCATTTTCAACTCATCAAGCACTTCATTCAGAGTCATCTGTCTTACCTTCGGTGCCACATTCACCAGTTGTGCGTAATCCATGGGTAAAGGAGTATGATACTGCGCTATCGCCCAAGGGTCTCGCGCATACATATCTGCAAGAGGATCAGGTCGGCGCACAGGCTTTGGAGTAGGATCATACCCACAAGAAACACACGCTGTCTCTCCCTCAGGCACATAACACCCACATTTTTCACAATACTTACTTTCGCACCGACCCATAAATTTACTCCTTACTCAATATCCATCGGCTCAAGCGCGCCAACATCATTCAGCACACCAGCCAGTTCATCAATCGCGTTTTCCCATCGTTCGCCAGCATCATAAGCATAACCTTCAAGCTCATGATACTCACGCTCGACATCTTCAATAATTTTATCAAAGTATGCCAGCTTCTTCTCGGCACGCGCCTTACGCTTCATTGCTACCTTTACATTGGCTCGCGCGGCAGCAAGCCGTTTGCCCGTTTCAATATCAAATTCATCATGTTCACTGCACACGGCAACACCCTTTACAGTTTTACCAGCATACGAAGTAAGCGCAATGACTTTCTTCTGCTCAGGAAGGATAATGAACTTGTACTTCTCAATAGGATAGGTTTTCATTTTAGTGTTTCCTTTCTTCTTTACTTTATGTATATATTATACAATATATTTTGAAATTATTCAAATTTTAGGTTGATTGAACAAAAGATATATTAGGTCTTATATCTATCTTTCTGCGCTCCTGCTGAACGGAAATTAGCAGACTATCTTATAACCTACTTGAATTAGACGATTTATTCAATCTATCTGGCAGAAGCGGTGCGATTCAAACGCACGATGCGGGAGTCAAAGTCCCGTGCCTTAATCACTTGGCGACGCTCCTATATAAACCAAGACGCATTTCCATAATATATTTTCAAAAAATATTTATATAATGTATTGCTGTTATGCGTCTTTATATCTTATTCAATGATTCACTTAGAACAACTTGAAAAAACTATCCAACACCTTACTAAGTGCACCAGTATAACTCATTGTTGCAGGTTCCGCATAGTCCTCATTGAACTTGCGAATATCTTCAAGAAGCTTTTCATACTGTGCACGGATAGCTTCCAAACGAGCTTTCTTTTCAGCCTGAAGCTTTTCCTTACGCGTGCGTTCACTAGCATGAGCTTTTTCACAAGCAAGAGCTTCCGCTTCACTGCCATAGAACTTGCCACAATCATTACATTCAAAGAGTACCTTAGGCATAATATACCTCCTAAATTTTTTTGATATGGTTGAAGATGTCCGATTTGAACGGCTCCGCCTGTACCCAAAACAGGAATGCTACCATTACACCACATCCTCAATATAAAAGGCAGTTTTTAGAAGTGAGACCCCAAGGAAACTGCCAAACCCTACAAAGAAAAAGAGGAAACGAAACGGTTGGCCCAACAACCGTTCTGGCGGGAAATAAGTGAATTGAACACCTGTAGGTCGGTTAACAGCCGACTGCCTGAACCACTAGGCTAATCTCCCATAGATGACGTTTTTATTTCAGATAAGAACGTCATAACTTATCATATGCTAAAGAAAAAAATCGACGGCAGGTGGTAAACTGCCAATGGTACTTCCACTCAGATTCGAACTGAGACTACAATGGGTTTGAGCCATTCCCCTCTACCTATTGGGGTATGGAAGCATAGTGAGTGGTTTTCGGTCCTCCCAAGGAAACCACTCGAACCTCGAAACGTTTCTGCCGTTCATTTTTCGATACTTCCACTAAAAGAACAGACAAAGAAAAAGGTTGAGCTAGACGTCTTTTCGACCTAACGCAGTCTGGAGTGAGACCCGCTCACGCATCTCTCCTTTGCGACCTCACAAGAGTTTTACGTCGTGAGTGAGATATTGGACGTAGATTATTCACTTATTGATTGCCAGAACTAGCTGACGTCTCAGGAGGATAACAATCTAACAAGTGGTAATCTATGGTGGATAGTAGAAGACTTGAACTTCTAACCTCTCGCGTGTAAGGCGAGCTCTCTTCCAGTTGAGATAACCATCCATAAATACAAGGCGCGAGCTGGATAATCCAGCCGAACTTGGGGTCAAGCCTACCGAGGTCGCTCGACAGTATCTATTATATCACATTCTTTTTTCAAAGATTGCAGTCCCGCGCCTTTATTTACTAAGGAGTACCAATCCAACAAAACATAAAACAAGACCCACAAAATAATTTTCGTGCTCTAGCCAACTGAGCTACCTGACATACCACGCAGGCTGTCTGAGGTGGACTCGAACCACCGACCACGGGATTATAAGTCCAAAAATATTAGAATGTTTGCTGTAAGGGTCTTTACTCAAAACTAACTAAAATCCAAACTTATCTAAGGTAAACTATCCAAGGCTCTAATAATTTTTATTTGCTTTACCAACTAAGCTATACGCAATTGCGCAATTGGAGTCGAACCAATAATACAATAGAATTATAAATCTATCGCTGTAAGAGCCTTCCACTATACGCTAAACTTATTCGTCTCGCGCCATATCTCTAAAGAAATTATATCCGCGTCCATCATCCTTACGAATTTTCGCACGAATAGAACGAACAGGATGATTGCCAGAACCCTGCTTGGGTTTCACTTTCCGCTTCGGCGGGGTGTAATGAGGATTACCACTACAATAGTGATTCTTACACTTGAAAGGACTAACCCCACAAGTTCCCATACAATCAAAATAAGCCATTAGATTTTCTTTCCTTTCTTCATCTTATGTATATATTATACACTAAATTTTCAGAAAATTCAAATTTTACTGGTGCCACCGGCGAGTTCGACCTCGCAATCCCTCGCGGGCGCAAGCTTCTAAGGCTTGTATGTATACTTTCCATCACGGTGGCATATAGATTAGAAATGACGTTCAAGAAGCAGTTTATAGTGAGTGGGCGTATACAAGCTAATATTATAATCTCGAATAATGCGTTCGCGCACATAGGGTAAGGTATATGCTTCAAAAAACACCACATCATATTTGACAGGACTATCCACATTATATTGCGCGAGCACTTCATTCATAGTAAACGGTACATAATTTTCTTCCACTTCTCGCGCCCAATTCTCGTCATATGGCGCCTTCAAAAGATAGTGAATACAATTTGCCCAATTAGAAATACGGCCTTGACGTTTTTCAAAAGAAGCAATCTTAGCAACATCATCGCGTGCATAAATGTTTTTGAGAACATCGATTGGTGTTTCTATATTACGGCATATATCTCGTATACCCATATCACGAATTGCAATATATTTTGCGCCAAGGTCAAAAATCATGCCCAGTTCAAAATCTGCATCTTCTTTCAACTGATAAGAATAGATTTCATGAATTACAGAAGAAAGAACAAGACAAGTCTCTTTCATTTCCGGCTCAAATATACTTTCTACAAAGCAAATAGGTGTATTTTTAGTTTTTTCTTTCGCGCGGGCTAGCATATCATCAGAAGCATCATAGCCAATAAGAGTCTGATAAGGATGCTCTTCATTGATACGCAAAAGAAGAGACGCATCGGCGCATCCATAATCTACAATAGAATCTGTAGTATGTTTGACTTTATCCCAAAACCACATTTTATCCTCAATAGAGGATGACATTCGCGCATTATAGGTATCAAAATTAGTGATGTCCATTTGTCTCTTCCTTTCTAATATATCGGTAATATATGGAGATGCCAGTGGGACTTGAACCCAACATTACGACCGTGAAAGGGTCGTGACCTAGCCAATTAGTCGATGGCACCAAGTACGCTAACCATTATGTTCCATTGACCAGACTTCCCATAATGGCTAACTAGGCTGTAACCTCTAAAACGAAGATACCATCGCAGTGGTCAATTCCGAAATGGTTTCCGCGCAAGTAGAAGGATTTTCCTACTTTCGGAAAGACTTTCATTTGCCACTTGCAGCCCGCCAGAGGTGTGAAAGTCTATTGGTAGTCGTTTTATTTATTCTCTCAACGACCAAAAGAGAACAAAGAAGGAGGTAGGGAAAAATGAATAATTAGCTGTTCAATTGCGGGAGCCAACATAGACGTTGGCTCTCACGCTCTATAACACTATGCTTTGAGTTAGGCTCTATTATAGGCGGAGCAAAGTCCAAGCTACTTACGCCATATTAGTGGAGGTAGATTACGGATTACATCCTTCCTCCCAAATGGTTGTGCTTGATAGAGTTGAACTATCGTCTGACGATTATAAGTCGCCGGCTCTTACCACTGAGCTAAAGCACAATATATAGGGCGAAACTTACTTCGCCCGATGCTCCTTACAAACATACACCGCAGGATGTTCGCCCTTATTTGTACGATACAATGTTCCCTGCGCGCCGCACACACTACAAGAATGAACAATAACGGGTCGCGCGGAAAGTTCCGCCTGACGTGCGATGGAGGATTTAGAACCAGGCTTTGCAATGAAGTTATAGGCTTTCATATAACCTTTATTTGTAGACATAAATGTTTTCCTTTCTTTCTTTTGAAATAAACTCAAGACGCAAGTTTTTTTTGTTGGATTTGAACCAACTAATTCGTTTGTGCAGAACAAATTTTTACCCTATTAGGAATTGCTGTGTGCGCCTTTAGTATGGCAGGCCCGACTTCGACTCGAACGAGTATCAAGAGGGTTAGAGCCTCCTATGCTTACCGTTACACCACAGGCCTTCATCCACTTTCTATATTTATTATACACTAAAATTTCCAGAAAGTCAAAATTCTAGGTAGCTTTTGAAGGATAAACTACCGAACCATGGAGGAGTATGTGGGAATTGAACCCACCGCGCCAGTTTGGAAGACTGGAATATTAGCCACTATACGAATACTCCATGGATGGTTTCATCCTCCGCGCGAGCACACCATCAACTCTACGCCCTGCATATCTAACCATTATCTTTTTCCTTACTCTTATAGGACTTATTATTATTTTACATCTTCTAATTACTTTCTATGCAACCTATAATTTCTGAGGTAAAGACAACCTACGCATTTAGAAACTGGAAGCGCGCCATTTGGTGGTCGTTTTATACAGCAACGACCAAACTGAACGATGGGATTGTACTTCTCCCTTTACAATATTCTGCACTCGCCCGCGCAGGAGCTTTATATTTCACAAAAGCACTAAAACCTAGTCAATTTCTCGTAATCGACCTAACGCTTAGGGCATTGACACAGCCTAAGACGCGAGCTTTTCACGACTGCCAGCGGAAGCTCACTCCCAGCGTAGCTTCTTGCTGGATAGGGTACATTTTACGCTACGAACCCTTCACATAAGCGGGATAACTATCGCCGTGCCTGCGGGAAGATTTTGGGACTTCCGACCCGTTACGTGTTCGTTAGGAGACCGTTACCAAAAACCCCATAGAGGTTCATCCTCTCGCCTCTATACAAAGTTTAGCTTTTAGGGTTATAAGCTAAACGAACCCTTTTCTTTTGTCTACTAAGCTCCTGCTTCATTGAGCGCTTTGAATGCAGGGCGCGCAGAATAAGAAATACACGGTTACTTTCGTTTTCTTTGTATTATAGTGCGATTCCAAATGACAAGCCACATATCGTCGCCCTCCTATTGGGTCTGTGACGCCAGTGGTAGTTTACCGTAAATCCATCCTCTCTCGCACTACCCTGATTATTTAGAGACGCATTAGGGCACGTCTATGGGTGCGGGAGAGTGATTCGAACACTCAATAATTGGTGTATGAGACCAATCTGCGACCATCGCTTCCCGCCATATATTATGGATGTTATACATCCATAAATTTATTTTAGTTATTCCATTGCCATTTATACCCATAAGCTGATTTTCGTTTTCCATTACAAACCTCAGCTATATGCCGACGACTTTGCGGTTTTTGGAGATACCTTTCTGCTTCCATTATAGAAGAGAAAAGAGCTATCTATTCAGAAGTTATTTTATCTAACATCTGAACGCCCTTTTTCTATTTAGAAAGAGCATTATTTTCAATTTCTTTATGGGAAAATCCAGCTTCATTCAAAGCTACTCTTATAGTATGAGCATCATAACCCAGCAAAGAAGAAATTTCTCTCTATGTAAGACCCTACTAAAAGAGTTCAATTATCGGTTCTCTATCAATATAAGCTTTCCCGTCACCACCTAAAGTAGCATTATAACCTTGACAGTTAGAAAAACCAACATAACTATTATAATATCTTATCCAAAACTGCTCACGCTCTTCTGGATTATTAGTTTCCTCAATAAGTTCAACATAAAAATTGTCAATCCCGTATTTTTTCATAGCTTTATATAGAGGACGATTAGCACAATTTTCTTTTTTAGAGGCTCTAATATGCTCCTAAAATCGCCTTTCAATAGAGAACTAAGTTTTACCAATATAGAGTTTTCCATTTACTCTATTTACAATCTTATAAATATACGCCATAAATTTACCCCTTGCCCTAAAATAAACAAAAGGAAGAGGGGCATCTCTTATCAGATGATAGGCCAACATCATCCTATCCTTTTGTATGGTAGGGAATACCAGACTCGAACTGGTATGGCTCTCGCCCAGGCATTTTAAGTGCCTTGTGTCTACCTATTACACCAATTCCCCATATCTCACTTTCTATATTTATTATACACTAAAATTTCCAGAAAGTCAAAATTTTAGTGCATCTTGTGGCAAAACACCCAATCCACAAATGCCCTCTTCGTGGGGATTTTGAATGCTGGTTCGCGCGCGCCATACATTCCCTTCTCGTATTTCCGGAAGCTTTCTCTTGAGGAATGGAAAACTACAAATTACCGGAGGTTTATCTCGTCCTCCAACGGTTGCAACATATACAGGCACTGCCGAGTTTATTTGCTTCGTTGCACGTGTCGTCGCATACTCCGCCCCGATATGTGCGTATAAAGTTTCAAGAAATTATTTCTCTCTCAACCTTACATATATATTATACACTAAATTTTTCAAAAATTCAAATTTCACACATCATACTCACGCATCATTTCTTCCATAAACTTCTGAAACTCGCCATATTCTCCATCACGAATAGACCCGCGCAAAAGAATTGTCTCGCGCCAATCACTCCAATGACTTCTATCCACAAGTTCCAACCGTTCATAATTCACAACCATCTGCCGTAATCGCGCAAGTAATGTATCACGCGCATAGCCTACAGTAGAGAAGGAATAGTTTACATCTATCCAACCATCTTCCATTAGTTATTCTTCTCCTTTATTTCTTTTATGAGTTTAGTCTTGAGAGTCTTATAGGCTTCTTCGCGCTTACCACTGGTATAAAACATTTTTCCTACTGCTACAGTTCCACCATCAGCAGTCCACTGGTCTTTCCAAGCTTGCGCCCATATGTCTCCACGCACAATTTTAGCCATATACACTCTAGACTTAGGGAAATAGCCAACTACTACAATGATTCTTTCCATAACTAGTCCTCCCTTTCGGTTAGATTTTATGGGGTTATTTACTTGATAATACGATTGCGCAGAAACACGCCTGGACAAGACTCACTAATCTTGACAGTCTTACCATCCTTCTCGATTTCCTTCTCAATAGTGCCAGAGCAAGTAAAGACATTGGTGCCAGGATGGGGAACCATATTGGCGCCACATAGACGACACTTAGTAGGCTTCTGCTTACGCTTTACTTTAGATACTGGTTCCTTATAGCCAAGCTCTTTGAGAACTACATTCCAATCGTTAGTTGTAATCATTTAGTTTTCCCTCACTTTCATTTTCTATATATATTATACCATTATTTTTCTGAATTTTCAAATTTTGGGCTTTGCTATTTGAGTATAGATATTATCTAAACTGTCGATATCTTTATAGAATATCCGCATCTTAGGCTCTTGAATACGGTCAATATGGTAGTGTCCAAGAAGCCAAACATCATAATCTATATCCGCGCGCAGAGCTTCAAGCCAATGCTCCATAGTCTCATCTACAGTAGACTGGTCTACACAAGCCAAAAATTTATCTACTGGGCGCGAATTATATGGCGCAGTATGAGTCATTACAAAATCAAAATGCTGACCTTCCATAAGCTTCTGACACTCATAGCGTTCCTGGGTAGTAAGTTGCTCATCAGGATGCCACGTCCAGTTGCGCATAAGACGATAGTATTTATCTACAGAATAAGCGTGGCCTATGATGGCGCACTTATACTTACCGAGCATATAGATACCATAGTCTTCGAAATAACGAAGGTTAGGAAAGTAAGGATTCCACCACACCCAGCCTTTTACTGCCTCATCATATACTCGTTCCATATTATACGTGTTTTGCGGGCGCATATCGTGATTTCCGCAATAGGTATAAAAACGGCAAGGGTATTGAGAGACTTCTTGCCAGACTCGCATATCACGCTTTCCACCAAAAAAATTAGCGCCACAATCACCAGCAATTACGATATAATTATTCTTATCCTGAGCTATGGGATTGTCTCGAAAACGAGAAAAATCTCCATGTGTATCCCCAGAGAAAAAGTAATTGACACTCAAAATCATAAACCACCTTTCTACATAGAAGTTCTAATTACAAGTCCACTTAGAAGGCGCGGGCTTGATAAATTTATAGATTGGGAGGGCATAAACCCTCCCAAAGTTCATTCAACCACAGGCTCTCCGCCCTCAATAGGAAGAACATTAACATTGACTTTCTTTGCCATCGCGCAAAGGTCATCAATAAGTTGAGAAATCTCTGCAAGCTTAGCATCAGTAAGCTCATAATCCATTTCCTTGGCTGTGGTTTGTATCATAGCCATAACCCAAGTTTTCTTATCGGCTCCCTCAGAGAGCTTCTTTTCGGCTTCTGCCATATATACAGCGACAAGACCGACGAGCTTAGGCCAATTCTTCTCTTTGCCATAAGCAACAATTGTCTGGTATAGCTTATAGCCAAGAGGAATGATTACAACGAGACAAGACAAAACCTAGATGGCAAGCTGTATCCAAGAAAGAACTTGTTCCATAAATTTTCACTCCTACTAGTAGAATACCCTTTCGGGTTGGTGGGCTAGACTGGAATCGAACCAGCATCAGACGTCTTAAAAGGGCGTTGCCTGAACCATTAGGCTACTAGCCCATAAAGGTAGGAGTTATCTTTACCCTTATGTTTAGTCTTTCTTGTATATTTTGTTTTATCCCGCTCTATTCGCGTGACTGGATTTATATCGCCCCAAGAGCCTCGTATTGTTCGCGCCATTTCGTTGAAAGTGCGAGGTTTAGTTTTCTTCTTCTTCATCTTTTTCTGCCTCCTTTACAAGCCATAAGCGAAAAAGTTCTCGTTCGGTACTTTCCCTATCACAAATGGGACAATAGGCTGTCTCATTGGTAATTGATAAATGATGCCCACATATAGGACAACTCTTTATATTCATATATTACTCTCCAATTTTTCAAAAATCAAATCTTTAGGTAAGAAATTTTTACAAATATAAATGGTAGCAAAACTTACACCTTTTGCAATAGAGGTGCGTGCGCTATCGGTATAGAAGTTAATTCTTTTATCAAAAATCAATGCTTGTGTTCCTACTAAATAACTAAATCTTTTTTGACCTTGAAGAGAGGGTAGAGGTAAAAGAATGGCATAAGGCTTTCCTATTTTCGCTAATCTTTCTAAAACAGCATCCTTGCAAGAAAACGGAGGATTACTTATAATATAGTCATAATGTTCTGCTGGTTCATAAAAAAAGAAATTTTTACCTTCATCAATATGTGTAGCAATAACTGTATGTCCTGCTTCTGTAAGACACTTCACATACTCACTATCTTGAGTGTCAAAGGGACACCAAATTGTTTTAGAGCCTTCCCTAATATATTTTATAATGGGCTTCACCGCATAGGCAGGAGTATAATATTCATCTGATGCTTTATCAGTTTTAGCCTAAAGATAACCTGTATTTATCGCCATTTGTATTCTCCTATAAATAAGTAGTTTTCGCGCGGGCCTATTATACAAAAATCAATACTATTCTAAAATTTTATGGTACCCGCGCCGAGTAATCAAAGAGCATATTCAGGCCCTTCATCATCCTCATCGTCATCGTCATCGTTTTCAAATCCAAAATCAAAATTAGTTTCATAAATATCATCATACACTAGATAGGAAAAACAAATACGTTCATCTTTCAGCTCTCCAATTAGCGCGCAGTTATCAAACTTTTCAATGGAGTTATAGCCTTTATCTTCCATTTTATTATGGAAGATAATCATTCCATTCCCGTTTTTCCAGTTATAGTATCTAAAATCAACGCTATGAATTTCAGCATCACATCCACCCTCGACAATAGCAAGAATGGTGCAATGTTCAATTAGGACTTTTGATTATCGCCAAGAAAGGGCGTAATATCCGGAGTAAATTCAAAAGACATAAACTAATCCCTCCATTCTGATATAATTATACCATAATGGAGGGTAAAAATCAAATTTTAGAATTTTAGCATCTTATCAGGTTCTAAATACACTATCTCTTTGAAGTGCGCCCGCGCATAACGTATTTCGCTTTCAGTCGAAGAGCCAATATATCCATCCTTATTGATGACAAAAATCGCATTACTCATATCTATTTTTCGCTTATGGAGTTCATCCAATTGTGCTTTTTGTTCGTCAGTAAGTGTTGTTCCATCGCTGTGCGCGAAGACACCTGGCATAAGAACTACCCATCCTTTGAGGGTATAGTCCCGCGCGACATTCAAAAAGTCTTCCATAAAGCGTGTAGAACCACAAAGAGTGATAATTTTAGGCTTGCCCCTTACAGGTACTTGAGACTTGCAACCGCGCGGGTCGCATAGTTCACGCTCTCTGGTTCCCCAACATACAGTTTTACCGTATTCTTCGTGGGCATAACGGCAATCAATCATCCTTCAAGACCTGCCCAAATAGTAGTATAAATTAGTTCGAGGTCTACTTGCCAACACGAATCAATTACATCCCCTTTAGCCTTCTTCTCTTTATACTGATAAGAAACCTTATTTACTTCATAACCATTCGTGTGCCCGTCCTGCTTATAATGTTCAATGGGCGCCTTAGCTTCATCTTCAGTTTCACAACGGAATGTCAACTTTTCTTTCAAACGTAGCATTAGTTATTTTTCTCCTTCAATACAAAATTCAAAATAATACCTGCAATAAGAGCAAGCGCCGTTCCACTCAAATGGAATGTATCATTGCCTACAATAACGCCACTGATACCAAGGGACATAACAACAGAAGAAATAATTAGATTCTTCTGGTTATTGAAGTCTACTGACTGTAAGGTACGAATACCACTATTAGCAATAAATCCATAAAGCACCATTGCAGTACCACCGCCAATAACACAGGATGGAATAGATGCTACGAATGCTTGCACAGGTTCAATAAAACCAAGTGCAATCATAAAGAGCGCGCATCCAAGAGTAGAATAGACTGAACTACATTTACTAAAGCCAATAGTTGACACGCTCTCTCCGTAGCTACACTGGGCGAGTTGCCCACTTGACGCGCCCACGAGATTTGCTAATCCTTCGCCAATAAAAATGCGCCCAAGACCAGGCTTACGATACAAATCAACACCAATAATATTACCAAGAACCGCATGATCGCTGAGGCATTCGCAAATTGCGCTCACTGTAAATGCCACAAAAAGAACAATAATATTAGGTAAAGTACTTACATCAATATTTGTCCAATGAAAGAAACCAAGGTCAGGTAGAGTAAATAAACTGATTCCTTCAAAAACACTAAAATCTACAAGGCCAAAAGGAATAGATACTACATATCCCACAAGCGTGCCAATCAAAAATGGAAATAATGCGAGCGCGCCCTTGCAATAATGAGAAACAAAAGCAATAGTAAGTACCGTGATAAGTGCAATAAACATACCCACATTACCAGTATCACCAATGTATGATGGAATAAAACTCATAAGAGTAATACCAATAACTACAGTAATGGAGCCAATAAGCACCTTAGGCAATACTTTATAAATATGACTTACATCAATCTTCATAAAAATAAAGCCAAAAATACAATAAACGATACAAGCAATTGCACCACCAATGGCTACCGCAGTCGCGCCACCAAGTTGGAGTGCAATCAATACAGGTGATACAAAGGCGCCTGAATTAGAAATGTACATACTACTTTCAAACTTAGTTGCAATAAGATATACAATAGTTGCAAGCCCAGAACCTACAAATGCGCCCGACAAAGGAACATTACAAATCTGTCCAATAAGTGCTGTCGCGGTAAAGCAACTAAGCATCATCTGGAGTGAGAAAAGAACCAATTGCCCAAATGGAGGCTTATCCTTTATTCCATACTTCATTCAATTTCCTCCAAATTTACTTCTCTCAATAAGTGTTGAATTGTACCAGAAGGAGTGATGCTAATTAGAGAAATATCATCATTTCCTTCATCATGATATAGATAATAATTACCGACAAAACGTTCAAAATGACAACGAGTCATATCATTTTCAAATTCTTCAATAAGTTCTTTGTCAGTTTTCCGCTTACTTGTAACTTTCTGCCCATATTCTTTAGCATACTTTTTTAGAAGCATAATTACTTCGTCAATAGTATACACTAAATCTCCATACTGCTTGATAAGCCCAGTCACATAGAGATTCTGATAAGAATACTGTTGTTCCCCAAGCTCGCTTGCTCCACCAGCATCTTTCGCGGGGCTACTAGTCAAATGGCATTGGCGATTATCAGTGCAAATACCAATAATATGCTTATGGTCTCCACGCGCAATTTTTTCGTGAAATTTTCCAATCTCCGCACATGTCCCGCTAGGCAATACATCACCGTCAATACATGCCACAAGAACATCCGTTTCATCAAGACGAAGATTATCTGCCTGTGCTATTTCGCGCGAGCCAGCAAATTTCTTCTTGCCTTCTGTGCCATTTATATCGGTATTCTCAACAGGCGAATATAAATCCACTCCTGGAAGGGCTTCTCGAATTTTCTGCGCCCATTCAGTATTACGAAGTAAATCTCCATAAGTAAAAATCGGTCCAGCTAAATAAATCTTCATTCGCGCGCCTCCTCATTTAGCAAATTCCACAAATCCTCCATCGTCCGCAAGGGAATATCTTCCCCATCTTTGGTTACCATATATGGCTTCCACGCGCGCCCGCAATCCAACTCATACATCCAATAACTAATCCAATCTTCATCATCATTCATCACAGTGCGCAAAATATCAAGAACTAATTCACTATCTTTTGGCGCCATTATATATGTATCAGTAAAATATTCTTCTACTGCTTGTGCAAAATTATTGAATTTCTTTTCACTTTCAATATATCGCCCAAGAAAATCTGCAAATTCATCATACGTCAGTTTCATTCACGATAATCTCCTCATAGGTTTTCCAAAATATATGCTCTTTTACCGGATAAAATTCGTTTGCTACGCCCTTGACAATAAAGTCGCTAGGTTCAATAATATATGGCCCATCTGGTGTTTCAAGAACTAATCTATTCCCAACTTCAACTAAATGGCGCGCGCAAAATTTCATCACATCAGAAGCATTGCTACCATCAAATTGGATAGCAGTAGTAAATGTTGGCTTACGCCTGAATATTCTCTCCATTGTTTCTCCTTCCATATACTAAAGCGGGCGGAGCAATATACTCCGCCCGTATATCCCATAATACAGGGGTTATCTATTCGCTTTTTTCTCTGCGCGCTCCTGCGCCTTACGAGCCTTCTCAGCTTCTTTATCCGCGCGAGTCTGCGCGCGCTCAGCACTCTTTTTCTGCTGTTCAGCATAGTCGGCCAAATACTCTGGAACCTTATCCTCATTACACACTGAAATAGTCAGCTTACAATGGGTGTGATTATCAATAGTAATAAGGCTACCACCAACCACAGGCTCAAAAGTATATCCGTTCTGTGCGAGAGTTTCAAGAACCATATCGTAGAGGGTCGCGCGCAGAGAAGCCTCACGCTTTACATCACGTTTTCCGTTTTCCATAGTTTACTCCTTTATCTCCAAAATAAGTATTTGTTTTTTGTAGGTAGTTTTAGTTTGTAACTTAGTTATAAGTCACAATTGCAAGTATGTTTAGTGGGCGCGCCCTGCATCATCTGGCTCATAAGCATAGCCATAAGCATAGAATTATCACCACTCTTATCTCCCATAAGGGCATAGAGCATCATGGGATTAGACGTAAAGTCCATAGTTCCATTCTGCATCATCATCATAGCCATAAGCATAGAATTATCATTAGAACTAGACTTATTCTTATCACTCATCATCATAAGCATAGGAAGCATACCAAAGGGATTAGACGCGCTCGCACCACCAAAGGTAGCGCCCATATCAAAAGGAACAACAAGCTTGGTATAGAAGTCAAAGCCGAACATATTACGCGTAGGAAGAATTTTGATGATTTCGTGATTGGACGGGTCTTCTGCTTCAATGAAGTAATTCACTTCATCATCGAAATCAATTACACGCACCCAACCAGTGCCAATCCCAGCATGGAAAATAAAGTCTCCAATCTGGATATTATTCTTAGCGACAGGCATTTCAAACAAAGGAATATCCAGAATAGCTTCAGCAGGAACATCAATCCACTGTTCCTTAGACTTATCAAATGCGACCCAAGTATCTCCGGAAATAGCCTCCCGAAGAGCAGGCCCATAAATGGACATTTTAGCATTATCTGCCTTACCAAAGCGCAGATTTTTCAGCATACCTTCAAACATAGTTTTCTCCTTCTTTTCTTCAGTATTTATTTTAGGTAGGTTATTGAATTTCAAATAGTTGGCTCCTGTTGTGAGCGTATTAGTGGACATTACTCCATTGATATTGTCGATAGCAGTAGTTGTAGTTCCCGTATAAATATTTTTATTTGTTATATTTGTATGTATGTTAGTAGACATTGCTCCATTGAGCTTTCCAGTGGAAGTCCCTACATTAGTAATTTTATCTGCTGTAGTTGGCGCGCTGTCTAGAATTTTCCAAAGACTATTATTCAATGCCTCATTACCAGTTGTAAAAGATACTTCAAAGGGTTTGAACAATTCTTGCCAAATACCATTCGACTTTACACAGGTTTTCATTCCATCATTAGACGTACTAGAAACCGTGGCAGTATCGGCTTTACTGGTTTTCTTTCGCGCTCTATCAAAATCTCTTCGCGCCTCATATTCGTCTTGATTTCGCTCACTACGAGGATATTCAATTTCTCCACAACATTCAGCAGAAGTAATCCGCTTCAATCCAGAAAGATTATATTCTTCCTCATTACTAATCTCCGCAGTAGCAACACCTACTACTTTCGCTCCCCGATAATTATATCCGCTTTCATTGGTGATATGATATGCATCAGCCACGTTAGATATACCATATGACGCAAGTTTAGGTCTTAGGGCATTATCTATCAAATAGGGATACGTCTTACCATTTGGTTTATCTTTTGCATCAAGAAACTTTACAAATGCAATACTAGTCAACTAGTTTCCTCCTCTCTTTCATCCATTAGTAAATATGGGTTATAACGCGGGTCATTATAGATATCAATTTTATTCCCATCCTCATCATAAAACTCAAAAAACGCACTATTGAAATGGCCCAAGCGCGCAAGAGTAATATCTGTATAGCTCTGTGTCATAATAACTTGCTCAACAGGGTAGTAATATCCAATATGAAGATCAGCCTTTTCAACTACTTCACGCTCCCACTGCTTGCCAACCCATTCGTGAGTATACTTTGCAAACAAACTCATCTATAATCACCTGCCATCGCAAATTCATATTTGCCAATATAATCTTCTCGTTTATCAAGCATATTGGCGCCACCCTTATAGGGTTCCGTATCGTATCCTTGCTCTTCCATTACTGCAAGAGACTTATATACCATACGGCCAGAACGATTTTTAGACTTTGCTACCATTCCCATCTCTACAAGATGGTTGAGAATTTTTGCCGTCATCTGCGGGGTCATACCGACAAGTGATACATCTCTATGCTGAATTTCATCAATCGTCAGCGCATCCTGTGCCTCTGCAAGCACAATTGCAATGCGCCCGCTCCACTCATTTTTCTGTTCGACGGAGTACTTAGACGTTCTGCGAACCAATATCCTCATTCCTTTCTCATTTTCTATATATATTATATCACAAAAATTTCAAAAAGTCAAAATCCAATTTTCTTTTGTTTTTTAGAAATAAGTTCAAAGCCACTAAACTTATTGTGCTTATTTTCTACACGGTAAATGGTGTCCCATCTAGTTTCATCTTCTGCACTTGGTTCTTCAAAGGCATCTACCATATCCAAAAATTCATCAGTAGGAATTACGCGTTCGCGCGAAGCATTATTTGCCATACACAAAGCAGGGCTGGCATCAATCCACATAAGTTCAGTAGTATCAAAATACTGCGCAAACCAGTTATACAATTCGTCTCTATTCGCACGGGTCGGTGCATTTGTATCAATGACTACTGAAACGTGGTCTATGCCTGCAAGACGAATGGCATTGTAGAACATCATCCATACTTCAAATTCGTGGGCGTGAATTTTTGGGTCACCAAAACAAGCTTCATAGAACGCGTCAATGGATATATAGCGCGCGTTGGTTTTTGTGGCATAGTCGCGTGCGTGTGTGGATTTACCTGCGCCCGCAAGACCGCAATAGAGAGTGAGAGTAGTTTTTGTAGTTTTATCTTCCATCGAGCTTTCCTCCTTTTCTTTATATATTATATAATAAATTTTTGAAAAATGCAAAACCCGCGCAGAAACTACTCCGCGCGGGCTCAATGAATTTATGTATCAAAGGACCACTCGGTCATACTGAGCATCCATAAGAGTATCATACATTACATCATAAGCAGTCTTGGTAATGCCTTTGATGATGGAAGTAAAGGCGCTCGCACTATAACCGCTCGCAAATACTGCATTGGGATTGGTGAACTTCGCGTGGAAAGTTGAGTTTCGGCCTTCGACATTCCAGAAGAGGACTTTCGGCATAGTATAACCCGCATCACGAAACCGGCGCGTCATTTCTTCCAAGAAATCCAATTCATACCCGCGGAAGAACGGATCAATTTCCATATCACTCACCACTACAAGAGCCTTAGGCATCTCTTCTGGCTTTACATTATTCTCAATAGCGGTATCAAGAATATACATAAATGCACGTTCAAGATTAGTGGAATAACCCACACCTGCATTCCAAGCCTGAGCAAGCTGGTCGCGCAGAGAAGCATTCTCATTGATGGTGAGGAAGGAAGGCTTATCGGTAAAGGTCATATACTTATTGCGGTAAATTCCCTTATTTCTCGAAGCAAAATAGAGTGCCAAACCAAGTGAAGCACTAATAGGCTGATAGTTCGGACTATACATCGACCCACTAACATCAGCCATTACAACTACATTAGCCTCTTCATCAAGATAATCCGGAAGAGCCTTCCACTGAGCCTCAGTAATGGTATCATAAGGTCTAATATAAGAGCGTCTAGACCAAAAATCATAAGTATCTGCGTCAATATATTTCCGAACCAAGTCATAAGGAAAGAGCGTCGCAGACTTGATGTCTTTCTGAGAAATAGTTCCATCAGCAATCTTCTGCTCAAGGCTCTCCTTGTAGCTCGAAAATCTATCCCTGTCGTGGCGCGCAAAAGCCTGAGAATAGTTCTTCATCGCATAACTCGGTACAGCCGAATACTCAATAGAAGCCCACTCCTGAGCGCTCATAGACTTTTCAACAACTTTGAGGTAGGCGCGCAGTTGAGACAGCGCACGACGATATACAACTTCGGTAAGACCAAGCTTATACGCAGTCTTGCGACCAAGCATACAAGTCTTTTTCGAACTTGCATTCACAGAAGCCAGCCACTTTGCCATAAGGGAAATAGGCTTGTTATGCTTCATATTACCAAAGTCTTCAAGCCACTGGGTGCGCACAAGGTTCCACATCTCGCCCTCACACGGAGTAGCAACAAGTTCATACAGACTATCCCAGCGATTGTAATAAGGAATATTCTCAATATTCTTGCGCATAATAGAAGGATGAGTATTAGCAAGATGCTTTATGAGAATACGGAAAGTGCGACGCTCCCCAAGGCCAATTCCTCGAATGTCGCCAGCATAAAAAATCATACGCACAGCGAGTTCCGCGTTCTCCCGATAGGCACTTTCCCACATAGAGATAATATCAGCTTCCTCACGCTCACGCATCGCGCCAATAACCGCAAAAAGGTCGATAAGATTATCGCCAGTAGTGGTTCGAGCGGGCGCACCATTCTCCGTAAGCTTCCAATTAGATTTATTTTTCATAGCTTCTGCAAAGTTCATAATACATTCTCCTTTCAATTTGAAAGGCAAGACCCGCATGAAACAAAACGTGTTTATAATATACAACAAATGTGTATTGCTGTTAGGGCCTTTCCTTTATTCTATATATATTATAACCTAATTACTAAAAATTTTCAAATTTTGAAATATAAAAAATGCGCCCAGGGAAAACTGGACGCATAAATCATTTATCAGTATAAAATGTTTTTTGAGTGGCTTCTTGGCGCGGGTCATTAGATACATCCTCTCGGTCTTGTTTATCAAGCACGCGAATGAAAGCGGTACTCAAAATTTCCGTACCAAAGAAAGCATAGACGCAAGTAGTGAGAGTAGGAGAAAGTTCAATTCCTACGCGATAGTTTAGATACATTGAAACAACCGTAAAAGCCACAATAAATCCAATGCAAAAACCTACGATACGTTTCAAAAAACGAGTTCCCTTTTTCATAGCTAACTTACTCCTTTTCTATAAGTGTTTTCCAGACATCGCTTCCACAAATACCATCAGCAGGCAGTCCCTTCAATTTCTAATAGGCGCGCAGTGCGATTTCAGTCTCATTACCAAAGTCTCCATCAGCTCCGTAGGAGGTAAGTTTTTGTCCTCGAAGGATAAGTAAAGCTTGAAGTGCACGGACTGGTTCGCCTTTACCGCCTTTGCGTAAAATAGGTAAACTTGAGTTAGAATTAGAAGTAGATTGCGCGGGCTAGCTTACTTGAGTGTCGCTCTTTATTTTGAGCACTTGACCTACCATTATATTTGCATTCGTCAATCCATTGAGGGTCATAAGTTTGGTGTAATATGTCCCCGAACCATAGACTTTTTCGGCTATACTCCACAGGCTGTCTCCAGCTTGCACAATGTATGTATCTCCATCAGTAGAGTTTGATGCTTCACTCTGCGTTTCGCGCGAGCCACCATCCTCAACAACATAGCGAAGCACGTAATTCCAAGGATAGTTGCGGTAGCTATTGATACAGATTTCTCGCCCTGTCTAGTCGCCAGTTTGCCCGCCAGTAATTCCGCCCTTTTCATTTCCAGTAGCTTCACAAATCTAGCCATTACCAATATACATTGCGGTATGATTTGCGACATTGAGCAATACGTCTCCGCGCGCGAGACCGCTACCAGTAAAAAGATTGACTTGCGACGTAATGTCACTAAATCCCTTATTCACCATATTAGCATACATATTGCCAGTGTAGGTGCAGGTGAGATTTACTCCGGCCTATTTCCACGCAGAGATAACCAACGAGCTACAATCATAATCAGGCGACCAGCGTGAACCTTGGTCATATCCGTGGGTATTATCATTCGCAATGTCTATAATCCAATTGACAGCTTTCTCAATAATACTCATATGTATTCGCCTCCGTATGAGCTTATTCTTCTATATATAAGTAGCATTTAGAATTTGACTTTTCTACAAATTTGATGTATTCGCGCGGGCGCGCATTATTATAATAAGGTATCTGCGCCGGCTTCCAGAATTTTCCATTTTCACAAGTATACTAATACATTCAACAAATTTATGCTACCCGCGCGAAAAAATTTGACTTTTAGCTCAAAAAGTAGTATAATGTATATAGAAAATAAGGAAAGGTGTAGCTATGGAATATACAACTAATGATTATACTATATTTGACACACTCGTCAATTATATGTATGTAGAAATGAATAAACGGTTTTGGGATAAAACCACTCCCATTATCTTTTCCCATATTGATACTAGTAAGACTGTTGACTTGTGCGCAACAGTTATAGCTCGCAATTACTGTGCCTTTGTTTCTCAACCTTTCTATATCGATATGGGTCTTTTCCAGTATTGGAAATTCTGCCGAAAGTACGGATGGAAAATCAAGCGGGCGTGCAGAAAAGAAAAAAAGCAAGGCCTCATTTACTATTTGGATAATCCTTATGATGGTGCTATTGGGCTTTTCAACCGTCCTCTTCGTGCGACTTCACAAGTTATTGGCTCCAATATAGATACTACCACCATCCAGAAACTCTTGGAGGCATACTATCTATGATTGAAATTTATACTGATGGCGCTTGTTCTAAAAATCCTGGCCCAGGCGGATGGGCTTTTGTTGTTGTCGAACAAGGTGTCGCAACATATAATACAGGTGGTAGTGAAAAGCATACCACAAATAACCGAATGGAACTTACAGCTATTCTTGAAGCTTGCAAGTATATTGACACTCAACCAGAAACCAGATGGACTATCTACGCAGACAGCGCCTACTGCATCAATTGTTATAGTGCAGGTTGGTGGCGCAAATGGGTAGAGAATGGATGGATGACTTCTCAAAAGAAACCTGTCCTCAATCAGGACTTATGGGAGAAACTTATTCCGTATTTCCGGCGTGCAGACATTAGTTTCTGTAAAGTGAAAGGCCACGCGAATAACCAATTCAACAATATCGTGGATGAACTTGCTGTAAGTTGGAGGATGGAAAATGAATGATATTCAATATATTATTGTGGGTGGGTTTCCTCGCTCCGGAAAATCTACTTTTGTCTCTTATTGCTAGGAAATTATTGGTGAGAACTACACGTTGGATATCTCTACAGTAGACCTTGTCAAAAGCCTAGCTATCATAGCAGGATGGGATGGCACAAAAACCCCAAAAAACCGAAAATTTTTGAGCGACCTAAAACAACTGCTTATTGAATGGGACGATGTGCCTTATAAAGACATTATCAAAACTGCACAAAAGAAGCGCACAGAACTCGATGCTTATGGTATTACTCATACGCTCTATGTTTTTGTTCAATGTAGAGAGCCAGAAGAAATTCAAAAGTTTGTTGACCGAGTAGGCGCGCGTACTGTATTTGTTTCACGCAAAGACCACGAAAAGCCGACAAATGAAAGTGATATCGCCACGCGCAGATATAACTATGACACTACAATATTCAATGATGGTGACTTAGACCAATTAGCTCTATGCGCACGGGCATACATCAAGTCCCTAAACTAACTAATATATAACTGCGGTTTCTACGCTAATGACGTGTATTGTCTCGATTGAAGACAAACTCAATCAATAGGAGGCTTCTATACTGTGTCATTGCTAGAAACAAATATTACCAAATTGTAGAAAGAGTTAGGTATTCCCGTTTACTTGCTCGGTTATGAATTATTCTTTGATGCCATTCAAATATATACAACAGACTATCACCTCCCTATTTGTAAAGGTGTTTATATTGAATTGGCGCAGAGATATAATCTTACACCTAAACAAGTTGAAGCCCGTATCAATGGTGTACTTAGATGGATATGGAATAATAAAAATCTATCTAAATATGGTATTAGTGGACTTGGTAAATGCCCAACTCCAAAACATTTCCTAATTACCTTCGCAGTCTATATAAACGAAAAGTCCGAGGAATAATCCTCGGACTTTTTTTATATCTAAAAACTCAACCGTAAAGACGATTTACTTCGGCTTGGACTTTATTATAATCATATCCAGCTTCAGTAAGTCTACGTCTGCGGACAGCTCCATTGCCCCATTTTCCTGCCCATACCTCGCGCGCGAGAGCAGTATAATCTACTTCTGGTTGCGCGGGCTCACTAGGCTTCGAGGACTCGCTTGGCTTAGTTGTCTCAGCTACCTTATCAGGAAGAGTACGGCCATTATACATCGCATTCACATAACGCTGAACTTCGCTAGCATTATATCCAGCTTCAGTCAAATGTCGGATGCGCGCACCTCCATTGCCCCACTTGCCCGCAAGCACTTCGCACGCAAGCTCATTGTAGGTCTTGCCAGAAGGAGTAGGCTCAGGAGAAGGTTCAGGAGTGGGTTCTGGCGCAGGAGTCGCACCAGCCTTAGTGAGAGCGAGCCATTCTTCTTTTGTTCCATAAAGAATATTCGCATCAAGGCGAGAGCGCCATCCATCAATATACATAGAAGAAGTATACTGGCGAATGAAAATATCAGTGCCCCATTTACCTGCGGTTTTAGAACCCCAAGGATTAGAGTTGTAGCCCCTTTGAGGGACATAGTCTTTATATTGCGCCATCCAAAGTTTGGTATATTTTGCTACTTCTGCCCAACCAGGTTGGCTAGTAAGACCGTGGCTCATATAGATGATGGGATGAATACCAGTAAGACGATATACCTCATCCAACCATTCCTTCGCCCAAGCAGGGCTAAGTTTTACCGCTTTAGCTTCCCAATCGAGAGCAAGAATAATCTTACCAAGGTAGGGCTTGACAATATTTACAAAGTGTTGAGCTTCAGCTTTAGCGCCTTTATTTGGGTAGCCGTCAAGAGCAAAGTGATACGCGCCGACGAGCTTGCCTAAGGAAAGAGCTTGCTCAACGTGCTTTTTGAATGTTGAGTTTATGAAACCAGAACCACCAGTGGCTTTGATGATGATAAAGTCGCACTGGACTTTAGAAATGTCCATATCCCATTGATGGCCTGCAATGTCGATACCGTATAACATAGGTTACCTCCTTATGATGGTAGATGGGTTGTATTGAAGATAATTCCTTCGTTCCAGGAAGTACCAGTAGATGAGAAGATTTGAGTTTCTTTCCATTCGTTATTTATATTGGCCCATAAAAGAGCTCCTGCTGGATTAGGAATCACAGTAATCGTAACTTGTGCATTACCATTACCATTATATCCCAAACCATCATTGCCACAAATAATTGACGTTGGCTTATATGTATTTGGAAAAGTATAGTATTGTGTTGTTATATTAGTGTAATCATCAGTAAAAGTGCCTTGCGCTTTAGTGCCATAATTCAGGCTCCCATTTTCATCTGTTATATATGGACGATTATTCAAATAATGGCCATAATTTGTTATACCATCATTACGTTTTCCATAGCACTTTATTCTTACACAGATACAGTTATTTGTCAAACGGATAGCAGAACATTCTGCCTTTACCTAAAAATAAGCATCATAATAACCAGTAGCATTATCCTAAAAATAATGGTAATTCCCTGATGCCTCAGCAACAAAAGTCTCTGTCCAATTTCCATATGTATTAGTCGGCGCAGTCGTGCTCCAAGTTCCCATTTATCTCACCTCAGAACCACTGAACCCACAAATCAAAACTAGATGCATCCTCTGTCTTGGGTGCGCGATTGCCTGTGCCAATACGTAGCAATCTACTCTTCATTCCCTCGCCATCTAGTTTGGCATAGGTTACACCCTTATCTGCTAATGCATCTGTTCCTACAGCGCCATCTGCCAGCTTATCACTCGCAACAGCGCCCTTACCAATCTTACCACTCGCCACACTCAAGTCGCGCAAATTGGGTGTATCAATATAAGCGCTGGCATAAGTATCTAATAATGTCGCCAATGTCTAAGCAGAAATTACTACTGGCTAGGAGCCATCAAAGGTCTGATAGCCATCAAAGGTCTGATCACCTATAGTAAGCTCATTATTTACCTTATTAGCCGACCCCGCATTTCCACTAATATTTATCTGGACAGCTTCTTCACTGCCACCGCCATATTTCCAAGGAATATATACATTACTTACATCGGCATTAAGTTTACTAGCTTTTACAGAGCCATCATCAAGCCATTCACCTTTAATGCTACTAACAACTATATCTTCATGCCCATCAAACTTTGCACCAGCAATATCGATAGAGTGATTTACTTTATCTGCCGAGCCAGCATTACCAGAAATATTCACCATATTCACTGTTTTCTCTGTATCACCAGCATTGGAACCATAATTCCATGGCACATAACTATCGGCAACAATCCTCTCAATCACTGTCTTATCTACCGCAGGAACAATATTCCATTTCTCACCATCAGAAACTAAATAATCATTGAGAGAAACGTTCAGCCCATCACTTGATTTTACACTTTCTCGCGCAAGGAACTACATATTTATGCATTGCGCCCAGCCTCGTGGAATAATTCCATCAATGGTGTCGCTAGCGGTAGCCTAATTCAATAGAATAAGTTTGGTTTCAGTACTTCCTTCACCAAAAATAGCAGTACGCGCAGAGGGCGTTATTTCAGCTAATGCATACACTTTTTTAGTTTTCTCAGAAGTATAGGGAGTAACGTAACCTCCAAAGATGATACCTGGAGAAAGTTTGGAACCATCTACCCACGTATAACCCATTGTCCCGCTTGCAGAGTTCTTTTGAAGTACTTGACCGTCACTACCACCTAAAAGTGTACCAATAAGTTGATGGTAGATAGTTTTATCCTCTATCGTTATACCACTAAGTATTGCCTTATCAATCGTATCATTCGAAGGAAGAATACGCAATGGCTCAAAATCACTCTCATTTTGGCTTACCGTGGAAAGTTGCTTTATTGTTTCTCCAAGAGCAAACAAAATCGTAATACTCAACACGCCAGGCTTAGCCAAAATATAAGAAGGAATTACCGCTTGTAAATACACCATTCCTCTATCGTTTACTAGTGTTAGAGGCATAGCAGTAGTATTCTTGCCATCTTCCAAGTGGGTATTCTAAAAAATAACCCATCTGTTATTTTGTGCTTGAAGAATGTCTCTCCATTCATCAGGCAAATTATTTGTAATCAGACGGAAAGCATAGTAATTGACACTACTTTGAATCAGAGGGAAAAATTGTGTTTTTCCCTCCGAATCTGTATAGTAATCAAGGTTACATACGAGCTTACCGCCTGCATCAATTGTTGCAGTAATATATTTCATAAATAACCTCCGTTATTTACTTCGCGCGAAGCAAAAAATTAGGTGTATTGGATGTATATGTCACCATTTCGACCCATATCATTACTTGGGTCGCTAGTACCTGTATAGATATAGCTTTGGTCATAATTACCGCTCAATACTAAGGCAGTGGTACCAATACGTTTTATATGCATATATTTATGATGGGGGATAGTTATAACATTATCTGCTTTACTAACTGCATCCCCACCCTTATTCATTTCAATCACAGGCACATTAGGGAATGCTATGGTTGTCTAATCATTAGCAAAAATAATCGTCTCCCAAAATGTATCAGGATTATTATTGAAAAAATCAGAAGTAAAGGTATATGCCTAATTTGCGCCCCAAGACCAGTTGAAGATATGGCCCCAATCATGGGTAATAAGTGAGCCCCCATCTTCTACTCTGCGCGGGGCCTCATCCCAATACTTCGCGTTTGCGGATAGCTTGGCGACGGTAATTACACCATCATTATACTACCCTTTTTCTAAAAATTCTCTTGTAATTACGTCTTTATCTTCGGTAATTTTACCAAAATATCTCATTGAGTATACCTCCTTTGTGATGTATACTCATCACATTTTCCATAGTCCATTATCTTTACTCTGCGCGATGCCCTTTGTCCATACATTATTGATTTTTGTATAAATATATGCGCCTTTTTTCCACTAATTTTCAACTTTCACCCAGGCGACCGCGCCACCAGTTGGAACATCTATGGTAAGTATATGCACATCAGACCATTGGCCATTATAGCCTGTAATCGCATGAACATATGATTTTATGTAAAAGGAATATGTCTTTGCACTTGGGTCATCATATGTATAAGTTCCAGTCCAAGTAGCATCTGAATAAGATGTATCCTATTTTGCAATAACAGCAGTATATGCAGAGCTTGCTGGCGCGGACCCATCAGGGGAGGGTGCTATATGGGCTTGTGAGTAATGCCCCCAACCGCTAGCAGTAATTGTCACTGTAATTATGGCTTTTGAACCATCACGCTCGTAAGATGCACTAGCTTTTACGCTAATACCCGCAGTATATCTTACTCCATTTTTATAGTCTGTTTGTCTGTCTGAAAAACTAACTGGATTTGACATAGATTATATCTCTCTTATATATGTAAACAAAATCAATATATCGACTGCCACGCGCCGTTTATTTTGACATATAATGCGCCAATAAATTTCCAGATAGCATATAAAGTAAAATCTGCTGATTGGGTAATAGTGGTACTTGAACTTACGATATTTGCGCTTGTAGTATCAGTGCTCCAACCGAGGAACTTATGTCCTCTGCGGTATGAAACGGGAAGCTCTCCATAGGTGTTACCCTAATCGCGCGTAATTGCGGTGCAAGAAGTTCCGCTTTGGGCGTCAAAGGAAATATTGAGTGCTACGACAAGAAGGGCGGGCGCAGTAAAAGTCATAGTTTGCGTCGTTATTGCGCTCCCTGTTCCACCCGCACCATTGACATTTACCTTGATGGTAGTGCCCGGTGAGGCTTCTCCAATATAATAATATGTAGACGCTCCCTTGGTCATACTAAAAGAAGTATCCCATCCGCCTACGTTATCTCCAACATCACAACTTAACTTCCAATCATTTGGGGCATAATAATTTCCGGAGGGGCCATTAGAGCTTGTCGCAACTAATTTTATAACAAATTGATTTCCATCTAGACGCGCGATAGTAGCACTACCACTTATTGCCCAGTGGTTAGAACTACCAGAAAATTCTTTATTTTGCTCATAGGCGCTATCGGTTGGAAGAGTCGGTGCTACGTCTGTCCAAATAGCTTTAGGTTCTTGGCCGGTAGGGACAGTCTAAACCACCTTTTGTTGCGCGATTGAACTTCCACCAGAATTGAAGGAAGTGGTAATTGATGTGCCCGCGGGAGCTTCACCAATATAGTAGAGAGTCCGTGTTCCTTTGGATATGGAAAAATCGGTAGTTGTATTATCTTGGCAAGTCAAATTCCATCTACTTGGAGGATAGTAAGTTCCATATGAGCCATTTCCGTTCCACATCACCATTCGCACGGCAAATTGGTTGGAGCCCATCGAGGCAATATAAATAGTGCCACTTATTGTCCAATGGTTTGAACTACCAGCTATTGTTTTGCCTTGTAGCCACTATGCGCCAGAAGGGAGTGTGGGTTCAGTTGTTGTCCAAGTTCCCATTCAACTCACCCCCATAAAATAGGGTACCAAACACCATTTATCTTCAAATATAGGTTCTAAACTGGATTAGCAGTTGTTTCACCACTGCCTCCTCCACCACTACTTCCGCCACTACCGGGCTTGGTACTAACCGTAACTGTTACGCCACAAGTGCCATTACCATATACACCACTATTATCTCTAATACCAGCTTCAACAGCAGATGTTACAGTAAAACTTGCATCATAGGTATAGTAATAAGTTCCGCGCGAGTGCCCGTGCGCAGCTTCACTACTATCACCCATATTAGTGGTATTGGCATCAGCATAAACTTTCACACCACTCTCATCAGTAACATAAGCATTAGTGCTCAAACTATTTCCAGGGCTAGCATTACCAGTCGCGCAACTGTAATTTTCAACTTTTACACATAATTGTCCAGTTTCTAGCCAAGCAGAACAGGCGCGCGCAATGCAGTTATAATAAAGATAAACATAATTCCCGCTTATCTTCAAGCGGTATCCACCTTGCGCATTGTTCTCTTTTATTTCTGTCCATTCAGTAGCTAAATTAGTAGGTGCTGTTGTAGACCAAGTTCCCATTCATCTCACCTCAAATAGCGTATTTGATATATATATCGCCATTATTGCCAATTGTGTTAGATGGGGTTTCAGTCCCTACATAAATCCCACGCACCTGGTTAGATACTAAACCGATAGCAGAATAATTTACATCCGCGCCAAGCCTATTTGCGGTTACTGCTTTCTCGGCGATATCGTTAGTTCCAATAGAAGAAACTTTGCTTACCGCGCCATTATCGGTTCTTAGAAGTCCTGCGCCAGTTCCAGCCTAGTTTAGAATTGCGCCAGCTAGTAAACTGCCGAGAGAACAAGAATAATTCTCCGCACCCTCTGCTGTATAATATGGAACTTTACAAGTTTCTGGCACACCTGTAATAAAATCATTATCTTCTGTCAACAAGTCAGTACGGTCTTGTTTTGTGGACATATCTACGCCACTAACTTTTCCATCCACGTACTCTTTCGTGGCTAGATCTTTCGGGTCACTAACTTTTCCTAAATATTTCATTGAGTACACCTCCATAGAAGCAGGGCGCGCATCTTACGCGCCCCATACTCTTTATATATATCTGCGCGCATAGCGCAGTTAGTCTTCACCAATGACTATAATTATATACTTTCCAGCTTCAATTGTAGTCACAGTTTCATCATACATACTAACCACAATATTATAACTGCTATCAATCGTTACACTCGTAAAAACCATCTAGCCTTCACTATCATATAATGATATACCCAAAACCTTAGATGTAAATCTATGGTCTGCCGCGGGAACTGTCCACGTAAAAGCGCCCGCGCTTGCAGTTAGTGCTGGATTAGTTGTACTGTAAATTCGACAAAATTTTCTTGTCCCTACAATAACTTCACCATTCGCACCATGAGCAGTAATCCCATAAGCCAAATTATCTGAAGTTACTGTATCGCTAGTTAGATCCAACGCAGTCTCTCCATCAATTTCGACTTTATTTACTGCCATAATTAGCCTCCGATGGTGAGAGTTTGACCTCCAAACTCATTATCTGTATAGGTCACAGGAATGGCTTGCACAGTAACACTAGCAAGATAGTTATATTCAGGACTGTCAGGAGTAATTTCTTGCGCGGCAAAGGTAGGGGTGATAGTCTTGGTTTGCGCCTTCGCGCCTTCTGTACCACTCATAGTGCCAGTTACACCAAGAATAGTAATACCATCACGAATGTTGCCAGGGATGATTTTTGCACTTTCCGCAGTATCTACACTTACTGTGCCAGACCCATCATGATAGCCAAGAGGAATTTTTACCGTCGTAGTCAGGTCATTGATTACGAGATTTTTCGCTCCATTATTCGGCATAGTACCAGTAATTTTCGCGCCAGCCTTGTATGCGGTCTTCCCATTGAGAATTTCCGCGGCGACGGCAGTAGCATCAGAAGTATCTGCATCGAAAGTAGAAGTACCGACGATGGGCGCGCCAGACTTATCGTGCGCTTTGATACCTTTAGCAAGTTTATCAGCAGTAATGTCATCTTGAGTAAGATCGAACTTTACCTCGCCATCGAGGATAAATTTATTTACATACTTATCAGGCATAATTATTGTCCTCCTAAAATCAAGGTTATACCGCCAGCTTCATTGCTTACAGAGGTTTGCGCAATCTTCTTGACGGTAAGATTTTCTTTCATTAGCTTACTTTTTGTAGGGAGTACGATGTCAGCCTCCCAAGAAGGAGTGATTACATAGCCATCAATATCATCATAAATATCTGATTGAGCCGTTATTGCGGCGTTCATTTGTGCTTTGAGTGATACTTCCGGCTAAATCGTGCCCACAAGAGCCATTTGTACCGAGAGGCCCGCCATAGTTAGGTTACCTCTTTAGCGATTTCAAATACGGTAGGGACAATGATTGTGTAGATGTCCCCGTTAGCTAGTGTAAGCTGAACGTCATAAACATAGCGTCCAAAAGAAAGAGGTTTTGTATCTTCGGGGAGGAGATGGATTATCTCTCCACCAGAGACAGATTTATGAATTAGAGGGTCAGTATCACTGACTGACTTTTTGATTGTGAACTCAAGTCTGTCTTCGGGTAGGAAGACATAAGGTTCTCCCGTGGCGAGGTTAGTTGCTTGAGTAATGCGGAAGCGCGCGGTGTCACCACGGGTCAAATGGATTGTGTTGTCTTTGTCGATTGTAAGCATTGTATCGCCTCCGTGAAACACAATTCGAGTTTCCTTCTATCTATAAAAAGTTATACCATCCACTCCGCGCGGACAGCATAAATTTATATCATCTATGTAAAATAGGCTCTCGCCTTACATTATTTATTATACCATACTTTGCCTAAAAAATCAAATTTTCAAAACTCAAAAAGCCCAATAGGGTATTTCCCTATTGGGCTCACTAAACAACTTAGCCGAATAGGACGGCTTTATATGTATTCGCTACGACAGAAGCCGAAGCGTTCATAGAAATCTTCACACTCTTATCCGCGCCCACTATGATATCAGCAAACACTTGCTCGCCAGTAGCAACCTCAAAGAGTTGAACCATAATGTCTTCCGCAACAATACCATGCGCAGACGCGCCAATCGTCCAAGTAGCCTTACCACCAGAAGGAGTAAGAGCAGGGTTCTTCTGAACGAACTTGATGAAGCTCTTGGGCATCGCGCTCCAAGTCGGGGCTCCATCTCCACTAGCAATAAGAACCTGGCCAGCAGAACCAGCAGTAGTTGGCGCATAGAACTCAGGATTGGCATTAGCCACACCATTGAGCTTGATGGAGTTCTTTGTCGCCTGAGCTTCAATACCTTCGAGCTTGGTGCCCTCGGCAGAAGTCATCAGACGCTTATTAGCTTCCTGAGCAACATAAGTTGTGCCAGCTTCGGTCTTGGTAAGAATATCATCATAGCCCGGCGCATCGCCCGCCTGAAGAGCACTATCAGCTTTTCCAAGAGAAGCCTACACGCCATTATCAAGCTTAGCAAGAGTAATCTTACCATCAGTAATAGTCGCAGTAACCTTATGGTCAGCAGACACATCGACGACAATCATATCGCCGGTCTTAGAACCACTGGTTACATACTCAATCAGACTATCAACAGGAATATAAATCTTATCGCTTGTTGCATTCGCAAGAACAAGAACAAGATAGGTTCCCGCAGGCTTACCAGTAGGATTGGTCTCAACAGTACCAGAAGACACCACCATATCCTTCGGGATATTGATAGCGTCGCCAAAGTTCGCGCCATTCTTAGTGAGATGATACACCGCGGCGTAATCGCCAGCAGTCTCATCCTTCACTAAACCATAAGTGTCAGCCGTAGGAATAGTGACCTTCAAGCCAGTAGCAGATACGCTAAGCGCATTACCAGCAACGGGGTCAACCTTTACACCAATCGTAGGCGCAGTGGCAGTGCCAGCAACCACGATACCAAGGTCAGCAGTAGCCTTTACGGAAGCAACCTTAGCATCAGCAGTCTCTTGAGCAGTTTGTGCGGCGGCCGCAGCGTCATCACCAGCTTTCTTCGCGGCGGAGATGGCAGCGTCCTTTGCATCAGCATAACCCTGAGCCTGAGTCTTAGTCGCATAGTCCTTGGCTTCAACCTCGGCCATTGTAGTCTTGCCAGAAGCAAGCACATAAGCATCCTTTACAGTGTGGGTATAACCCGCTTCGCCGAGGATAGCTTCAGTCGCGGCACTAACTTGAGAGGTCGTCTCAGTCTTAGCATCAGCAATAGCTTCACCCTTTGCAGTAGCAATAGCCGTGGAAACCTTCGCAACATCAACCTTGCCCTCAAGAGCTTCAACACGCGCGGTAACACCACTATCACCAGTGACAAGCCCATCAGCATAAGCCTTGGCATCAGTAAGAGCCTAACCAGAAACCTCATCAGCATACTTCTTCGCACCCTTTACAGTGTCTTTAGCAGAAGTATCAGCGGCAACGCCAACAACAGCAGCCTTCGCATTCTCAACTGTGCTAACAGTAGCAGCAGCATTATCAGCACCATAAGTGCCGTCAAATGTGAGGTTAGCCTGCTTGCTATCAAGAGTATCTTGAAGGTTGGTAATCTTAGAGATGGGAAGTGCAGGAATATCGCTTTCACCAAGCTTCGCGCGCACCACACCAATTTGACCATCAGTCTGCTTGACTTCGGTGACGAACTCGCCAGCAACGGCTTTGTCATCAAGGTCAAGAGCTTCAATCTTGGCTTTCGCATCAGCAATAGCATCGGATTTTGCGGAGGTCGCAGCAGCAATAGCACCATAGATTGTTTTCTTGGTAGCATCATCTGTTTCGCTACCAAGCAATGCAGTCTTTACTTTACCAGCTTCAGCTTCAGCCTTAGTCTGCGCGGTAGCATTGAGGTTCTCGACAGTTTCAAACGCGCCAGATGCAAGACCCTTGACAGGCACATCAGTGCCATCAACACTAATATTACCATTAGCAGAGCCAGTTGCTACACTCTGTACAGAACTATCGGCCTTGCCAAGAGAGGTCTGTACATCGGAATCAAGCATAGTCTTAGTAAGAGAACCAGCCTTTACAGAAGCAGATATCTTGTGGGTATTACTATCAACGTTGATTTGGATGGCATCATTCTCTCCCGAACCACCAGTGACATACTCAATAAGAGAGCCAACAGGAATGTAAATCGGGTTTCCACCAGAGAGAACAAGTTCAATATATGTGCCAGGCTCAGTCACGCCCGCAGGAAGTGCGCCAGCTTTGAGTTCAACAACAGAACCACTTACAACAACAAGGTCTTTGGGGATATCAATTGTTGCGCCAACCTGGGTTCCATCTTTCTTGAGCGCATAAGAGGCAACCGCGCCCTCGGACGCAGAGCCAAGCTTCTCAACAGTGTATTTAGGATGGACGACCTTAGGGACTTCGACACGAAGGCCCTTACCCTCAACAATAGAGAGAGCATTACCTTCAGTGGGGTCAAGCTTTACAGCAACAGAAGGAGCAGTAGCTTCGCCACTAATTTCAATTCCAGCACCCGCACCAACAGAGCTAACCTTACTATTAGCAAGTGTTTGAATGGCACTAATTTGCGCGAATAATCCAGAAGCTTCAGTCTCGCCTTGCGCGGGCGCGCCAACCTTCTCAATAAGACCCGCAACTTGGGTTTGAAGTGTCGCAACATCGCTAGCTAAATCGCCAGAAGCAGTAGTAGAGGCTAACTTGATAAGAGTTCCAGCCTCATTGGAAATCATATAAGCTTCGCACTTACCATCCGCAACGAGAGTAAGCACTTGGCCAACATACGCAGTCGCACCGGACTTCGCATAATTTTCAAGTTCAGTTTTATCATACCAAACGGCAGTAGTATCAACAGGGGCAGGGTTGCCACGCTTGATACTCAGAGGAAAGCCCATATATGCGGCATCATTCATAATAACAGCCATATTCTTTTTCCCTCCTTATCAACCGATTGTGACCGAATAGGTCTCGCCAGCATCAATAGACGCAGGCTGATATACATATACATCATAGGCAGCCGCGGCATAAGCATTCGCGCCTTCAACTTGAGACTGTGTTCCCTGCTTCACAAAGAGGGCAGTAACATCAGCATTGAGGGCACTAGGCATAAGCACTTTCGTAATCTTACGTCCCGCGGGAACAGCAACAACGACCTTTTTCGCACCAGCGCCAGCACCAAAGGTAGCAAGTACGCCAGTTCCACTAGCCTTATTATGGGCAAGCGCGCGAATGTTCGCAGAATTGAGCGCCATACCAGCATCAGTCATCGGGCCCCAGAACATATAGCGGACGCCAACGTAGCTACTAGACTCCTTAGACTTACTGCCAGCACTAATCTTTCCAGCAGGATATGCGTTGCCGAGATTAGTTACAGGAATCGCACCTTCGCCGTATTCAGCCGTAGCAACAATCTTCTTCGCAGAAGCTTCGGCCACGACATTCTCGAAAGTTCCATTAGCAGTCGTTTTGGTCACACCATCACAAACAACCTCCCAAGACTGAGCAGTAATGCCCGTCGGAGGGCCATAAGTGTAACCGCCAGCACTAAGAGCAACAGCATAGGAGAGATTCTTCTTAGTACCAATCTCATATGTGCCGAGGCCACCAGTTGAAGAGAAGCTCACCGCAGGCTCGGTCTTGGAAGGATTAGCTTCTTTCGCAAGAATAGAAGCGAGAACTTCTTTCACGCTCTTACCCTTCGCAGAGAGAGTACCAGAACCATTCGGTTTGGCAAGAGTGCCAATAGCAACGGTGTATGTAAGGTCTTCACCAAAATACACATTACTTGCATCGTAGTTGCCATCCATAGCTTTCCAAGCACCATCATAAATATAAGCAGTATAAGACTTCTTATCTTTATCAATAACAGTCTCTACAACGCCCATATCACCTTGCTGAGCATTGCTTGGAAGCTCGTCAACAGAACCAACTTGAGTAAACTGCGCCTATGCGCCAAGAGGCTTTACCTTTCCGTCTTTGTAACATCTGAACTCTTTCGCGGCGGTATTATACCACACCATACCCTCTTTGAGAGTAGTGGGGTCTTCCGCCACCGGATTGAGCACGGCATTTTGAAGTTCATTGAAATTGAGGTCAAGGTTAGTTACAAACTTTGCCATTCAATTATACCTCCTTATTCAATTACAAAATGCATACCCCGTAAGTTCCGAGGTAGCACTCACTTGTATTTCGTTTTCACTTACATAAGTTATATCAGGATAAATTACATTCTTATTATCATCAACTACGATAATAGAGCAATACTTTCCTAAATTATGTAAGACACTCCATACTTTTTGTGGGACTTCGCTGTGATATACAAAATTAGCGTCTTTTGCTAATGAAACTAACTTTGTATCAACGTAGTTTTTTGTGACGGCTTCATTGGGCAGTGTTGGGTCGCCAGAAAGAATGAGAGGACCAGTCATAGTCCCCCCATCAGTTGAGAGCCCACCATTCTCGCCATTTTTGATTTGGAAAGTAGTATATGTGCCGTCATCATAAGTCACGGTATACGTATCGACAAGACCCTACGTATCAGTCTTTTCAATAGTTAGTATTCCACGCCCAGATGCACCTTGCGCGCCAGGCACGCCTTGTTCACCTTGGGGACCGGCAGGTATAATGGTTTCGGTTGTATGGGATGTTCCATTACTATCCTTCCATTCAAAAATTACTTTTAGCCCAGCATCAGTTACTTCTGTAGCTTTTACTGTGCACGGGGCGCCTTTGAGCGCGCCCATACCTACCAGACACTCATTTACATATTTCTTTACAATTGCATAGGTGAGAATATCCAAACTGCCTCACCTCACATCGGATACCATTGTCCGTCGTTACCCATAATAAAGGTTTCGCCGGTTGTAATGATATATACCTTGTCACCGAAGGAGGTGTTCTCTTGCTTAGCGAGCGTATCTTTATCTGCGTTTGTCATTGCGTAATACACCGCATCAGAGATATTTGCCCGCTTGAAAGATTCTGTAAGCACATAACCCTTCATAGTAGCCCTCCTCATTTGCCTTTAGGGATGAGACCTCCTAAAAGCGATTGTATTAGTCGGATTCGATTTCGTGCAGCGATAGCCGCGATAAATTTGAGGTTCATATCTATCCCCTCTTTTATAAGTAGGGATTTTATTGTAGACCCTATAACTTTTTGGTGAGTTGGAAATTTGAAAATTTTGACAAGTTGGAGTATAATATATATAGAAAATAAGGAGGATTATACTTATGAGTATGATTATTGATGGCGTAGATTTCCAAAGCTTGCCTGCTGAAAAATTTTGGTCATTTCCTTCGGGCTACAAAAAGAATAAGCAGGATGAAATTTATGCTATGATTATGTCAAATGCATATATTGGCTCGCGCAAAATGGATGGCGCCTATTATCGTTTTATAAAGGATATGGACGGTAATATGGTCCTCCAAGGACGTAGTGAAAGTGTGAATGGTGGATTTTTGGATAAGATCGACTGGGTTCCTCATCTTCACTCTTTCTTTGATGTACTTCCGCGTGGGACGTGCCTTTTAGGAGAAATTTATTTTCCGAATAATGAAGGTTCACGCCACGTGACCACTATAATGGGATGTTTGCCCGAAAAGGCGCGCGAACGTCAAGAAAAAGGAGAAAAGCTTCATTATTATGTATTTGATGTATGGGCGTGGGCTGGTGCTTCTCTACTTAGTGTGACCGCAGAAACACGTTTTTCTCAGCTTGGTTATATATCTGAATGTGTTGCGCGCGCAGACAATAAATTTATTGAAATAGCTAAATACTACTATGGCCAGGCTCTTTGGGATGAACTTATGCGTGTGCGTATGCTTGATGGAGAAGGTATTGTAATTACTAAATCCAACTCTCATGCAGAGCCAGGTAAGCGTACCGCACGCAAGACTTTGAAAATAAAGAAAGAACTTGACAATCCCATTGACTGTTTTCTTACTGGCCGTTGGAAGCCTGCTACAAAGGTATATAAGGGAGATTATCCTTATGAGTGGCAGTATTGGTGGAACTTCAAAACTAACGAAAAAATGCTTGGACGCTATTACAATGACTATGAGCACGGCGCAACTATTGAGCCTGTAACTAAAGCTTGGTTTTATGGATGGGCGAGCGCAGTTGAGATTGCTGTTATGGATGGGGACAAAGTCTATCCCGTCGGTTGGATTAGCGGTATTCCTGATGAGGTAAAAAAGGGAATTAGTGAAAGCCCTGAAACATATAGATACCACATTGTAAAAATCGCGGCGATGGAGATTATGAAAGATACCCTCGCATTGCGTCATGGAAAAATTATTGAATGGAGACCCGATGGTGACAAGTCTTATAAAGAATGCACCATTGACCAGTTGATGTGAGTAAGGGCGAAGATTACATTGCTTCTCTTCTTTCGCGGGCAGGCTACAAGTTTGCCCGCGAAGTCTCTATTGAGGGAGTGCGCCGTAAACAAGCTTTACGTTATGATTTCGGGATATACTCTAATGGAGAGCTCCAATCATTAGTTGAAGTGCAAGGTCAACAACACTATGTCCAAGTAAAGATGTTCCAACCGACACATACAGACTTCACTCGTTATCAAGAGCACGACCGCATAAAGATTTCTGCCTGTCTCGCGCGCGGGCTATCTTTATATATTATACCATATTGTGATTTAGAAAGTATACAGTCCGCGCAAGATATATTTCAAGATAAATATCTTGCAAAGTCAAAATGGCATAATGACCAAAATAATCCCTATAAGCGCAACTAAAATGTAGAAACCGTAGCATAAAAACTCTACTTTTATTTGGCGAGGTGAGAAAAAATGCCAAGTGACATAATTTCTGCAATCTCAAATTGGATAATTACTATTGGTGCTATCGCGGGAGCACTTACAGCAATATATAAAATTTTTTCTCCTATGACTAATTGGGGTAAGAAGCGTAAAGAGAAAAAACGTAAATTGCGTAATGAAGAAATAAGAGAGATGGCTCGCGCAATAGCAAATGAGAAAAGAGACGAAGCTTAGCGCACGGTTAAAAAAATTATTGATGCTAATAATACAAAAATTGAAACATCTTTCAATGCTATAAATACGCACTTGAATAATGTAGATAAACAATTAGCTGATGTAATGCTTATCAATGCGGAACAAACTAAAACAATAGAACATATGAATAAGAAAATTGATACTAACGAAATTGACAGATTGCGATGGGAGATCATTTCTTTTGCCAATTCTTTACGATATGATGATGGTTAGTCTGCTACTTTGGAGGGATACAACCACGTTTTTGATGCTTATGGGAAGTATGAAAATCTTCTTGAATAGCTTGGACGTAAAAATGGGAAAATAGATAATGAATATGCCTACATCAAAATTATGTTTAATGAGTTCAGTAAAAATTACTCAAAATGAAATTTGACTTTTTAGAAATCATATGGTATAATGAAATTGTAAAGCGGAAGGAGCTTTATAAAGGAGTTATATCATATGATTTTTTTATATTTAGGAATAGGCTTTGTTATTATTGAAATAATTACTATAATATTATTATGTAATAGGAATAAAAAATTAGAGGCCTTACGATGGAAACAAGTCTGTGAACTTAGGGAAGAACTAAATTAGAAAAAAGAAATAGATGAAACTGAATTTATAAAAGAATTAGAGCAAAAGAAGCAAAAATATACCAATAAATATATAGAATTTCAAGAGCAATAGAATAAACAATATACTCAATTTTGTAATGACCTTCAAGAAAAGAAAAAATTACAACAAGATAAAGTAGATGCAGAACTTCAAGGACTAGTAGATAGTGAACGTGAGCGTTTATTAGGCCAAGTAAATATAGAAATTGAAAAACAACGGCGCGCTTTCAATGATGATTTGTATAAATATATAGCTAAATGCAATTTGTAGAAAGACGAAATAAATGAAGAAATGGAGTAGCTAAAGACACAATTGCTTCAATTGAAGTCAACACGAGAATTGACTATTGAGAGTTATAAAAAAGAACAAGAAATACTTGAATAGCAAGATTACTATAGAATAAAACTTTCAGAAGCAGACAAAGAAGATATAAAAGTATTGCGAAGTATTGAACCGCGCCTTACAAATAGAGAAGCTCTAAATAAACTTATATATGATGTATTTATAAAACAGCCTATGAATGATATGTTATTTAGAGTGCTCGGAGATAAGGAAAAGTGCGGTATATATAAAATTACTCACATACCTTCATAGAAAGTATATATAGGCCAATCAGTAAATATAAGACGTAGATGGACATCTCATATCAAGAGTGCATATGATATAGGAGATATAGCTCATCAAAAAGTTCACGATGCAATGGCTGATGAGGGAATAGATAACTTTACGTTTGAAGTAATTGAAGAAGTAAGTAAAGATAGATTGAATGAACGTGAGAAATATTGGATAAACTATTATAAAAGTTAGGATTGGGGTTGGAACCAAAAGTCCTAATTTGAGATTTGAATTATTATAGGATATATTTAGAATGTAAGTCTGGGACGGCGCGCCCCCGCCTAAAGGGGCGGAGGCGGGCGCGCCTACTTATTGGTAAGTGAAGTAGGAATAAAATATCGTATGTGGGAGAAAGTGAAATTTGACTTTCTCTCATTTTTATTGTATAATATAAATATATAAAATGAAAGGAGAATGTGTATGCGTAATCCTGATAGAATTGATGATGTTCTTGAGAGAATGAAAACGTGTTGGAAAAAGTGGCCCGATTGGCGCTTTATGCAGTTGATATGTAATTTCCAACGCGCTATTGGATAGGACGGATTTTATATTGAGGATGACAAGTTTATTGAAGCTCTTGAAACATACTGTGAAGTAAATGAAGAGTAAGAATTGTCCTAATTGCGGGGCTGTGTATGAGCCAGAAAAAAATAAATACCCTTATTGTGGAACGTCTTATTATGATATGTCGGCACTAAACTTTGAAA